TCATAAACTTTGATTTTTCAGTGCATTAAGCACATAATCAGGAGCTTCTGTAATAGGCTTAAGTCCTTTCAGAAACAGATAGTTCTTTACTTGCAAACTAAAGAAGTCAAAACTTATTTTTGTTAATCTATCTTGTAATCTTCTTAAATCTTTCAGATTCTTCCTTTCATATTGATAAACTTCTATGGCAAACATCCTTTTTCCTTTCAAGAATGAAGGAGTTCTACTTATAGCCATGAATCTAATGGATGATATAACGTCAAGATGTGGAAACTTTGATTCAAAATGTTTCCGTGCATAATTCCTGATAAGTTTCACATCATCTACATCGATAGGGCCGAATGCATACTTACAACCAACATGGATACCATGAGGAGAGAGTTCAATGAAGAAGTCTCTTTTATGATTTCCATTAGTTAGTAAAACAGACTCAAGAAATGATAAGGGTTCATATTTTGAATTGCATTTATCAAAATCAAAGATAGGTTGATAATAGATACCTGTGCTATGGAAGTAGAATGGAACAACATGAATTTCTGCTTTACCACGAAGAAAGTTTATAGCTTTTTCCATAATAGATTGCTTAAAATGTGAGTAACTACGTTTGACAAATGTCATAGTAGCTGTATATTTATACCAGATAGTTAACTCATCAATGTTTGGAAGAGAGTTTGCCATCTAACTATCTCCTATTCAACCATGGTTCCTGTAAGTATCATCAAACATTCAAACTTACAAAATTCACCAACACCCAAATTGAAAAGTTGTTTGTATAGAGCATTGATTGTATTATCATCTTCTATTAGATATGGAAGAAGTATTTCAAAGTCATCTGGGTCAATTCCGAATAGTTCTAAAACTTCAGGTTCATTAGACAGTTTCTTCATATACGTTTCAAAATAATCCTTGAACTTATCATCCTTTACAACATCTATCAGATTTTCTACAGGTACATATCTGAATAGAGATAATAGAGCATTCAAAGACTTCTGATTATTGAGAGTTATAGAAGCAAAAGGTTGTAGATATAAGTTTCTATACTTATTATGCTGTATTACATAGAGCATAAGGATAGCTAAAGCCAATCTTGGTATATCATATGTAGTAAAGAAATACTTGTATATGCTGAAGAATAGTTGGTATGGTCTTTCAATAACGTATATCTTATCAATAGAAAGATCTTCAAAAAATCTTTCCAAAGCTATGCCTACTAATTGCAAAGCTTTTTCTGTGGGTAAATCATCTTCATCTGTCAATATTTTGTATACTAAATCAAATACTTCTTGAGTTGAAATATTAGGATTTCTTAGATATCTTTCAACATCAGACATGGAACCAAAATCTTCAACAACATCTTCATCAACAGAGTCGTCTCCAGGATACCATTCATATTCTGGATAGTTTACATTGTTAGCTATGTCAACCTTAACATCTGGATTATAGAAATACATAGCTGGTTGAGCAGGCTTAGTTGTACTTACTTGAGGAATGGATGCTGATGTATTAGTTTCATCAAATCTTTCCTTAGCCACTTGTTTCAACCATTCAAGATAGTATTCCATTATCGTCCTCCTTGAAAAGAATTGTTTGAAATAGGATGGATCCCATTAGGGACCCATCCTTATTGTTGTTTTGGTTGTGGAAGTTTAGGTTGTTGATTCCTCATATTCTTTGCTACTTTGCTTAAACATTCAATAGTTTTTGGATCAACCAATACTTTACCAAATATCCTAACAGCAATTGAAGCAAGTAATGATGCAAGAACCATATCATGTTTCAAGAGTAACACCTGGAAGATTCTTGCAAAAACTTTACCTAATACATTAGATACTACAAGTTTAGCAAGCAGTCCTTTGCCTTCTGATTCTTTAATTCTTTTAAGAACCTTTTTAACTTCTTCATACTTTGTTTTTGCAATCTTAACAGGACCGATTACAGTATTCCATATACTAGCAATGAGACCTGAATTTTCGTTTTCTTCCGTACTCGATGATGTATTTCTTGCTTGTCCAAATATTGCTTTATAAGCTTTGTTAAGTTCTATATCATTGATATCTGGAATCTTAAATTCTTTCATGTGTTTTGCAATATCATTGAGTAGTTTCTTATCGATATTAGGAAGAGTTTCAAGCTTCTTAATTACAGCATCATCAAGTAGTCCATGATAGAAGATGATTGAAAAATCAATAGCAGATGAGGCAATTACATACTCTTTTGCATAATTGAGTTTACTAGCTTTATATAAGCTTGATTGTCCAAATAAAGCTCCAAAAGATTCAAGAACTATTTCTGCTATTAATTCAGGTTCTAAAGTTTTGAACCTCATTTTTACACAATCAATAACAGACTTTGGTTCACCTTCAATTTCAGCATCTTTTTTAAGTTTCTTTATCAGTTCAACTAATCTTGGTTTTGTTGTCTTTTCAACAATAGCCATTACATAAGCCATAGTCTTTACTGTAGCTAGATAAGAAAGAGCTGCTACAGTATAGCGTAAAGACCTATTATTCTTGAAAACATTAGCAGCTTCCTTAATTCCTACACCACGTATGAGCTTATTCAACCAGTAATCAGCATCTTTATTTGTAGCTACACCAAGAGCTATTGAAACTATGAAAATGTCCCATATTGAAAGTCTCCAAAACAAAAGCTTTATTCTATTCATTATTGTTAGACCTCTAAATCTTCTGTTATCATCATACCAGCTATATAAGCCTTTAACATTCTATTTGATACAGGTTTGGAGAATTCAACATCTTTCATTGATGCTTCACCTTTAGAGGCAATCTCTCTTACAACCTGATATTTAGCTTTAATGTCATCAGAATGAATAGTCATGAATTCTTTGAGTATATTGTCAGCTCCCCAAGAAATAAGGGACCATGTATCAAGCTCACCTTCTCTTTGTGCTCTTTCTCCTTTATCACCAACAGGTTGCATTGTTTTGGACTTGTATCGTTTACCATAGGATCTTGCAGATGCTTTTGTATCTGCTAATTGCTCAAGTTTAAACCAGTAAACAAATCCAAACGCGACAGGATACTTTGATTTGACATTTCCAAATTCTGGAAGAGTTACGTAATCTTTAAGTTTCCAACCGTAATGATCATAGATTCTTAATACGTCATCTAAGTTTAATCCATTAACAGGTGAAGAATAAACAACCACACCATTGGCTATAAAGTCATCTATAAGTTTTTGTTTATCTTCCTTCGACATAGCATTCAACTGAGTAATCAGTTGTGATTTTATGTTGGGTTTTCTATCATATACAACAGAATAGAATTCCTTAAGAATGTTGATAGCTGTATCATATGAACCATTAGTTACAGCATCTTTAATCTTTTCTGTGATGTAGTAACAAGCTCTTGACAAGTACATTTCAATAAGCTGTCCTGGGTTCTTACGAGAGACAATACCTAGTTGGTTTGCAATCATATCGAAAGGCTTACCATCAGGATCTCTTGGCATAAGATCATCTGGTATAATTCTTGATACAACTCCTTTATTTCCATGAAGGTTAGCAAATTTATCTCCAATTTCTGTCGGTTTTTCATATCTGTATACATATCTAATTATGACTGAATCTTTAAGCTTTTGTCCCTTATATGAAACTCCATAAGGTTCAGCTTTAAGTTTTGTTGCTGTATCTGGTTGTAATCCTAACGCTCTATATTCATTAATGGATTCTTCAGCTTCTTCTATTTGTTTTTGTATAAGAGGTAATAGCTCTGGGAAGTATTCTTTAACAAACTCTTCTGATGGAGCATAGATTTCTATAGAGAGTAAGTCGGCATCATAATTCAATGGATAAAGTTTGTAACCACTAAAGTGTAATACATCTGGGTTAATTTCATAGTTTTCACCAGAAAGTAACTCTATCCTTGGTTTAGTCACAACAAGAGGTTTCTTAGCTGGTACATGACCTAATTCACTTATGATAGAAACAATCTTCTCATCTTTCGTAATCTCTATATCTCTTTGATTTATATGAACAGAGATACCCATCTCTTTAGCAGCTGATTCAGAAAGTATAATACCATCCTCGAAGTTAAATCCTCTATAAGGCATGAAAACTGTGTAAAATCTCAATCCAGCCTTATAAGCACCTTGTTCATCAAAGAAGAATTTATGTTTAGCTAATAACTGGTTTGGTTGAACTTTATCACCTTCTTCAACCAAGATATCATATTCAATAGCTACTTTTACAGTTCCTGATCCAGTTGGTCTAATATCAAATACTTCTTGTGTTCCATCTTTGTACTGTACAACAATAAAATCTTTTGTTATTCTCTTAACTACACCCTCTTTTTTAGCTTTGATAGCAAATGTTGATGAAGACAATAATGCTGGTAATGTTTCATATCCAGATAGGATATAAGGCCTTTGTGAATGTTTTACAGCAATCACGTGTCTTTGTTGAGAAGCTGCCATAAGAATCCTTGCAGGGTCATTAGTAGAGGCTAAAGGATTTATAGATACAGCTACGGAGTAGATATTAGTATCTTCATCCTGAGTTTTGATTACTAATTTTCCAGCTAAATTAACAGTTACAGCACCAGTTGCAAAATGTTGTACAGCTCCAATATTTTGTGAATTATGAGAAAGTACTTTTGAATTCTGTATAGCAAAAAGATGATCAGCACTGTCTACTTCAATGTCAACCATGGTTACTTTTTGATTCAAAGGTTTAATACGTCTAACTTTAATCTTTCTCATCTTTTCTCTAACCTCTCTTCTTTTCTCAAAGAAAAGTTCTAGGAAAATGGGTATGGGATCGAAAAGATGATCCCATACCCTATCATCTAAGTTTCAGGATCAATCGACAAATTCTGCAGAAATCTCAAATAATGAGATCTTATAGCTAGTAGTGCATCTTGCTTACTATAACCTTCTATATTGTATTTGGTCACGACCCAAGTTGCAAATTTTTCTAGCAATTCTGTAGTCTCATTAGTATTGATGAATTTATGTTTCACATAGAAAGCTAACTGAAATCCGTATGCTTCTGTTTCAAACTCAAATGTTTTCTTGTATGACCAACTAATCCATTTTTCTGGAAGAAACTTGAAATACTTCAACCACCTTCCTAAACAATACTTTACAGGATTCTTCCAAAATTGCTTAGAGTGGAAAATTTCATGATATATCAAACCTAAGTCATTTCTATATTGTGGTTTAATGAAGTTAACTGGTCCTACATTGTAACCACCAAAACGTTTAGGAATACAACAATCTGTAAAAAAGACAACAATGGGAAGTATCTTCTTATAAGTTTTGAATATCATCATAGAATCCTCACAATTGTATCCAAAATCGAGGAAACGTTTCATTTTGTAATAAAGTTGTATATGGTTATAAGGTTAGGTTACTAGGAAACAAAGGAAGGATAGACCAAAGAGGCCTATCCTATTGCTTCAAATTCATATCTATCAGGATCTTGCATAATGACTTCTAATGGGAGTACTACATACATCTTTTGCACAGTATCATAAACAGGAAATCTATGATCCTTACTACATACGATTACTGTACCATCTTCAAGTTCAATTTCATAAGTTTCTTTGAATGAAAGTTGTTTATTCTTAACTTCCACAAGACCCACAGAACCTTCAATCTTATCACCAGGTTGAATGTCCATTATGCGTGTTGGAATGGGATCATAATAGTTTGAATCATATTTGTAAACTATAGTATCTGGATGTAGACATTCTGGAGAGTCAACTGGACATATGGTTCCAAAATAAGTTGGATCTACATTCCTCATAGTAATTGGAACGTTTTCAGATTTTATACCACCATAACCAGCATAAGTAACCCTTGTTACATAAGAAGATTCTATTACTGGATTAATGGCATCTACTTGTTGATATTGTGAAACAGCATCAGTCATTGTAAGATCTTTAAGCAATGCATCCTTTGGTATCTTAATCTTCTCTTTTGTTCTTTTTTCTCCAACAGCCATAGCTTCTTTCATTCTATACTTGTATAACTCAAGGTAAAGTCTCTTATAAAGCAATACAGCAAATACTTCAACAGATCTGATTCTACGATACCTTAAATCAGTTTGTGAAGTAACTACACCACTATAAGCTAGTTGACAAGCATACCAGAATAGTCCATGTACTGTTTCTGGAAGGTTTTCTGTTTTCAATATGTAGAATGTGAGTGGATCTATAAACCTATCAAAGTAGGATTCAATTTGTCTAGCAAATCTATGTGAAACAAGATTACTAATGATTTCCATCCAATACTCAAAATCATCCTTTTCTGGAAATCTCTTAAGAAGTTTTAGACCATTGATAAGAATCTTTTGTTCAGGTGATGCTTTAACAAGCTTTAGATACTTACCATCAGGAAGTTTAATATCTTCTTTTGGATCACCATCTTCTGTTAGTTCATATTTGATTCCAAGTTGTTCTAAAGTATTTCCAAGTGACTTGAAGTAAAGAATGAAAAGTAGAATCATAGGAAGCTTTTTACCAAGCACTAAACCGTAGAATGACTTTATCTTATTCTTTGTTTCAAGAGTAACTGTAGCATTTGCAAAGTTTGTCCTGATAACAACTTCACCAGGTCTATAAGAAACAACAGGAAGTGGAAATAGTTGATGTATCAGTACTCTTTTGACACCATTAACTATAAAGTAGTTATCGTCAATTATCTTTGGAATTAACAGCTCAATCGTGTGATATTTGCCTGTATTAAGGTCTTCTATGACAATTTCAAGCATTTCTTGCTCAGTTTTGGCAATATCTCTAAGTTCAACAGGTTTCCTATCAACAGAGACTATCCTAAACTGAAGTTTATTAAAGTACGTATTGAATACCTTGATAAAGTTTTCTAGATTTTGGAAAGCAACTTTCCTAGCTTCAATTACGTTTCCAGTTTGTGGAGGAGATGCTACTTTCCTGACATTAGATATAACATCCTCTTTTGTAGTCTTTTCTGGAATCTGAGGCGGCTTAATCTGTATCTTTGTAAGCTCTCTTATAATAGATTCTACTTCTTTATCAGAAACCTCTGAATCTTGTGTTATTACAGCCTTAATGGCTTTAGCTGCAATTTTCTTGATGTTTTTCTTATCTGATAGTTTAACATTAGCAACTTCATCAGGATATGTATTTGCATATTGTCTTATGTCTAAAGATACAATCTCTCTTGTATCTTTATCAGGTATAACTTCTTTAAGCTTTGATATAATCTTTGTTGTCTTAGAATCAATTTCATCATCTGTTGATTTATCTCTGTTAAGATATTTGATAACAGATACAAAACGACTAAGCAAAGATTCTGGTTTGCTAAAAGATTCATGTCCAGAATCATAGACAAGCATATTGATTGTATTACCAACCTTTGTTTTGAATGTAACAAAGATTTTTCCATAAGTTTCATCAAACCAATCTTTAAATGCTTCATCATCTTTGAGCATTTTGATGATAGGATAGATCCTAAGCTTTCTTAATTCTGTTTGTGTAAAAGTTTGTGGTAAATTACTTAGATCTATGAAGTCATATACAAATCTATAATCGTATTTTTCAATGTTATCAGTTAGATTCTTCAAACAAGTTTCTACAAATTTGATGTACTTATCAGCATATGGATATTTGTAACCCTTCTGTTCAATCCTAAATAGAGCAGGTGATATATCAATGATTACTGAACGTTTAGTCTTAAGAATGGTAGGATTCGTGTAAATTGGTTTCTTACCTTTCTTTCTTGCTTCTTTGATGATAGATGGATTAATTCTTACACCACATTGCTGTATAGGTACATATCCTATGAATGATCCTTGTATTGGACTTTCAGGACTCCATATTTGATCTATTACAAGTTTATCACCTTCTGATAAAGAAATAAGAGCTACTCCTTTAGATGGAAGTTTAACATCCTTGGATCTTGTTGTAAATGGTTTGAATTGCTGTATAAGTTTCATGTGAATCTCCCCTTGTTGAAGTTTTCTATAGACTATTAATCAGTTCTATAATCAACTTTGTATATCAAATGGTGGAAACGTTTCTAAATGTAATAAAGTTGTATAAGGTTATTAGGTTAGGTTCTTCTATGATGAAACGTGAACAAAAGAATGTACAACATAAACTAGAGAGGTAGCTATTGATGAAAGGTCCACTTAGAAAAGCAATAGAGAAAGGAAGGTCTATATGGAACACAAAAGCTTTTGGACAAATCGAAATCTATGATATCACACCATCGTTTGAAAAGAAATTTCGAGTTCTTATGTATTCCTAAGAATCAACCAGAAAATTCTTGTGTCATAAGAATTGAGACTAAAAATGGTTTCGTCAACAAAGTTTACATAGCTCTTGCTCAAGAATGGTTTTCAAGTAAGAAATCCAATATCATAGAGATATCAGGTGCTAGAAAGAAAATACCATTTGCGTCACTCGATAAAATCCTCTATAAAATTAGTAAGATTCCTAAAGAAGAAATCATGAACATCTTGAATAATCAAGTGTCTAAATCTTGGGTTTCAGAAGCAACACCTGATTTTACAGATGAAAAGAAACCTAAGTGGCTTGTAACTCTTTCTTTAGTTCTTGAAATTGTAAGGAACATCCTCTATATAACGTTTACAATATTATTCTTAAAGGCTGTATTCAAGCATCTAACTGTCAAAAGAGAGGTTCAATCTACAGAAAACAACTTGATGTGAAACTTTTCAGCAAAATTCAACGTCCTCTTGATGAATACTTAACGCTTTACTATGCAATAAAGAATCTTGCAACTAATAAGCATATGAATGGATTGCTTATTTATGGACCACCAGGAACAGGAAAAACTTTTACTGTCAAATATACGTTATATAAACTTGATGTACCGTATGTACACTACAAAGGTGGAGCAAAGAATCTTGAAGATCTAGTTTCAATTCTTTATAAACATAGAAAAGGAAAAGTAATCATTCTCGATGATTTTGATTCTGCATTAAACAATCCTGATGCTATAAATATACTTAAAGCTGCTACCGATACATATGAAACAAGAATCATTTCATTACCAATGTACAGAGATACAGGATTTTCTGATATAGATTACCATCCATACCAGAACAATTTGTGTTTACCTCAAAGATTATCATTATTACAAACAAACCTGAAAGTCAATTGGACAAAGCATTACTGTCGAGAATGGTTGGTATAAAAATAGCTTTTACTAATGAACAAATGTTGAAGATAATTAAGAAGGTGCTTCATACAATCCATCCTGATGTTAAGGATGAGGTCAAACTAGAGGCTCTAAACTTCATAGAAAATGAATTACTAAAGAGGTGTCCAAACGTTAGAGTTGATTTTAGACTTTTCAAGATGGTTGTTGATTTGATGCTTGTGTATCCTACAACCTGGAAGCAAATGATTTTTGATATAGTTTGCAAATAATATGACCCCAAATCTTTACAGAAACGTCAACCACAACTAATCCGGAAAAATACTTCCAAAATTGGCCATTAAAGTGGCCTGGGCAACCAACAAGGTCACCCAGGCTAAATCTCAAAAAAAGGAGGAAAGAAAAATGAAACACTTAGAAAAAATCTACAACTACTGGAGCGTTAGCTCCTACAAAGTTTTCATAAACAAAATCCTGCTGGACATCGATCAGGATGCTGGCAGGATAATGAGGGAGAGCCAACTCCTCCCTCACCTCATGAAATATGTTACACTAAAGGTACGCGATAACCAAAAAGCGCACCTTTACATCCATGTCAAACCTTTTGTGACATGGAGCATAATCAAAGAAAACTTCGAGAAAATGCTCACTGAAAAGAAAACTTATGTCATGCAAAAACTTTTCAATCTCATTTCTACTTCAATGTTCTCTCTTTCTCATATTGCAGCCCTCAATGAAGCAATCTTTACTGTCATTAAAACTAAGTTAGTTAAAGCTTTCAGTAGCGATCCTATGATGATTCATGACTCACAAGGTATTTCTCAAGTGCATGAAGGTTTATTCTATGAAACTGTTAAAAGAGCAGAAGACGAAATTTCTCTTTATGATTTAGCTAAAATTGTACTTGAACCTAAGGATTTAGCTAAAGTTATGTTTCTCTTTCTCACTTTTCTTGATGATATAACACTCGATAAAAGAATCATTCCATTCTACAGGAAAAGAGCTGAAGCATCAATTTACAAAAAGATTACTGTGACAAAAGAAGACCTTAAGCTTATCCTTGAAAAGCTTGTTAAATATGGTGTTTACCAGAAAGGAAATCGTTACTTAATTTGGTTATGCTTGAATGGTATAGCTTACAGATACATTACAAGCAATTCTGACAAAAGATATCAGCTATTCCAAGAACTTGTTGAAATTGTCAAAGATATTGATGAAGAGTGGAAACAAAGACCAACTGTTGCTAAATATGACGACGATAAACCTACAAGAAATAGGTATGGATTTCCAAAGCTGATAGAAATCATTTCTTTTGCAAGGATTGATGAATCTAAGATTCTTGGTCATCTAGGTTATGAGCAAGTTGAAAGTGAAACACCTATGTCTATTCGAAAAGTGTCTTATGAAAACAAGAAAAGGCTTTCCAAAAGGGAAGTAATCGGATTTGTTGCATATTATATTCTTGAAATGTTTAGCCAGAAAAATTACATTGATTTACCTAATGGAGACTATAAACTTTGCATCAAACCTAAAGATCTCAAACAAGCTTATATGGATTTCAGATCTGTGACAGCTACCTCATTTAACACTCATGTTTACCTTAAGGAGCTTAAGAAGTTTGGACTCATTAAAGAAATCAAAAGGAAAGGGTTTTCAAGAAACATAGTTTATGAGGTTATTCTTACATTTGATCAAATTGACAACATGAGAAAATTGCTCGTTATTGACATAGAAACTCAACTTCCATTTGTTTTCTGCAAGGATAATGTAAAGAAAACGTTTGATTCATTCGGTAACGTTTTCAACAACAAATATAGAAATGCATTAACAAAACTCATAATGCTTTATTTCAGAGCTCTACAAGGTCAAGTAGATGTTGACATGTTTCTTAAAACTGTTAAAGCAATTGCTAAAGTAGATCACTATGAATCAAAGCTTGGTAAATACTTTGAAACTTTCACACAAAGAGTAGATATGCTAAGATTCAGATTACGCATCGAAAAACAGGATAACGGACAATACAAGACACTTACATCATTGAAGAAAGAAAGCAAACTACTAGGTTTCAAAACTCCTAATGCATTAATGAACTCCAAAAAGCAAATTGAAACTTTCTTTAAATTCATAAGGCTAACCAATATTGATTACTGTTATTCTTTGTGTGAATCTCTTTGGTTTGAATCAAATAAGCTTAAGATAGCATAATAATTATCGTTTGGGGATTCGCAGCTATAAACAAATTTACTAGCATGTGGAACAACAAATTGAAATATTGTTTTTGTGGGCAAATCAACAACCACTAATATTGACTGCTAATACAAACGAGATGCATAATTCATTGTTGATTATTAGTCTATTATAATATTGCTCTTTTCCAATATAAGGAATTCAATTGAATAAACTGTTAAAGTATCAAAATGAAACAATTACTTCAATAGGAGGCTTTCAATAGATGAATAGAATCTTTAGGTTGACAAGAGTAGAACCAGATAAGCTATTCTATGAACCAATATGTGATGTCTATACAATGGCTATTGGTCCTGATGGTAGAATGGAACTTAAGAGAATTGAAAGTTTCTCAGTTCATAAGATGACTCAAACATACAGAATAGAGCATAAGTTGTTTGGAAGTTTTCTTGCTACAGAAGATCATAGCCTTATAGTTTATGATGCTAAGCAAAACAAAACTTTCAAAATGTCTCCTAAAGAAATTTTGGAGAAAGAAAGTTTAGATGATCTTTACTTTGTGTATCTTCCTCTTGACTCAATAGATATTAACGAGTCATATAACATAGATGATGCAATACTAATACCTCTTTCTGAAGTTAACATTAAGAAAGATGACATACGAGATACATATGACTTTACAATACAAGATTATCAAACTTTTGCTATTAATAATGGTCTGTTTGTACAAGATACGGTAGCTGTATATATGCCTTTGACTGTTGAAGCTCAAAAGGAAGCTAAACAGAAGATGTTTAGAAAGACTAAATCTGTTGCCACAGGTGGTTCTCTTTTTGAGTTATCACAAGGAATGATTCTTGGTCTATATCTGCTTACAAAGGATGATAGACCTTCAAAACAAATAAGCTTCAGACCAAAATCATTTGACTTTGAATACCTTTTCAATCTGATTAAAGAAGTTCCAGATTATGCTTACATTGATGTAGTTTACAATGGTCCTAAGACTGATCGTCCAATTAAAACTACATTAGGACGAGTTTTGGTAAACCAAGCTATACCAAACCAAGTACCATTCTTTGATTTTGTTTGGAGAAAGAAAAACATTAAGAAAGTTTTTGATACATTAGTTAAGTATCTTGACGATAATGAAATGATCGTTACATATGACAAACTTAGAACTCTTGGGTTTGAAGCTGCATCTCGATTTGCTATATCATTTCCAATTGATGAAATGAAAATTCCTCTTGACCTAAAGAAAGAAGCAGAAAAACTTAAAGAAATGGACCCTGACTCAGGTATGAAGTATATCAATAATGTATTGCTTCCTAAACTTAAAGAGTATGTTAAGAAGCATTATCCACAAGTTTATGCAATATTTGATTCAGGTGCTAGAGGTTCTTGGTCAGACTTGATGCAAATGGTTCTTGTTAAAGGTTATGTTGAAGATGCAGAAGGAAAAGTTGTTAAAGTGCCAGTTGCTAAAGGATTTGTTGATAATCTAAATGCTATTGAAGCATTCATCATATCACCTACAGCTAGAGCAGGAATAGCTAACAGGTCTATTAGGACTGCTGAAGGTGGTTATCTTACAAGAAGATTAGTTAAAGCAGCAGCTAATATAAAAATCAACTTTAACTTGAAAGACTGTAAAACTGATAGATTCCTTGAAATCAAAATCAAAGATGAAGATTGGGCTAAAGCAGTTATTGGAAGATATCTGGCAGATGGTACTCTAATTACTGACGAGAATTACAAAGATTTGATAGGACAAACAATACAACTTAGATCTCCAATCTTTTGTAAATCAGAAAGGATATGTCTTACTTGTTATGGTGAACTACATAAACTTCTTACATCAGATAATATAGGAACACAATCTGCTCAAATTGTTGGTGAGCGTGGAACTCAGCTTATTATGAAAACTTTCCATACGGGTGGTCTTGCAGAAACCAAAGGTATTCCACAAATCATTGAAAAAGATAACCCAAACATCAAACAAGAAAAAATGTCCATCATTGTTGAGAGACCATGTAAAGTAGTTATATCTAAAGAAACAGCAGATTATAAGCTATTTGAAGATAGAGTTGTTTTACAATCTGGTTTAGCTGTTATCTACTTCAAAGATGGAACCTATTACGAAATAGATCTTCAAGAAGGTGATTACGCAATTGAATTCAAAAACTTCTTAGATATGAAATCAGATGAACATGGTGTCAAACTTCTATATGATGCTGGTCAAGAAATAGGTGAATTAGAGCTTATGTCAGAAACATTTGGATTGGTATTACAAAGAGCCAACAGACTATTTGAAAGAAGAGCATGCAAAGACTGTGATATATCAAAAACACTTGAAGAAATTTTTGAGCTTTATAAGTCAACAGGAAGAAAACTTATTCATTTTGAAGTTGTATTATCAAATATGGTTAGAGCAAAATCTAATCTTTATGTACCATTTAGGCTTTCCAATGATAAAGAGTATACAATCATTGGAATCTCTCAAGTTCCATTCTACACTTCCCCACTATTGGCATTAGCATTCCAGAATGTCGGTAAAGCTATTGAAACTGGATTATTAGCACCTGACGATATCAAAGTAGGTGAAACTGAATTTGAGAAAATTTTACTTGGTGAATTTACAAAGGAAAAATAGATTATTAGGCCCTGGGACCTAAACTGATCCCAGGGCCATTTTTACAGCATCAATTTTTTGCTTAACCTTTCTGTACTTGGATTTTGGAACCATAGATGGTAACTTTTCAATTTCTTCTTGAAGTTCTTTAACAACTTTAACAAGCACTCTCAAATATTGCTTCTGTTTTCGTATGCGATATAAAAGGTATGCAATCATAAATCCACTCACTATAGCAACAGATGTAAGTCCAACTTTAACAATCTGTTTCCATTTAGTATCTGCATGAATCAATCTGTTAATAGCCTTTTTAACATTTTTAGTTTTAAGAATCTGAATACCAAACAAACTTATCAAAGTTGCTAAAGCTGCAAAACATGCAATAGCAAGAATATATAGTAGCTTTGTTAGAGCATCAATTTTCTGTTTCTCAATATCAACTTTCTCAACAATCTGTCTAATATCTTTCAACAATCTTTCTTTAGGTAATAGTTGTTTAACGGTAATGATGGCTTTGTTTCTCAGTTTCTTATACCATTTAGGTATGTCCATGAGCATTATTTGCATAGAGCTTTTATTTGTAAATGCATATAAAACAGAATCAAATACCATCTGTACAATAAAAGCAGGTGGATGTGTATAAGATATAAGATTCGCTATATGAGTAAGAATTTGATTAAACATATTCATTGGTATAGCTTTGATTCCAATAGCTTTTGCAATTCCTTTATAGGCATCTTTTAGAGTACCAGGTTCAGTCGATTTCTTCATAATAAGAACTCCTTTTATGGAATTTTCAATATGTTGTTAAGAGGATAGGATAATGACAAAACCAGCAAAGCTTATTGCAAAACTACTATCTTATCTGTTGTCACCAATCATAATGAAATCACCTAGAGAAGTCTATGATGCAATTGTAAACAAAGATAAACAGAAACTGTACAAATGGTTTGTTGAAAACAAACTTAATAAGGCCATAGCAACATTTTTCTTGACAATCATAGGAATAATGCTTACTCATATCGTATATATGGCTACTTTCTATATCATCGTAAGAAAATTTGGCATTGAAAAGTTTACTCGTGAAATTCTTAAACCATTTTCTGTTGATGATCCAGATAATCTTGATTGTTTTGTACATTATGTAACGGATAGTAGACTTCTAGGAAAAGCTTATGCTTATATTAGCCTTCTATTTACGTCTCCTGTATTAGAGGTAGCAAATATTCTTGGATGTGAAGTACTAGTTACAAGAGTTGTTAAGTCATACAAGACACTTGCCTATGCAACAATAGTAGTTTCTCTAATTACACAAAAGAAATGGTCAAAAGACGAAATTGTCAAGTATGTAGTTAGTGTACTTTCTCAAATAGGAATCGATAATCCAAAACAGGCTTTAGAAACTGTTATAGGTGTGCTAGAAGATCTTGAAAAACGTTTACCTAACCTTGTTAAGGTATATAGAAAGCTTGGTAAAGAACTAAAAGAACTTACACATCCAAAAGGAAACTTCATACAGAAAATGCTTTCATATCCTACGAAGTCTTTGAAAGTTGGATTTAACTACATTCATGCAACTATACTCACATCCCATAATGCTCTAGTTATTGCAGATGAAATTCAAGCTATTGAAAATGCAGTCAAGATACTTACTAAATGGTCTCATAAACTAGAAAGTAAAGATGGGATTAGAATTATAGCAATGCTTATTGGTAACTACTTAATAAAGAAACTACTAAGAGGAACAAGTGAATATGTGCTTACTAAACGCTATGGATTGATACTATTCACAATTTCTGCATTGGTATTTGTAGTATTAGAGATTTTTGTTGATTGCAAAACTCATAAACATATTTTGAAGGTACTAAAGAGATAAATATGATCTTAAAAGATCAGCTATATAGAACTATATTTCAGAGCCCGACATCACTAAGAGATAGTCCAGTACCTGTGACCCAGGTACGCCAAAAGTATGGTATCAAAACATCATACCTAAGATTGAAAAACTTTCTGCACAAATCTATGCATCAACAAACATTGGACAAGCTAACGTAATTCTTGTCCATCCAAACGATGCATCAATCCTTTCGTCTCTTGATGACTATCAGCTTGTTGGAGATGTTGCTGGTGGAACTCTCCAGCGTGGTTACAATGTGGGTACAGTAATTGGTGGACAGTACAAGGTTCTCAGCTCTCCAGTTGTACCTGAAGGTAAGATGATTTTGGTTCTCAAACCAGACGATGAGAGAGCGGCCGTGTATTACTATTGTCCGTATCAACCCATAACTGTGTACCCATGGCCAATGCAGAATACTCCATCTATGACATTCATGACACGTTACGGAAAAGCTCTTGTAAGACCTCAAGGAATTGCTATCCTAAACATCACAACCTAACTTATTCTTTGGCCCATGGATCATATTTTGGTCCATGGGCCTTCAATTTTGTCCTGTACAAAATCATTTATATAATACTGAAGCAAGAAAGAATTATTCGAAAAAGGAGGTGTTATGGACAGAAACAAGTTAGCAGAGCTAGCAAAAGCTTACATTACAACATCAGGAAAGAAAAGGTTCTACATCTTCAAAGAGATTGAGCCATTTCTTTCATCTCTCCAAATTAGAAATCTTTTCAAAGATGACGGAACGTATAACACGTATGATGGATCTTTGTCTGCTGAGCAAAAACTTTTCATTTGCCAGCAACTCGCAGAAGGTCATTTTACTTTCGAAATGCCTCTTTGTCCAGCATGTAAAAAGCTACTTAGACGTGATCCTTTCAAGGAAGATTCTATCTGTTCTTCTAAATCCCAAACATGTAATACATGGCTTATGAGGCATAAGAATCAACAACTGAAAACAAAACAAGATAGCTATTCTAGAGTAAGAGTTGCAGCATCTAGAATATTAGATACGGAAGACATTGAGACCATTGCAAAAAAGCGTTTGTCTGATGATAAAGGTGGATACTATTCTGCAGCTATTGCTCTTGCAATAGAGAATGGAACTCTTCATATTGAGAATCTACCAGAAAATTGGAAGAGTATGAAACGTTTAGTTACTGAATGGGTTGCAAAAAGAATCGTTGAGAATCAACCATTAACATGGCCAACATGCAAGAATTGTGGTAAGTTACTTAAAAATCCACTTGGAACATTCTGCAGTGCTTATTGTAGCAATACATACAAAGCTAAAGTAAGAAAACAGTTGAAAGATAAGCAATTGGCAAGTTATACGACGGAGACTCACTTTGAAAACATACTTAAACACAATAACATCCGTTATCAGAGACAAGTAAAGATTGGCCAATATATCGTTGATTTCCTTCTACCAGACTTCAATATGATTGTAGAAATTGATGGTATTCAGCATTATATGTATCATTCGGGTTTCAAAGATTTGAGTAAAACTGAATTTCTCAATAAGCAAGGATTCAAAGTTGTAAGAATACCATTCTACATTCCATTAGAGCAGAGATTTTTGGATGCTTATTTTGATCAACCAAAACTTAAAGCTATTATGGATAACATTGATTGGTTAGGATTCAAGTACATTACACAGGATGTTTGGTTATGTGGAAGCAATGCAATAAACTTTGTTAAGACACTTCAGTTTCTGACTTCAAAAGGATTAACAAGGGATGTAAATACGATACTTCAAACAGCATTTCAACATAAACATGTTATCCTAGATAGCATATTTTATGAAGTAGATTCTCCTTTAAAGAATCTTAGTGTTATTGAATCCAAGCTCTCTAAGATCTTTGGATAAGTCATTCACGGAGTGGATACCATTTTTCGGTATCCACTCCAACAAAATTCAAATGGAGGTGTGATATGCTTCTTCTAATTTCACTACTGAAAAATGATAGTGAGAAACTAGAACCAGAATACAACTCAACCAGAGCACTTATCTTTGTTTCAATTCTTGGAATTCTAAGCAGTATCGTACCAATCTCTATCTTAACTTGGTTAGCTTTTCAGAATGTTGTATTTGTGATGTTGGATATGTTTCTGTTTGTTTTGGGTACGATAATTGGTATCGTAGGTGGTAATGATGCAACAAATAATGCGGAAGATGAATACAGTAATGTAACTCTTCGAGGTCTTATAGGAGATGCAATGTTAATAGGTGTATTCTTTGGAGTCTTTCTTTACTTCTTTGATTTAGGATATGCTATTGTAAAGATTGTAGACATAATTGGTGATAAAGTAGATCAATGGTGTAGGAGAAAACCAAGTAACAAACAAAAGCTTTCTCAACTTTCTAATAGGGGTGAGACATGATTTTTATGCTATATGAGCTTAAGGAGAAATCAAAACTAGTTACAGGATGTAACTATAAGAAAGCTTATCTTTTGTCATCTATGATATTCATACTCTCAATGACTCCACTCGCTTTATTCATGATATGGCTTGCAACATTACATTTCATTCTAGCGATACTTGTAGGTATTTTGTTCCTCATTGGCGTACATATTGGTGCTAGTTATTATCTTAAAACAGTTAACAAAAATGTACAAGAAGATCAGGATTACATCACGTTACAAGCATTGTTAGAAGATTCATTTGTTGCGGGAATTCTTTATGGAATCTTTCTTTGTTCATTCGATGTTGGTCTTGTTTTAGGAAGAATCATACACCTGGTTTCTAATAAGATAGACCAATGGTTGAGAAATGATTCATCAACCAAGAGAAAGGTGAAATGTAATGGAGGGTGGAATGCTGTTTAAAAGGTTTCTTGATCACCCAGAAAGAAACAATAGAGAGAAATTAGAACAACTCACTCATAACCCAGAAGAGGAAGTAGACAATGAAGAGAAATCAGAATCATACACTGACTCTTCAGAGCTAGTTGCGAATCTTCAACAATACCAACAGAAGATTCAACCGTTATGTGACATCGTGAAAGAATTAATACGTTGTTTTCCATTTGAGATGTATCGTATTCTCATAAATCAGAAATTTACAACTTTTGCTATCAAAGGTGTTAATTGGCGTTTTCCAGAAAGTCTAAGAGAATGTAGAGATAAGTTTCAAGTAACCCTTGTTGATGATGCTTTATGTGTTTATTGCAGAAGCAGGGTTGCTGGTGAATGGTTTGAATCTTATGTTACCAGATGGAAAATGAATGATTTTATCTATGCTTTAATTCAAATAAGTCGATCATTTGGACTAAACAACCTGATTGAAAAGCTTCACATGATACACGATAGTTTACTTGAAGAATGATGATTGAGAGGTTGAAATGGAAGCTCCTTCCTTCATTGCAATATTCGTTAAAGTTAGTCTTGTTGTTCTTCTGTTCAATGTTTTGCTGCTACTTATCAGGGCATCTTTCTTTTATGATATTAGAAGCTATATTTTCTCATCCAGACGTCTCTTGTATATTCTACTAATATTTCTATTCTCAATAATGATTTACAGTATTCCTTATATGTATCGATACAAACCCCCGCCACCAGTATCTATTAATACAACTACTAAGAACTACTTAATGAACTGAATTCAAGGAGGGTTCATGAAACTTACACAAGAATTCTACACACCAAGAGAAGTAGCTGAATTGATTGGTGTTTCACCAGATACAATTAGAATCTGGATTAACAATGGAACTATTTCGAGTGAGCATGTTATTCGGTTAAAAACTGGGAGAATCAAGATTACACGACAAGGGGTAATGAATCTTCTATCACAAAAAGGTATTGATGTTGAAAAGAAAACTGTAGTTTATGCAAGAGAAAGGTCCTCTCATCAGAAAGAAAGTTTAAAGAAGCAAGTAGATGCTTTAATAGATTGGGCAAATCATAACGGATATCGAGTTGATGAAGTCATAACAGATTTAGCATCAGGCATGAATTTCAATAGACCTGGATTGCATAAACTTATTGATATGGCAGAAAAAGGTGAATTGCGTTATGTAATCATAGCTTATAAAGACAGACTAGCTAGATTTGGATTTGAATTCATACAATGGTTGCTCAACAAACATGGATGTGAAGTTATAATTGTCAATCAGTTAGAAGACAAACCAAATTCTCAATCTGAGATCGTAGAAGATATGATTGCTATCATTCATTATTTTGCAATGAAATTATATGGAGCAAGAAGTTATAAAAGAAAAGCAAAAACCATTGAGGAGTGTATACTCAATGAAGCTAAGAAGAGTTGATAAATTCAGGATTAAGTACAATGAGTTACAACATGCATATTTTACTACAGTTGCTAAACGTTATACATTTTGCTTAAACCTTTTATCCGAATGGTTGTACTTCTACATCAATAAGAGGAATCAAGAATGGTTTGATTTGCTTGAATATAAAATATTTAGAAACGATTATTCAATGATGAAAGGTTTTCCTTACAAGCTTTATATGCATTTCAAGAATCAGCTACCTACTTCAATGAATCAGAATCTGTTTCGAGAAGCATTACAGATTGCTAGATCCAGGAGATCAATGGACAAAATCTATCATTCTAGAATTTCCTATTTTGGCTTTACCTATACGAATATAAGTAAATCTAACTCTAATGTGTTTCTACTTCCAAGATCCAAATATCTTCGTAAATGCTTTCCAAAGGTTTATCTAACAATACCTCAATCCGTTATAAACCATCTTAAATCCGAAACGAATAGATACCATTTTCAGTTTCGTTTCATCAATGGCCAATGGTGGTGTTATATTAACAAGCAAATCAATGTGCAACATGATAATACCACAAAAGAACGAATATTTGCTGCTATAGATCTGAATATGAATGATATTGCATTTATTGATGAAGTTACAAAACAACCAGTTCTTCTGTCTTTAAAGCATATCATATGGAAATCGATAAAACTTTTCAAGAAGTATCAAAAGGCTCAATCATGCAATAACAACAAACTTTCAAAGGTTTACAGATACAAAATTAAACGTCTCTTTGAGGAGACATTCAAACTTTATGCAATACGCATCATTCAACATTGTAAATCTGTTGGTGTAAACAGATTGGCTATCGGAAGTGTAAAACCTACATTATCAAAGAAGGAACTTTCCAGAATGTTAAGACGTCTTTGGAATATGATTCCATGGACATACTTTATTGACTATCTGAAACATTATGGAGAGAAATTTGGGATCTTTGTTTACAAAATTAATGAGGCTTATACATCCAAAGCATCAGCTCTTGATAATGATCCTCTTCCAGAAAGAAAGTCTTCAATAAGTTTTTCAGGTAGAAGAATTTCTCGTGGTTTGTACCAGACATCTGATGGTACTGTCATTCATGCAGATGTCAATGCATCCGCAAATATTCTCAGAAGGGCTGCACAAAGATTCAATAAAGCTATTACTTTTACAAAGAACCAACTCTCTGCAGTCAGGAGAGTTGGTTGTCAGTTGTTGAATCAAATGAAACTTTCAGAAGCAATTGAATTTAAGAAACTCAAAGATTACATAGCCAACCCAGGCAAGTTCTATACAGAACTTGTCAGGTTGGTAAAGAGCAGTCACCGCGTACCTGCATTCCAGAACTTCATGCTTTCTAATTGAAATTCTGGTTTAAGGTACGCATATCTAGGTCAACCTGTGAATGCAGATCTTCAAGAGACTATTGTAGGAATTTTCTTTGTAGCTCTTTTTTCATCTCCATTGTTAATGGGTATAATATTTTACGATGAAGGGATAAGTCATTTACGACGTGATAGGCTGAAACTTTTCAAAGGTATATTTCAACATAAAGATATTATTGATGTTATTGTCAGACTTGCAAAACTTTCTGATGAAATTAGAGTAAACATAGATGACGATATCATATCAATTGTTGAGACACCTGAATTCATAGATCCATTCCTTGCTAAATTCGATAAACTGCTCCCATACATTTTGAGAGATATGGATCTGCAGGATGATTGTCCAGTGATGTTAAATGACAAAGAAAAGAAGTCAGTTTTAGTAAATTGGATTTTGTATTGGATCATGCCTATGAATCATCCTAATCTTCCTGAATTTAGGGAGAAGATACACAGCATAATTGAGCAGGCTCATAGAAGATACATAAAAAGCATATGCAGAAACTCTTGGAAAGTTCGGGAAAATCATAGAGATAAGTTAAAGAAACTAGCACAGTAAGTTTTTCGCAGAAGGAGGTTGAAATGGAATCTCCGTCTTTCATTTCTATATTGATTAAGACAGGGATTGTTATTCTTCTACTCGATATTTTTCATCTGTATGTGTTAAAATCTAGACTATCATCTATAAAAAGCTTCATTTTTCATCCAAATCGCCTTTTGTATGCTTTACTTGCAGTTATGTTGTCACCGGTAATTTATCTTAGCTGGTGTTTCATACAGAATAAACAAGAAAAATCTGTTATGTTTCTAGGTTATCCTATGAATGTAAGTATGGCTGAGATGATGATAGTGATAAGCTTTACTATGACTACAATACTGTTATGCATATTGATGTATGTAGAAGAATTAGAAGAAACTTATCTACATCTTGATAGATTGAATCTTCTTAGAAAACTATCGCATTCAAGTCAGATCATTGATAAACTCGTAGAACTCGCCGAAATGGATGCGGATATTAAAGATATTACGCATATTGTTGAGAAACCGTTGTTTATAGGTCCATTTCTTACAAATTTTGACAGATTACTTCCATACATCCTTGTCGATATGGGATTTAGTAAGGATTATCCTGTCTTATTAGAAGATGAAGAAAAGAGACCAATTCTGATAAACTGGATCTTGTATTGGATCTCATACCCTCGGTCAGAATGTTCCAAATTCTCTGAGAAAATTCAATCCTTAATCAAGAGAGCTAATGAAAGATATAAGAAGAAATACGTACATGAAATAACAAATCAACTGGAATCTCAAAGAGATAATCTGAAGAGATTGACGTAGAGAACCACAAACTTTAGCAGGAGGTCAATATGGTTGAATTAGAGAGTACTAAATGGTACAAACAGAAACTTGAAGAGCTTACTAACAATGAAAATGATGAGAATAACGATGATACACGTAACGTACCCATAAATGATACATCCATTTATAACATCAGAGAGTCTTATGAACTCTATAGAAAACATGTACTTGAACCTTTAGTTGAAATATGTAATGAATTGCTCGAAACATTCAAAGTTGAATTAATTGAAACGTTTAGGCGTGATATTGATAAGTTTGCATGTAGAGATATGAGTTTATCGTCCAATGATGCAAGACTTCTCGAGATGTACTACCAATGTAAACCTAAGATACAAGCTATAAATGATTCGCTTATGTTCATTTGGAAACACGATGTCTTTACTGATCTTATTGATTTCGTTATAATTAGACCGAAATTCATACCAGATTTCATTAGAGTTTTGAGAAACAATTTCATGGGCCTTATTCCAGGAATTGAGAAACGACTTGATGAAATAGCCGATTACGCCAGAAGTTTACGCAAGGTTAAAGATGGTAAACGGAATCAGCAAGGTAAGTAGACAGCGTCATCTTACGTGAATGATAGATTTCAATCTCTAGCAAAATCTCAATACAAGGAGATGTAGTATGTGTGGAATAGTTGGTTGTTTCACAAGAGAAGGTGCAGTTGATAAGGATGTTATCAGAATCTTATTCAAACACAATGAAAAAAGAGGAAGAGATGGTTGGGGTTACGTAGTTTGTGATACATAAAAAAGTATATGCAGAAACTCTTGGAAAATTCGGGGAACCATAAAGATAAGTTAAAGAAACTAGCACAGTAAGTTTTCGTAAGAGAGGTATGAAATGCTGGTTGCGATAGATTTGATTCGTATTATGGTCGATAAACTACGCGAAGATTATAAAGAGCGCGAATTGACTATGTTGTTAGGTCTATCCTACATAGTAGGCTGTTTAATCGGATTGGCAATCCTCGTTTTAGTTAGCATACTCTCAAACTATAGTCCTATGATGGGTATTATGGAAGTTTTCCTGTTTGGGTTTTGCGTATCCATAATTACCTTCCCTCATATATTGGACGATATGGAATTGATGCCCAACAGCCTTTTGGAACCACTATTGGTTTCAGGTATTATCGGGACTTTCGCTGGAATAACAGCTTTCGGTTTTGAGATAGGTTGGTTTATTTGTAGACTATGTACAAAACTGTATCGTGGATTAGAAATGAGTCTTCGTAGAGAAGAATCTAATAAGGAAAAGTTAAGTAATCTCTCCGATAAATGAGGGATGGTTAAACTTGAAGGATGTTTCAGCAGGATTTGTCACTAATTCATCACGGGCTGCTATATACACTTTCTTGAAGAGGCTGAGCTTTACTTAAGACAGCTTTAAGAATGCTAAATTTATAAACCAATGAATTCTTCTGACCGAGGTGATGTACATGTGTGGAATAGTTGGTTGTTTCACAAGAGAAGGTGTAGTTGACAAGGATGTCATTAAAATCCTATTCAAGCATAACGAAAAAAGAGGCAGAGATGGTTGGGGATATGCTGTTTGTGATACTGTTACAGGAAATATTATGCAATGGTACAAGACTGCTAAAGCATTTTCTGAAGATAGAGTGGAAGATGCCTTACCAGACACCTTATATCATAGACAATTATTGATCGGTATATGCAGGGCTAAACCGGAAACAGAAGTTGAAACAAGAGAAGAAGATCTTGATAGAACTATGCAACCAATAATCAGAGATGATTGCATACTAGTTCACAATGGTTCAATTAACACTTACTATGATAATTGCGAATCTTGGAAAGAAACAGATATAGATTCTGAATGTATCATCTATCAATACAGAAAGAGAGGATTTCCAAAGTTTGTAGAGCATATACCAGGTGGATTTGCATTCATTCTATTTGACCAGATATCAAGGCAATTAGTAGTAGGCGTTAATCACATGCCTCTATATCACATGTATATCAAAGGAATTGGTTACTTTATTTCATCAGTCAAAGAAGCTTTGGATGAAATACTTGATTACTATTACCATGTAAAACATGATGGTTTGAATCTTTGGGAAGCTTGGTATCACACAGAAGTTACAGCATTTACGGTAAGGCAGATTGATTTAGATTCTGGAATGGATAAGTGGCATACATTCAAACCACTGTATCTTCTACCTAATGAAAAGATTAGCTAATGAAAACAACTTCAAAAGGAGGTATGAGATGTCAAAGGTCTATACGGTTAAAGGATTCAAAGAAAACGATTTCGTAACACTTACTTTTGTACCAGATTTAGGGCTTTCACTTTTAGCTAGTATCGGAAACTTTTCAGCAACTAAAACTATGGTTAGTCAACCACAACCATTGGAAAGCTTAATTATCGAAGCTGATGAAAATCGTTATGAGCTTGTAAAGAATGCTTCACCTCATGGTGTTTCGCGAAATGTGATTAGGAAAGTTGTAGAAGCAATAGGCAATCTTGATGGATTGCTTAATCCAGATTTCAAAAGGTTATCCGGATTAAGGGAGTTAGTAAAGAACGATTTAGAACCTTCAGATATTACAACACATCAACTACTGAAAGTAGCATATTTTGATGAGCGTAGCAAAAAGTATGCTACTGTTACATTTCGAGTTCCAACTTTTCCGAAATGTTATGAAATCATAGAGAAAGTTGCAAATGATGTCTATGAATTCCAACTACCAAATGGAGAAATAAACATACCTCATCCAGTTGTGTATGCATTAGCTACAAACAGTCTATTTAATGCAGAAACTTCAAATACAGAAAAATTATCGGTGACGTTTACAAACGAACAAACAGTCATGCTTCATTCAGACTCAGAGCAAACATTCCCAAGGCGAATTCAAGATATAGTTATCACTGGAAATGCAATACTTTATGCAAACTATGAGTTTGTTACTAGTTGGAGAGTTTCACCAACAGATCGGTGGGTATATATCAAGTAAGTTAAAGAGGTCATGAATGAAATTCGTTTTGGTTTATGATGAGTATGGGAACGACAGTCTTGAGACATGGACTCTTTATGCTACCAAGATTCCACAATTACCAGATGAAATAGACGATAACTTTATCGATGAGCATTTTGTTAGAATAGTAGAATCTCAATGCTCTATGGACGGAAATATTGATGCTTGTTATGAACGATTTAGTGATGATTCTAAATACCATAGAGTATACTAGTATCATGGGGACTAGGTCGTTCTTAGGCCTAGTCCCCAATAAACTAATTCAATTCCCTAAGGAGTTGCGATGAGTGCACAACCTGAAAAACACGAAATCTTTGATTGGGAGCTACCTTTCAAATTTGGTGAGAATGAATTTGAAACTGAAAGATGGTGTGTCTTAGAAGAGTTTCATATGCCGTTACTTTTCATATCTGAGAGTGGAAACTTGCTATTGCTTCTAGAAGAAGGAGATGACTACGAAGATGAATGGTTGTTAATTAAGTGTCCTATAGCTTTAGCTATTCAATATTTAGCTGGTTCAAAAAGCTTACATGATTTGATTTTCAATTCAGCAACAGATGTTTATCGTGTGCTTTGGAACGTTAACAAAGATCACCTTGATGTTGTAGAGAAAATTTCTTCAGACAAACGTTTGGAGTATCTTATAGCAGGGCTTGACTTAACCTCAAAAATTTATAGGACCAACAAAACAGAATCTCTTTTGAAGTTTTTCACTCAAGAGGTTTAGTTTCGAGTAAAGATTCATTTATATTTTATCAGAAAGAGGATCAGACAGTTTCTCTTGCTTAGCCTGATCCTCGAAGAAACTTTAAAAGGAGGTACAGCATGATGAAAATCAAAGAGAAAATGGAGAGGATCTGGGAGAATCGTCTTAAACTTGCTCTCTCCCTATTTGGAGTAAAGGAGCTAGAGGGTGAAAGACCTTTCCAACCTCATTCTGAAGAGGAGAGAAAGGTAATAGAATTTGTCAAGAAACAAGATCCAGATGTTAAGATTGTTGAAGTTCCAGGTCTATCAGCTTTAGGTATTGTAGGTTTCTATGATGCACGCCATCACAAAGTCTTCATTGAATCTGAACTTTGTGGTTCAGCTCGCATCGGAGCATTACTACACGAACTGGGTCACGCCTTAGACAGAGACTACTTCCTAACTAAAGCTGCTGATTATCCTGTAGATGTTGCTCGTCAGATTGGTGAACTAAGGGTTATCAAGAAGGCTTTCGAACTTGCTGAGGAAGCAGGTGTAAAGTTAACAAGACCAGTAGCAGCTGTCATTATAACAGACCCTGCTTACAAGCTTGGAGTAGCTCGTTATCTACTACCAATTGCAATCAAAGAAGGATTGAAAACTGTTTGGGGCTTATACAAATGGTTCTTCAATCCTTCTAAAGACTGAGGCCTTATGGCCTCATTTTTCTTATTAACAATGTATTTTATTCAACTTTGCAAACTAGAAAAGGAGGTAGACATGGAAAGAAAGACACAACCTGTAACAACCACATCAAATCAAACGGTAGCATCAACTGCAGTTGATCAGAAAACATTACAGAATCTTACAACTTTGAATGCTGATGACAAAATCAAAGTAGGAGAAGATGAGATTCAAAGGATTCTCAAGGATCCAGAAACATATGCTAAAGATCTACAAGAAACTATAGCTGCTGATGTTGCAATTATGAGATCCAAAACAATTCAGATTGCTGGCAAAGAATCTGAAGCTTTACAAAGAAATCTTGATGAATTACTTACAACATTAGACAACATTAAGCATAGCAATGATCCATGGTTTAAACAAGCTTTCAGGAAATGGTTTGGAATTTTTAAGAAGACTGTTGAAGGTCCTGCAAGTCCTCAAGAAATTGTTGAGAAAATCAAAGAGGATCTTCTTCTACATAGAAAAAATGTGGAAGAAGTAACAATTGACCTTATTCAGTTTGTGGAGAATGCTAAAATAGCAGATCAGAAACTAGAAAAAGCTATTCATGCTCTTTCAATAGCTGAGCAAAGAGCCACTCATGCCTTAGATAACATTCCAAAAGATTCACCTCAAAGGATGATAGCAGAATCTAAACTTCATGCTATTCGTACTAGATTGCAAGATTTACATACTACTAAAGGAGTTGTTAATCAAGCAGAACTCACAGCATTACAAATCATTGAAACCAATAGGAAACTTATTGATGCTGTTGATAGGACTTTACATGTTGGAATGATTGCATTACAAGTATCATTAGCTATCACAGCTTCTCTGGATCAACAACAAAAAGCAATTGAAGCTGTAGCTGCAACAAGAGAATTCACTAATAGGTTGATTGAAAACAATGCTAGATTACTCAAGGAACAAACAAGAAGAACAGGAGAGCTTTACAAACAAGCACCTGTTGATCCTAAGAGACTTGAAAAGGCACTCAAGGATATTGTTAGCGCACAAGAGCAACTCAAGAAGATTAAGAAGGAAGCTTTACAGTTATCTAAGCAAAACATAGAGATTCTTGAGACTCTTGGGAAGAAGATAGATCATTATAAAGGACCAATGAGAGAATCTGTGCTTGGGAACAATGATGAAATTACAATGGAGTAGATTGTTAGGGGCCTTTTTGGTCCCTGTTTTTCAACAAAGGGAGGTTCCAAATGAAGACTTTAGTATATGACGAAAAGCAAGTTGAACGATTCTTGGATGAAATTCTTTACAATCCTAACTTTGGTTCAGCAGATAAGAAACAAATTGAGCTAGAAAATCAGGTTTTCTGTATGTGTTTCACAGCACGCACAAAATACCTTGATGGCAGAGAATCATACAACCTCAAAAACAATGAGCAATTCTATAAAGCTTTTATTAGACATAAAGACAGGTTCCTTAGAAAACTTTATGAACGAAACCTTGACACAGTATTTGATAGAGATGGAAAACAACTACCTATAGAGTGTATGGCTGTCTACATAACTATTAATCCAAGAGATACTTATCAGGCTTTATTCAAGCTGCAAAAGTACTGTCTAGATATAGCTTATAGAAATGATACTGCAACAATGAAAAGATTAGATTCTTTAGCATTCAAAAGCTATCATACATCACCGTTAAAACTTGATAGAGTTGTTATTGATTTTGATATAACAGAGAAGAATCCGAAATCAGAATCTCGTATGCTGGATCTCTTGAATCCTATTGCTAATTGTCTTTCATGTATTGTTGAAACAAGAGGTGGTTTCCATGTTTATTTGGACATAAGCAAAGCTGAACCACATGACAAGAAGTATATCTTTCAAGATCTTAGAAAAATTCAATCAGAAGACTTCAAAGAAATTCAAGTTCAAACAGACGCAATGGTTGTGATTCCAGGTACTTTACAAGGTGGATTTAAAGTACGGTTCAGAGATGATTTGATTTAACGGGGGTTCCAAATGATTTTCAAAGATATACAATACTTGCTAAAAAATCCAACAGGAAAGATTTCTGATTTACCTGAAAGAATTCGTCAAGAAATCAACAAGTTCAAACATCTTAGTGTGCTTAAGATTCGTGGTGAATACTACGAAGCTAACACAGAATATCTTAAGACAATTCAACAGATTAGACAGCAAATGGATAAAATGGAAGTTGTAGCAGAAGGTGTGGCTTTTGAAGTTTTTGATGAATTCTATGGAGATATGTATAATCAACTTAAGAATGTATTTGAGAAAAACGTCAATGGTATAAAGAATGCTGGTGGTGGGGAGCTACTTAAAACTTGGATCAGGCTATCTGAATTTGTAGTGCAAGCTGAATCTATTATTCCTTTGAAAGTTTTTGGACGTTTCTGGGCCTTATCTGTTAACGACTTCACAATCTATTTGAAACAAGTTAGACTTGATAAAGCTTCAGAGGTTCTACAGGAACTATATCGTCTTGTGGAATCTTACATTCCGAAGTTGGAGGAGGTATGATTTATGAAAAACTTGAAACTATTAGTGTGGATCTCCAAAGCATCGAGAATCACATAAATGAGTTTAAGAGGATTACTGATGATACTTTGTTTGAAAAGATACTGAAGAGACTTTCACCTTCTAAATATCTTAAAAGAAAAGCTGAACGGTTGAAATCCATCAGATTGAAACTTAAATACATGTTTGTTCGATTGATGATTTATGATAGACAACTAGATTGGTTGATTAAGTATCTTGAGCATGATATGACTCAAACTAAAGATATTGATGTACAAAGCATATCATCAGAAAGAGATCAGTTGATTGTCAAAGCTGTTAAAGATCAGGCAGATCAATCTATTCAGATTATGTATGAAAATGCAAAACTTATCAAAGAATCTATAAACGTTACATTACAAGTATCCTACAGAGTTCTTAAAGAATTCGTATTTACAGAAGAAGAGATTGAGCATTTAGCACATTTTGATCCACCTAAAATTCCAGAACAGGAATTAGAAAACTTAACTTACAAGGAGGTATCATGAGCAACAGAAAGAAACTTGAAGAACTGGCTAATCAACTAAAAAGATTAAACAAGGAAAGAGAGTTTGATCCAACACCAAACATTGATTTATTCAAGACTAGTACACAAAGATTTCTTGAATTACTTAAGGAGGCTACTTTTGTGCTAAAAGAAACATTTGAAGAACTTAAGGAGAAAGCTACGATCAAAAGGAAGTATTACGAAATTGAACTTGGGGATGATCTTATACCTGATGATGCAGGTGTTATTGCTATTAAGAATTCAAAAGGGCAAACAGTAGGTTACATTGTACCGTCTGAACTTGATGATCTTTATGGTGAAGCTTTGGTAACAGCAATCAAAACTTATGTTGACCAACTTAAGAAATAAGATGTAGGTCCTGGAGCCTCGAAGGCTCTGGGGCCTTTTCTGATATTCATTTTTTTTTTGCTCTTTCTTGAAACCTAACCTAATAACCTTATACAACTTTATTACAAAATGAAACGTTTCCAAAGGAGGGTCGTTCAATGATACAACTAGCATTACCACAATCAGAAATCATTCTTCCTGTAACTGGTAAAGCTCTGAGAGTATTACCTCTGACAGTTAAGCATAAACTTCAAATTGCTGAATCTGAATTGCTTACTATGTCATCCAGACTTAAATTCATATCTGAATTAGCATTTGACAGAATTGTTGATAAAGATGTTTTTCAAGAAAACTATGAAACATTTCTAAGAAACGTATATGAGCCAGATATAGAAGCAATATACTATGGAGTTATGCAAGCTACATATAGGAAACCAATACCATTCATCATAACTTGTCCAAAATGTGGTCATGTCAATGAGGTTGAAGTACCTGTTGAGCAACTAATCAAAACTTTGAGAATTAATCAAGGTGGACAAGATAAATACTATCTAGAACAGCATAAAGTTGAAATTTCAGAATATGGACTAACATTTGTACTTAAACTTCCATCATTGTACGACATCATCAAAGTCTTCAAGTTTGCTGAGCAAAACAATTTCAACTTCCTTAAAGAATCTGTTAAAGCAGAATCATTTGAGGATTTGATGCTTAAACTATCACCTTATGCTATACTATCTGGTTTGATTATGATTCAAACCTCAGATGGACAAGTAGTAAAGAATGATACATCAAGTATTGCTCTAATGAATGAATGTCTTGAAGTTTTGCTCAGTCTAACGGAAGATATTCTATCGGAAGTGCATGAATTTCTAGTTAAACTCAAAGGTAAGTATGCTTATGAGTTTGGATTCCAATATATCTGTCAAAATCCAAATTGTGAATCATTTAACAATAGAGAATATCAAGAAGCTACTGTCGACATCCTGAACCAGTTTTTTCCTATCCCCATTGAAAAGTTATTACAAGAGTAATGAATTAAGAACCACCATTCTTCAGCTTGTATACTTCTTATCTGTTGAACCTAAATTCATCTATGAATTAACAATGGACCAACTAACAGATCTTATGGAAGGTATAAAGGATTTAGAAGAACAGTATGGTATCATTGCTAAAAAAGTAGATGAGCATAAGATTAAGGAAAAATCAAGCAAACTTACTATAGATCATAGAAACGCTGAGCATATGATTGATGCTGTTAAAGGTATAGCTGAAACATATGAGCATGCAAAGAAAACGAGGAAACTATAATGAGTGAAATATTTGATTACGGTTTTTCTCCTCAGGAGGATGTGAGAGGATTATCGCCTACCACCTCTCCTCCTCCACTTTGTATTTTCACTCAAGGTTTAGATCTGCTCTATGACAAGATAATGAATGTACTCATGCAAAGGTCAACAGGTATATTCTATGATAGAAACTTCAAATCAGAATTAGAATCTGTTCCATTTGAGCAAGATTCTGATGAAACTAAAGAGCAGATCAAAAACATTATCTATACATCATTGACAACTAACATTGAAAATCTTACAATCGATAATATCAACATCATAGCAGAAAAACGAGATTTTGGTGTTGTTTATACAATTGAGATAAGAATAAGATACAATCAAAAACTACAAACTTTGAAGCTTAAGCTTGATAAATATGGTCTTACGGTAGGTTAGAAGTTATGATATATCGAACAATCTACGGAAGTAACCTTATATCCGAATATCTTGATTTAGTTTACAATAGATACATACTCACTCAGCCAGGAATCTTAACAAACTATTACAATTTTGATCCAGATAATTCTATCTATGATGAAACCAATCAGGTTACTTATGGAACACCTGGTGGAGAATTGAGTGGTATCAAATATACATTAATTCATAATCTTTATCTCCCATTTGGTATGAGGACTCAAAAACAAGAAATTGACAATCAAGAGAAAGGTGTCAATGCATATGATACTAACTTTCAAATATTTCTACCATCAGTTTATCATATAAGACCATTCAGGTATGATTTAGTAGCTTTTAGACCAGACCCACAAGGTGATACTCAGGTATTTCAAGTTGCTGGTATTGAAGAATCAACTCTTTCCAATAATCCGAGAAACTTTGGGTGGTATCTAAATCTTAAACCAACCTACCTTAAAGAAGACCAAATTCATATAAGCAAAGAAAAAGCTTTCGATATTACAACCAATACGATTCAAGATATCGATGTATACAACAAAAGGTTGAAACTTTTCATATTAGCAGACAAACTAAACAAGAAATTAAGGTCATATTACAATGAAATAGTTAATAGCTTCATTGATGAAATGAATCAAATCTACAAAGGTTTTGAAAATCTGATTATAGACGTCAGACCTTACATACAGAAATATTTTGTGGATCAAAACTGGCTTTATTTTTCTAAGAAAGATTCAAACTTTGATAAGAATTGGCAAACATTTTTGCTCACTAAGAATCCAGAGGTTCTTGGATTGGATAAAAGTACACCTTTTGATCCAACAAACATTGAAACTAAAACACCTCCAGAACCAGAAATGGTTGATACTTTATCATTGCTAGATACATTCATTTTCGTATACAAACTAAAACATTGGTTAGAGGGAGAATATGATGAATAAGGAAGTTAGAAAGGTGAAAATTTTTGATAGACAACTAAACAAAGATAAAATGAAATCTTTAGCTGGTGAAGTTCATATTAAGGTTATCGATAAAGATGGTAACATTATTGATACTAAGAAACAAAACACTGTTGTAATAGCTGGTAGAAATGCTATGATGCAAAAAATGACCGGTATTACTTACACTATTCAAGATGATGCTGGAAATAACATAACCGATGCAAAAGACTATGTATTGAATTTCTTTGCAGTTGGTTCAGGTGGTGCTCCAACTTCTGATCCATTTAATCCTACATCCCCTAATCAGAATGATTACAAGCTTGCAAACTATGTATATATTTCTGACCCAAATGAACATGTAGCTAATGATAAGATTCATAAGCTTATTGATAGCAAGACATTCAAGAATTCTACAACATTACTTGTTGCTTTTACACTAGATTTCAATGAAGCAAATCCAAAACAAGCTGGAAATGGTGACAGAGTTTTCATAAATGAAGCTGGATTATTTCTAACTACAACAACAGATACAACTTCTGTAGATTCGTTCATTATGCTTACAAGAGCTACTTTTTCAACGGTGGAGAAAACACCTGATAGGAAGTTGGAGTTTGAATGGTTCATCTATTTCTAAGAGGGTTTACAAATGAAATTCGATAAGGATATACTGCATCTCTATGAGAAACTAATACGGGATCCTAGTTTGGATCCCGTATTCGAATCACTTTATCTTTCTGCAAAAGGTAAGTTTCAAGATCTTTTTGATAAAGTGTTTACTATAGATCATTACGAAGATGTTTCAGAGTCTTATAGAAAACTCAAAGAATTTTTCATAGATAGGTATGCTAAACTCTATGCTCTTGCTTCTTATACAAATAGAAAGCATACACCTTTAATGCAACTTCCAGAATTTGCAGTTGACTCAATCTTTGAAACATTAGGGTTCTCTTTTCATAAGCAATTGAAATACGATGATAAGAAGTTAATTGTTCAGAGTATTGTTGAATTAATTCAAACCAAAGGAAGTAAGAGTCTTGAATATGTATTGCAAATACTTCTTAGATATACGGACATAGAGCTCATAGATCTTGATTTAGTATTAGATTCAAATGGTAACTGGAACTTAATCAATCCGAAAACAGGTTTTAGATATAGAATTCATCAAATACAAGATAACCATTGGTTAACGGATCTGGAGTTACTAAAGAAAAGAGTTAAATCTCAATCTCTTCCCTCTCAGTTTAGAACACCATTCTTTACATTAACAGCAAACAAAGTTAACCCTGATGATGTGACTACCATAATCTTATTCATCAATATACTTGTAAGAAATGAACTGCGAGAGTATTTGAAAACTGGAACATTCAGAAGCCAAATCTTTCTAGATGCATTTGACATAGCCATATCTTTAACTGAATTATGGTTGTTTGTTGTCAGTATGTATTCAACATACATTAAGCTTACAGTTGGTGAAGATTATCTAGCTTCCCATCCTGACAGTTTAGTCGTTTTTGATGAAGATATAGAAACTAAAACTGATGTATTTAATGCAGTCTCACAGATATCAAATCAACAGCTAAAAGAACTGACTTATGAATTTTTCATGAAAAACTATGATAGACTTGAAGATGTAACTTATGAAGAATTTGATTCTTATCTAGCTTCCACATGGGATGATTATTATGCTCTTGAAGAAGGAGTTAGAAAATCTTACATAGGTTCAGCATTTTTCTATCTGAAACTTAGTAAACACAAAATGGCTCAGTTTTACATAGAGCATCTTTGGAAACAATTGACACGTCTTCCTAAAGACTACATCGAGAAATATGTTTCATGTTTGGAAGACCCGTCAAAAGGTCTACTATACGTATTTTATGACCATTTTACAAAGAATTGGAACGATAAATCTTCAGAAATTGTGCAAAAAATCATCAAAAATGCTGAAGGTCAACTAAGCTTAATCAATCCTAAGCTTGTTAAGTTCAAAGATAAGATTGTTGAAAAGTATAATGATGGTGAAATAACAGCCGATGATATACAGAAACTCATAGCTTATTTTTTGCTAAAGCTTGCTGAATATCTTTTCAAACAATATGTCATAAAGTTTCCAATTGACATATATTTTGGTATTGCTTTAAACTTCTATACTAAGGACATATTAGAAAGGACAATAGACGAGTTAAAGCCAGCATATGCAAGACCTGTCTTTGGTACTAATGTAACAAAGTTTGAGTACGATAATCCTCTTCTAGAATCGATTAGATATCTTTTAGAAGACTTAATGGTTCTACTTCAGAAGTTATATGATGCACAAAAGTTTTCAGAATCAACCAAAATAACACTTAAGTTTGTATTTGCTGATTTGCTAAACAACTTTAGTCATGTTTATAAGTTTTTTGACCCAAATTTTGCTACAAATATATTGAATCAAGGAAAGGTTATTAAAGTTAACTGTTGTAATACTCTAGATCCATATTGTTTATCAACTTACAAAGATTTACGAGATAAATGGTTATGCTGTAATGATGAAAGAGTTACATCCTGTAATTGGTGTCTGTCAGAAGAAGAGGAAAAACGTCTTGCATTTTACAACCAATCTGTTTATGAAGAAGCTATCTGCAATATGCTTCCTGAATCAGATATACAGTTTAAGAAAGTAATAGCTGAAAACCCAAGATGCATACAAAACTGTATGTATGATGGAGTTTACAATAAGAGTACTTATAACGAATCTGTTTACGATACATCTTCAAGTTCATCTGAAGATTGCAATCAAAACTACATACATGACGGTTCTCTCATACAAACAATGAGATATTGGACACAGAAGAATCTTCCAATACATGACACATACAATGAAGCTATCTTTGATTACTCACTTTATAACAATGATAAAACAAAAGAAAACAAAATCAAGATCTATGGTTACGTAGAACTATCAACCTTAGAATATACAGATTTCGTTTATGACTATTCTGATGATAAATATCATCCATTCAATACAACATACTTTGATAAGTATGAAATCCTTCTGAATGATGAAATCGAAAATTGGTTATTGGATGCAATACAAGATAGACCATCCTATTCAGTCCTTAACATAATAGATGATCTTAAGAATCACCCAATCCTATCATATCTTATGGTTCATGGAGAAATCCTTAATCAAATAGTAAAACAGAAGTTTCAAGAAACACTTACATACAACGATAAGTGCACTATCGTTAACCAGTTAATAAGATTCAAAAGTATCTTTGCATATACAGAGAAGCAGCAAATTCTATTAAATGGTTTACTTTCCGATAAAGTCCAAACTAACGACTATCTTTGGATATATGGCGTAGGACAAGGACTCTATGACGACTTAGCATCACGCTATGATATCGCGACTGTATATTCGTAGAACAAGTTAATAGACTTTAATCGTTAACTCTGTGGAGGAACAGATCAAAATGATAGTTGGAAATACGGCAGGAGTTTTCAGACAAATCATAGACCAATCTCAATATCCAGAATCTATAGGAGTTAGCACATCAGCTGCTATTGCATTTACATCAGAAAGAGGAATTGACAACACATGGGTTCTGATTTCTGGTGGACCAAAAGAGTTGCTTGAGACATTTGGACAGTTAGATGTAGTAAAAGAAGGACAAGCTTACCTCAATGCATATAGATTCAGCTCTGTTTCTGGCGCTCTCTATGCTATGAGAGTACTTCCAAACGCTGATGATTCAGGCATTACAAACCCTGCAAAATTTGCTCATATAGTGCTAACAATTGCAAAAGATGCAGATCATAGTGAAATTCAAACTGTGCTTCCAATCTACTATAACAAAGATAAAACAACATCCAATACCGTAAATGATGACAAAAGAAAAGATGCCCCTACAAGATTTACGTCTTTAAAATTCACATTGCCAGACGGTTCTACAACTAACACTAATATTTATGAGTATATTGCATCAAACTTCACATTAGATGATACTGAGAAGTCAGACATACAGAATGATACAAACCTGAAAGCTGCATTTCTTGACCCAAAAGGAATAAGCGAGTTAGACCCAACCTTGATTCCATTCACCATATTCTATGCAATTGGTAGAGGTGATTGGTATAACAAGATAGGACTAAGAATAACAGCAGTTCCTAATGAACCTGAGGTATTCTTACTAGAAGTATATGTTAACACTGATAATGGACCTATGACTGTTGAATCATTTTACGTTTCTTGGAATCCATCCATTGTAGATGGAACAGGAGAAACTAAGTTTGTTGATCATGTAGTTAACACATACTCAAGATATATTAGATGTATGACAAACAAAGATCTTCTTCCTATATTGAATGCTCCATCTTCCACAACTGTAGATGGTAGAACTCTCACAGTAATAGAAGATATCCTAAGAAATACAGCTTTTGCTATCGATACGTACAATACATCTAGCCCATTGTATGATTTTCAACTCATGTATGGAACTGATGGTGATCTTTATCAGAACGGAATTCTTAACAGGACTGTTTACACTCAATGTCTTCTTAATGCTTATAATGGATCATATGATGGTAGTATCTTGAATAAAGAAGAAATCGTAATTGACTTACTTATAGATGCAAATCATGATATATCTGTAAAACAAGCAATGGTAAATCTTGCAAAGAAGCGTGGAGATTGTTTCGTCGTTCTTGATTTACTACCTGCAGGAGATGTTAATGGAATACTAGATACAATGAAGACTAAGTTTGGTTGGCTCAATACTTGGATGGCTGCTATTTATGCTCCATTTACAATCATTAAAGATCCTACAACTGGTCAAGAGATTAAAGCATCTCCATCTTATCATGCATGTTACATCTATCCATTAAATGATCAAGCTGGATTCTGGAAAGCCCCTGCAGGTTTAAACAGAGGAACACTCACAGATGTTGTAAGACCTGTAGTTGACATACCAGCATTACCAGATGTGCTTGAAAAACTATACAACAATAGGATTAACCCAATCGTTAAGAAACGTGGAGTCTATGTATTCTATGGTAATGAAACAACACAAAGAATTTCCTCTGCATTATCAGATATTAATGTTGTAAGGACACTCTTAAAGTTAGACAGAGATATTAGCAAATTCTGTGATGAATTCATTTTCGAAGATAACACACCTGATACCTGGTTGAAAATCGAAGAAGGCATAAGAGAGATACTTGCTAGATATAAGAAAGAAGGAGCTCTTTACTGGTACGACTTAGAAGTAGGTGCTACAGAATACGAAATCAAACATCATATCGTTCATGTAAACGTTTATGTTAAGGTCGTAAAAACAATCAAAGCTGTAAACCTTGTTTACACAGTTAAGTAAACAATGATGGAGACCTAGGTGAATAGCTGCCTAGGTCTCCATATCCTTTTATCGAGGGTGGTTAAAATGTTTATCTCTTATCTCTCACATGGTGCACCCAAGATTGACCAAGATTCAGATAAACTTATATATGCTCATGATCCAGCAATACTTGGTTACTTTGGTGTTTACTTTGAAGGAATTAGAAACCTAGATTCAAGAATATTTGATAACACTGTAAATCAATATGCAATTGAAACTAATTCTGATATACGAAATCCAAAATTAGTTGAAGATTCTCTAATGGCTTATTGTACATCTGTTGAAATACCAGAATTAAGTTTGAAAATTATCGACAAACAAACAGTACAATATTTTTCCATAAAGATACCATCAACCATTGACTATGGTTCTCAGAATGTGACATTCAGATTCTATGATACATCATCTGGTATAGTTTCAAGATTCATAAGAAACTGGTTCTTTGCTTTGAGGAGACCAGACAAACATTTTCCAAAGAAGTATGTTACTAGACAGAAGATTCAAGGAAAAATGATGCTTAAATGCAACGCCATACTATTTGCTACTGATCCATCTTTATCTGAAGTAACCTTTGCCTGTGGTTTCTTAGGTTTAATGCCTACAAACTTACCAATAGCACAGTATGCTTCTGATGTGCAAACAAGAACTTTTGCTATACTTTCACAAACATTTTCTTTTGACAAAATAGTTGTTGATGATCACATATACAATTTTGCTTACAATAAACTCCTTCCAACATTAGCTTCTCATGATGGAGTTGTACAATGGTCAACATAAATCAATCATTGAAGAATGCATTTAAAAGTGCAGAATCTTATGCCTCCAATTTCGTGTCAACAGCTAAAGATATGTTTTCAAATCTTGTTAACCCGGAAGTAAATGCAGAAATATTAGGTACATTTGCTGAAAACCTATTATCAACTAAACTTGAAGAAATTAAGAGTAAACTTGAAAATAAGATACAACGGATTGATAAGTCATTTTCAACATACATCAAAATGATAGAAAGTAATTTTGGAGTTTTTACAGTAGCCTTCAGTGGTAATGGAGAATGTGATTATCCACCTCATCTACTTCAAGATCCTTATATTACAGGCTATTATTACGTAACCATAGATCCCCCATCTAGCATCGTAAAACAAGTTAAATTTGATACAGTAAAGTTTAGGCAGAAACTTGGTTTTCTTTGTAGAGAAACTCAACTACCAACATTAACAATGAATCATGTTGAAAAGGTTGGTTATGGAGGTGTTAAGCAACAAGTTGTAGCTAATGTAGATTATGAAAGAACTGTAAGCTTAACATTTTATGATACATATAACCTAGAAGTGTATAAGTTTTTCAAAGCATGGTTTCTGTCTATCTCTGATTTGAAAACAGGACTACATCTTTACAAAAATCAATCAGATTTTAAAACTTCAATTGTTGTAGTACATGCTGATCCAAAAATGACAACTATTGATTTAGATGTATTTGTAGGTGCACATCCATCTCAGCTTCCTTTAGTGTCACAATCTAGAGATCTTGCAATTAGAGAGATTCAAGTAACTTTCCAGTTTGATATGTGGTTACCAACCAAGTAACCTAACCTAATAACCATATACAACTTTATTACAAAATGAAACGCTTCCACTCATTTAATAGGAGGAACTTCATTTATGGCGAGCCTTAAGGATTTTCTAAGAAATGGACTTACAGGTACATGTGAAAACACCTATCAATATGATCCATTTATCAAAGGTACATTCTTTGCATTTATCAGATTACCAGAAATACTTGATTTATCAGATTTTGAAGATCTATTTCCAAGAACAGTTTTAGCTGTGACTCTTCCAACACCTACTATTACAGAATTAGAAGCTATTGGTTTAGGTGGATTAAGAACACTTCATCCTGGACAACTTAGCTTAGGAAATGACCTTCCTATAAGATTAAGAGATACTTATGAGCTTAAAGTAATCAAAGCAATTGGAAAATGGCATGATAGCATTAGAAGCTATAGTACAGGACTTGCACAAATTGAACCGAGGTCTTCTAATTACAAAGGAACACTTGATCTAATTATTACATCACCAAGTGGAAAATATGCACCATTTGGAGTCACATTCATAGGTGTTTGGCCTACAACGAATCCTCTTAATGCTCTTGGTGCAGATATCAATGATGTTGCAATTGCTGAAGTTGATGCAACATTTAAATTCGATTTGATTTGCAAGATGGACCCTACAAAGGTTAAGAAGTATATTCAAGAAATAGATATTGTTGACTTCTAAGAAATAGGCAAGGGATCAAATTCTGGTCCCTTGCCTTTAACATTGTTTTAGAGAGGATGCATAATATGATAGATAAAGTAATCACAAGAAAAGCTGGATTTGATGTAAGTGAAACTGGAAGCATAACATACGATAACACACCACTTGTTTCAGGTTATACTTTTATTCACATACGAGTTCCTGAGTGTGTAAAAAGAATAGTAACCAATTATGAAGAATTGGAGTATGTATTAGCTGCAAATGCACAAGCCAGCGATTTACCTTCTAATACGATTACATATGAACCAAGAGAGCATGGACGTGGTTTAAGAACTATGGTTCCAATGGGAGAAGACGCTGGACATGAATTTTCTATCAGATTTTATGAGAATGTCCAGTTTGATGTATTCAACATCTTAAGCATTTGGTATTCATGTATTCTAAATCCAGCTACATATAGACCTCTACTAAAGAAAAACTTTGGTGAATCTTGGTTAGAGTTAATTAAAACAACTGTTACTGTCTACATTCTTCCTCAAGATTTCTTAAACAACCCAGATTCATTACTGATTTATAAAGCTTATGGTGCATCAATTGCTTCTTTGAATAACTCTGATTTTCAACCTGATGTTTCTCAGAATAATATAGTTGTCCTTAATGCTACATTCCAATCTGATAGGTTCATACCGTTAACAAAATCCTTAGCTGATTTGTATGGTCTAAGTAAAGTTTATGCTAAATCAGTAAGAGATTTACATGTAGGACTTAAAGAACTAACAGATTATGCATATGATACACTCATTAAAGCTTTGTTAGATCTTGAAACCAGTATCAATAAGCAAACCTAACCTAATAACCTTATACAACTTTATTACAAAATGAAACGCTTCCGCGATATGGAGGTTTAGAGATTTGATTTCAAGAGATCAAATACTACAAACATTGCTAAATGAATTCAAATCAAAGTTTGGATTTCAGATTGACTTTGATAATCCCAACCTTGAAACTTGGTTGGTTCAGACATTAAGCATTCTTGATGAAAATCAACTTATGTACCTTTCATTGCTTATGAATGAATCCTTTTTATCGACAGCTGTATTACCGAGCACAATCAAGAAATTTGCAATAGATTATGGTTACAGATACAAGACAGTTCAACCAGCTACAGGTTATGTGGACTTGTATATAGCTTACAATAATTCAACTAACATTGATGCTATAATCGATTATGATACAGAATTTCAAACAGATGATGGAATTACTTATATTCCACAATACAAAGTTTACATTACATATTCAAAACATACAAACATAGCCAATATAATAGCTTATGATGTTGCTGGTAATAAGTTTGTGCTTCCTTATACTTATGAAGTCATAAGCAAAGATGACACATACTATAACGTTATACATTTCCAACTTCCAGTAATACAAGCAAAAAGAGAAATCTTATCTTTCATCGTAAGTCCCTCTGATGTAGTAAACTACAAGTTTCCAACCTATACAATTCCATTTCCAACAGAAGGGCAATTAAGTAATCTTAATGTTTATGTTTCTGGAGTTCCTGCAGAAAGAAAATCCTTCTTATTTGAATTGGACCCGGACAAATATTCCTTTGTGCTTCTTGAAGCTGCAGATGGATATCAACTCATTTTTGGTAATGGTTTGATTGGAAAAAACCCAAATCCTGGGGATACGATTACAGTTGAATTACTTACTTCTCTTGGTTCTAAAGGAAATGTTTATGCAAACACATTAAGCCTTACACAATCCATAATAAACAAAGCTACTGGGAATCCATTAAACATTATAGTACATCATCCAGATATCCTTAATGGACAAGATGCAGAGAACCCAAATGATATAAGGCTTAATACAATCAAACAGCTTCATAAGAATGACAGATTGGTTACTCATAAAGATTTTGAATTCTTAGCAAAGGATAAGCTTCCTTTTCAAGATGTAAAAACTATATTCACAGTTTCTGATTTATTTGTGAATGAAATATGCATGTTTGGATTCTTCACATATAAAGGTAAACTTGTTAAAAGTTTAACAGGTAAGCTTACAACTGAGAGTGTTAAAGTCAAACAGTTTACACCTGTTTATCAAAACAACCTTGAAAGTGTTGATTTATCAGAAACTAAAGAGAATGAAGATGCACTAGAGTTTGTAGTACCATTTGAAATAGATATCAATACAGACACTATGGTAGGTATTGTTTACTATTATCCACATATGTCAAACATAAACTTCAAAGTTGTCCAGGAAAGTTATTACTCTGTAGATCATCAATCATATGCAAAACTAAACCAAGCTTTATTTGTATATGACAAAAAGGATAGACAACCAAAACTGAGACTTAACTATCTCTTAAACGTTAACGAATTTATGAGCCCTGAGGATAACATTCAACTTGAAGTAAATCTTACACAATCAGGTAAGACTTATAATCTTTCGTATAACAAAGCTTCATTTGATACAGTTAGCAACATATTAACAATTGATGTCGATTTACCTGACACTCTAACAGAAGATTTCATTACAGGTACAATTGCCCTTAAGTATAAGTATGCAACGCAAACAGAATATGAAATGATAAACTATGTAGAATTGTCACCATTCTATGCAAAATACAACATTTCAGCTTATACACCAATCAAAGTGAAATTTGAAGATAAGAAATACATAGTTTATGGTGTTCCTGCTATAGAATACATTGAGGATATTATCGAGCATCTTAATCAACTTTACATATCAGGAGTATCTTACATAGAAGAAAGAAAAATGTTAACCAATAAAGTTGCAATAGCTTTTGGCAAAACCGTTGGATTGCTTATGAATAGCAATCTATCAAGATCTCCTCTCAATTCTGCAAAACCTGGACAATTTGAGATTCCTGTTAAGTTGCATATCAAAGCATATGTGCATACAATGGAAACATCTAGTGCTATACAACAGAGAATCAAGAAACTTGTAATGTCATTCATACAACCAAGTTTTGATATAGATATCATCAGAAGTACAATTGTTAAGATGCTCTATGATAATCTTGATTATCTAAAGGATGTGGAAGTTTACATTGTAGACAAGAATGGAAATCTTACAGAAGAAGATATAAGCATTCATATAGATTCTTACGATATTCCAAAAGATCAGGTTCTAACTTTTGTACCAGAAATTATTGGTCTACAAGAACCAGAAGTTGAAGTTATCTATGTTTAAGGAGATATGAGATGAAAGAAAGACTTTCATTTAGATTCATAAGCAATGTTTATGTATCAAATCCAACCAACTTCAAGGATAGATTTTTCTTCACGTTTAATGAAGAAAAACACAAAACATACTTAGAGTTATACAGACAACAAATAGTATCAGAAACTATGAAAACATTGATGACAAACTTCAATCAGAAGGTGCCTGCTTTATTGGCACCTTCTGTAGTTTACCTTCGTGAATTCGAATATCAGTTTACAGAAATGTTTTGGAGAAATGTACTAGAGAAAGATCTTCTATTGCATAATGTAACTATATCATGTGGTGGTTGTATTGATTGTATCATTGACCAACTTTTTACGAATGTATGGAATCAGCAAACATTAGAGACTATAGGATCTCTTGTTAATGAGTGTGTTTCTAATGGTTCTCCATTAGATCGTGATAAGGCTGGACTGTTTGCAATAATGTACAATATGGGATACAGACCAATAGATTTTGCAGTCACAAACTTCCATGACTATCAAGCAAGTTGGATTTCTTTATCATCTTATGTAGCAAATGCAGTATTCTATAGTTTGCTTGTATTTCTAGATTCATACATCACATTAGATAAGCTTAACTTACAAGTTCCTGATGCTTGGTATGATATTATCAAGAAAATGATTGCTTCAAAATTTGAAAGCAACATATATGATGAGGATTCGTTAAAGAAGTTTCTTATAGCTAAAAAGATTGTTGCAAGTATACAACCTTACATCCGTTACCTGTTTGATGTCTTGAATCCTGATGATTCATGGGAATACTCATATTTTGCAAAAATAGCTTTGCATAAGACTTTGATTGACTTAGTAAATCAAGTAGTTAACTCCTCTGATATAAAATCTGCTATTGAGTCGTTTGATTTTAATACTTCATTCACAAATCATTATGCTAAGATTAAGGATGAAGTAGAATGGCAACTCAAGAGATTTGATAAGACGAAAATACAAGATTACTTCAATCAAGTTATCAATGAATCTACAGAAGATAAACATATTCATCCTGCATTATACCCTGTTTTTCAAGTAATCTGTGAAGGACAAGATATTCATTCTAAAGATGATTTTAGCTATAGTTACAATAGTTTAAGAGCTATACAAGAACTTTCTAACTTTGATAATGTTAACATCGATGACTATGTATTAGATAGTATTACACATAGCTATGATACGCCAAACAAAGATGCATGGTTGTCATTCATAAGAAACGATTTGTTGAATTATGTCAACAACCAGTTATCCAAGGATATTGAAAAACATCAAGCTGAAGATTGGTTCTTTGAAATCTATAATAACGTATACAAGATAGTTGTAGATACACTTGCAACAAGTTTTACAATTCTTACTCAACCACTAATATCTGAATTAAGAAACAAATATAATCTATCAGCTATTGAAGAATTAGAGCAAACGATTAACAGTGCAGTTTACGTTGTTTTATACCAACATGCACAATCAAGCATTCCTAAAATCACTCAAGCATTTCTTAAGGCAAGAGAAGGTGTTGACATATCTCATGAATTAGATAATCTTGCAAATGGTGATAGCCTTCATTTAACAAAAATACTCCAAGAAACATTCTCAAAAGCTATTGATGGATATAGACGTTACATTGACCTCAATGAACCAAAATATGAAATTAAGCAATCTATAGCGAATGTGCTCTATAACTTTGCAGGAAATACTCAATTGTTATTCGATACTCTTGCTGGTAATCTAGATTTTCTTCAAAGGTTTGATCATTATTATGGCCAATTTGAAAATGCATTTTTCAATAAGCTTAAGTATGATCTGAAAAAGTTTTATCATCAGTTAGAGCATGCATATATAGGTCATTTCTACCTTAAGCTTGTTGAACTAGATTCAATATCGTATGTAATGTTTCCTGTAATTGATCTGTACAAAGAATACAAACTGATGGAATACATACTTATAGGTACAATTAATCTTGATACTTTAAGATATCACGCTATCAATACAACAGAATTTCCAATACATCTTAAGACAAATTACATAATGCATAATAAGCTTAATGAAGATATGTTGCATAAAGAAGACTATAGAAGAATGATGTTGTCAATGATTCACACCTAGTTCAATTGGTAACCTAACCTTATAACCATATACAACTTTATTACATTTAGAAACGCTTCCGAGGATTTTCACTATGAAGTATTTTGTACAGAGCTTGATACATCCTTATGCATACCTTAATAATCTGGAAATTGAATTATTCAAAGGTTTGAATCTAGACTATGATACCAAACAACAAGCTTTAAACTTTCTAGTGTTGAATGTCTGGTTCGATAATTTTGAAAAACAGATTGTTGACTTAGGTTTAGCATATTATACAGTTAAACAATATTTTGAAAACAATGATGATTTTATCATTGTTGTTGATCCAGAATTTACACTTAGAGAAGAAGCTTTAGCGCACATAACAAGATTCTTTCCATCTCTAGAACTCAAGATACCATTTTATACGAAATCACCTCCCAAAGATCGAATAATTCAATCATTTGAAGATTTCAAAGATGGTTCAAAGATACTCAATACAGCTTTGTATCTAACCTTGAAGTACTGCAAACCTAACCTACAAACAATAGCATATAATTTCGAGCAAGTTAAACAAGTAGGGAGAGTGCTATAATGTTTGACTATGTAGAAGCTGTTAAGCAAACTTACAACAACTTTCTTACTAAACAACAGGATTATATGGCTATCACATTGATTAACGATACAACCATTGATACATATATGACATCAATCAATAACCTGTATCTACTGAAGTTTGATCCTCAGTATCAACTAAGGACTATTGAATTCATTCCTCCTGATTTCCCTGAGGAGATTTCTGTATTTCAAGGAAACCTTTTAGCTCTGTTTGATAAGCAAGAAGATATTCCATATGTTAAACGATTCCTTGTTGAGTTAGACAATATGAGTAGATTATATCCAGCATTACAATCGTTGTTTAACATTGCTTTATTTAGGAAGGAGTAAGAAGTTATGGAACTGATAAAATCTGTGAAAAGTTTTCTGAGAAACTCTCCTTATGTTGCTAAAGGAAAAGAGATATTACACAGGACAACCAAGAGTGTTTTAGCTCCTATAATGAGAACGACAACATACAAATACTTCAAGAAGATATTAACGGGTTCATTACCAAACTTTCCACCTTCTTTTATTCCAGGAGCTTCTATTCCACCTACAGTTTGGAATTCACAAGTAAGAAAGATACTTAAACCTGTTGGTGGGATTTTAAGAAGGCCTACGTTTCAAATCTATAATCCACCTCAAGCAGCTATTGTGGGTGATCTAGTTTTTGGTGTACCACCTGAATATCTATATCCAACAACATTAGCAGGAAAAGAATACATAGACAATCCAGAAGAGCTATTCAGATTCTTTATTATTAAAGATGTTGGTCAGATTCAGCTACCAGAAGAATTGAAAGGTGGTAAATCATTCTGGCAATTTGAATTTGAATCAAAATGGGATGATTTTGCAGAATTAGTAAACTTTATACTTGCAAGTGGTCAAGTATATGATAGAGTATACCAGCTTGGTGATAAGAAACCAATCAAATTTGCTATTGATAACAATGAATTCCAATTTAGTTTTAGCAATAGCTATACAGACACATTTCTTGAAAGAATGAATAATGTGTTATCTCAACCAGCAAGACAAATAGCCTATATGTATGGTGGTACATTACAATCGGCTATTAAGCAATTTGGTGATTGGGTGAAACAACTAGGTAATAGCTCTGTACTATTAGCTCCTTTAACTGGAATGTGGAATGCTGCAGAAAAAATTGCTAGTTCAATGTCAAATGCAAACGTCCCAGAAGGTGTAAGACAATTCTTCACAGCGTTGAATACAGGTTCTAGAATTGTCTTTCCTAAAATTTGGCAAGGTTCAAACTTTAGTAATCAATTTACAATAAGGACAACATTGTTTGCTTTATCTGATGATCAAGATGAGATAAGCAAAAGAATTCTTGTACCATTAGCAATAATTCTTGTATTATCAACACCTTTAGAACCTGAAAAAGATGGTAGTGGTGGATACTTTTATAGGTTTCCGTTTGTAATCAGATGTGAAATCGAAGGTGTTAGAGAAATAGAAGCTGCTGTAATTACTAACTTAAGAATTGGTTTAGGAGGAGAAAGATCATTTTATGATGTTGAAAAACGATATTTAGCAGTAGATGTTGAATTCGAAGTGATGGACGTATATGATACAATGATTACGACAAGAACTGGACAACATCCTTCTATTGTACCTACAACATCTAAATGGTTCCAATATTTATCAAACTTCATTAGAGGAACAAAAACTTAAGTTTGGTTCTTTTAATCCTTACATACCAATAATGGTATAAGGGAGGTAGACTATGGCTGATGTACAATTCCACTATGTTGATGGTCCAATGATTTTTGTAACAACACCTTTATATCAGCTTGAAAAGAATCCAAGACAAACTTGGATGGGATTACAACACACTTTAAGAATCTGTTATTGGAATGATATTGAAGATTACGAATTACTATTACATTTCATTGTGACAGATCAAATCGATATTAGATCAAGAAGAGATTCATTTAGATCTGAATTCAAGTTTCTTCTAAACTATGAAGAAGTTGTCACATTTGCAAGTGATATAAGGGAGGTTGTGCCTCAAATTATGCAACCTTTAAGCGCTGGACAAACCACTTCAGTATTCATGATACCTGTTAAGAATAGAAACTTTAAAATACAGGGTTTTATCGACCCTGCAGGACGAGTTAGAGTTGGTATAGAGCTTGAAAAGCCTCATGATAATCTAAAAGCAAGATTTTCAATGAGTCTTAACAAATTCAGAGAATTTATAGCTGCTGTTAATGCTTGTGTTAATAACTGGCATAATACTCTAACTTTGTCCTATTATCAGTTTTCAAGATTAGGGAAAGGTATTGTCCACATTGAGAAAACCTTATCACAAAGAATTGCTCAATTGGAATCTAAACTGGAATCTTTAACCACAAGCAATAACATCATAACAAACATAGATGTTAAAGCAACTGATTCATCGACAGTTAATACTCAAGAAATAACAACGGAAAATACCAAAGAACATGAAGAAATCTTTGAAATAGATGTATCACAACAAATGATGAATATTAATACAGATAAAGTTAAAGAGAACGAGCAAAAAGTTATAGACAAAATTGATGAAATATTTAGCAATAAGATTCAGAAGAAACTACAAGAAACTAAACTACCTTTGAGTCTGATAGATCACATTTCACAACTTAAACCATATATACTTGAAACAGATAATCTTTTTGGATTTGTTGCATCTAATCAAGAAAAGCTTAAGGAAGTATTACTTAAGTGTGGTGTATCTGAAACCTACATTGACTCACAGAGTAAACTAATAGCTTTTATGTATTCTCTTCGTGATCTTCTAAAAGGAAAGGAACCAAAGAGTCCTCTTGAATTCTTCATTCAAGAATTACTTCATAACAAGGAGGTAAGTGCATAATGTCAAGAGTACAATCTCCAAACTTTAAGTATATTCCATCAAGATGCTATACATTGAAACTTAAACTATGGAATACTCCTACTAAAATTGTTGTATGTGCTAACAAAGTTGAACCAGAAATAGAATATGTGATCATCAAGACAAAACATCCAGAAATTGATATGTTTCAGATACATGATGAAGAAACATTAAAAGCTTTCTATAAACTCTTTGGTATCAAGTATAACAATTATCGTTCATCAAAACTTGATATAAGAATGCAATTTCTAGGACATATAACGAATCCCAAGAGTAAACTTGTCTTCAATGAATCTATCATATACAATTGCTATAAACCAAGTAAGAATGTTATAATCCGGAACAAAACAACTCATTATGGAATATGGAACGAAGAATATGAAACACTTTTCTTGATAATTGAAAGACAGATGTTTAAGGATAATAGAAAGGTAGCCAGAAGTATTGGATGTCTAATTTCAAAACGAGATACAATCGTAACTCTTTGGAATGTTATTTAGAGGAGGCAAGTAATGTATCTATTTGCTAATGAACTACCATCTCTGATAGTTATGGATATCTTAACGTCTATTGCTGTTAAAGTTAAAGATCACCTATATCATAAACCAAAACATGTGATACTTGGTCATTCAACAGCCGTACTTAGACAATGGCAACAAATGAAACTTTATGAGAATGACGAAGAGAGGGAGAGAGAACTTACGTCTCCCTCTCTTCCTATTCTTTCCATTGTACCTAACGATTTACAACCAGATCAAGCACCATTTGCATGGCATAGAGATTTAGCATCCATAAATAGAAGAATGGGATTTTGCATTATTAGGACGGATGATTTCATGATTAAATACGTTCCTTATTTGTATACTATCAGGTTCAGCATGATATTCACAGGAAGAAGTTTCCCTGATGTAACTGATGCCAAGATAGCTGTAGAAGAATTATTCTCTACAAGGCAGATGAATGAGTATGAAATCACAAGCCTTATAGCTCTACCAGTTTCATCTATTGAAAGTGTTGTAGATCCATCTATATTAACTTCAATTCAGGCCTACATACCGAAATCAATGATTAAACTCATTGGAGAAGAAAGATACACTATTCCATTTCAACTTAGGTATTTCTTAAGATGTATGGGGCAATCTGAGAATTCACAACTGTTTGGTGAGCAAGGTTTACCAAACTATTCTGTTAGTTTTGATTTTGAATTGATAGTAAACCTTCCAACAAAAGTCTATATGGAGTATGCAGGAAAAATTTTGCAGATTGATTGTAAGTTACATACAAATACAGATTATGAAAGTGAATCTGAGAAAGAAGGACTAAGCAAGGATGATATTACTATAGTTGAACAAAAGGATTTAAAAGTAGATAGTGAAACAGGAAGTTTTATCATATATACGATACTATTCTGTTAGTTTTGATTTTGAATTGATAGTAAACCTTCCAACAAAAGTCTATATGGAGTATGCAGGAAAAATTTTGCAGATTGAAAGAAGACAATAAGGATGATGCTGTCATAATTGAGCAAAGAGATCCAGAAATAGATGATAAAACTGGAAGCTTTATCATTCATACGATTCTTAAAGCGGAAGAACAATAATTAGCTAATTTCATCAATGGAGGTTTAGAATCAATGTCTTTAGAAGCTCTTACAGAACTGCTTGAATCTTCCAAACAGCAACTAGAAAGCGATGAAAAGGATCTAACAGTTAAAGATACTAAAACTGGTATATATCTTGCTTTAAGAAGGAAAAACTTCAATGATGAGAATGAAGAAAAGAGATTCTTCAAAGCTGCTGAAAGAATTATCAGAGGTTCTTTAGAATACAGAGAGTGGGTATCTTTTGTAAAAGATACATTACAACTTGATGTTTGTGCATTCACAGGTGAAACAGATGAAGAAACTAACGATATAGAGATACATCATCATCCGTTTACATTATATGATATAGTGCAAATGGTTACAGATACATATATCATGAATGATAAAGAATTCTGTTCTTTCGATATAGCACAAGAAGTGTTAGATTTGCATTACAAACTTAAGGTTGGCTTTGTTCCCCTAATCAGATCACTGCATAAGAAATTTCACAATGGCTATCTTGATATACCTATTGAGCTTGTGCACGGAGATTACGAATATCTCAAGAAAACGTACTTTATCAGACCAGAAACTCTTGAGAAGGTTGAAAAATACGAGAAAATAAAGCTTGAGCATGTTGGTCTTTACAAATGGGCTAAAGATAGATACAACATTCAAGAAGGTGAGAAGTAATGTATACAACCAAGTTGGACTATCTTGTTCATGAAATAGATAATGACTTGTATAATCATAAGCATTATAGACCCATAGTTGTTATTGATGGTGTAGAACTCCATCATTTGATTATCCCTGATGTAAGCTTATATATCTTTAACTTTTTCTTTGATTCATCTAAACAACCGATTAATGATGAGTCTGTTGATATTGATATACAATCCAAATCTAAGTATGGTTCACCTTATGCATATCCTTTGCTATTGTTTATCAATGGTCAAACTGGACTGCAAGATATACCTGGGAAAACAATGTATTTCCCAAATGCTTTGAATGAATTTGCAAACAAGTTTAAGGATAAGTACTCCAATCATAAAGAAATAGCTATTGAGCATGATTATGTTGAATTTGTAAAGGAACTGCAGATTGATACTGTAGGTTCTACATATGAAGATGTAAAAAGCAAATTTGGACCAATCTTTGCGGAGGCATAAGAAATCATGGAGATACATAACATTGACAAACTTCATCTAAAAGCAATGATTAGTTCATACAACATAGATGTACCAGACAAAGTGCAATGTATTCTTGATACATACAATCTTAAGCTTGTAGTTTTACATGAACCACAATTAGAAGATGAGTTAAAGTCTTTAATTGAAGAAACTAGGAACAGAAAAGATACATTTATGATCTTCGTAATCGATAGTGAACCAATGTTAAAACACGCTTTACAATTTACAGAAGAAAAGGGAGTTTCAGCAACAGCTACACAAACAATGGTTTATCTGATAGCTAGATCATATTACTTTTATGCTTTTTATTTCAACAAAGGTATGAGAGCTTATGCTTTAAACAATACAGAATTCATTAGAGCTATTGTATCTACATTGATTACATTAGTTGCAGTAAGTGCTAGAAAATCTTATATTGCATTAAGACCAGAAGATATGTCTGATATCAAGATCATATGCACTATATTTGCTTTATATTGCATACTTGGTTTGCATAAGAAATCCGAAGTATTGAAAGCTTTAAATCATCTTGATATAGGTGTATTCAACAAATTCAGAGTGCTTATATTCTACAATCATTTCATAAAACATTCCAAGAGCTCCAAATCTTTAGCTCATATTTTAGGTGAAATTCAAGGTTGGAATAAAGTAGCTCAAGATACTCTGATAATCAACATAACTAGAATCTTAGGCCCTACACTTACTCGTATTCTTGTAACATGTGATGCATTTGAAGATGAACTCATTACTTATGCGTGGAAGCTTTCAAATCTTTACTTCTATTACAAGATTGGTATGATTCATAAGGAAGCTAATGTTGGTTCTCTTAATAAGCTAACACAATTTGAATTTGCTAAGATTCTTAAGAACCTTGATAAGTTTACTAAGATGATTCACTATGGTAGGTGTTGATACTAGAAAACCTAACCTAATAACCTTATACAACTTTATTACAAAATGAAACGTTTCCGAGGTTTTCCAATATGGCTATCACATTTAAGGATGTCATACAAGATTTGGTAACCAAAAACAACTTTGCTTTGTTTTCAAATCTCAATGAGCGATACAAAGACTTGGTTAATGCAATACGAGAAAATGCAGATAATGAAATTCGTCTTTCAGATATTTCGAGTGGTTCATTTGCTTCTAGATTAAAGGCTCTTATATCTTTAGCAAGAGGAGCTAAACTTCTTGATAATTCTAGCAACGAAGTTAAACTTGGAATTCTGGATAGAATAGGTCTGACATTCATGTTTATTGGTTCAGTACATATTCTTGCTGGATCAAGAGTGATACATTTCTTAAGAAATAAAGGTTGTGAGAACGCATCAACAGAGCAATTTCTCAAAGAAGGTGTTATTGCTACTGTACTAGGACGTGTAACTTTAATGATTGGTGAAAGAGCAGCACGTTTAATCTGTACTAAACCAAATCTTGGTGGATTTGGAATACTCGTAATGATTTCTGCTGGTATAGCATTTATGGATATTGGTTTTGCTCTCATAAGAAATGAAGAGTTACATAAAGCAATTCAGAGTTTCTATTTACCGTTTAAACAACAAGCAAAAGACTTTATAAATAGAGTAATACAACAAGCTGAAAAGCATAATGAATTATCAAGAGCCACAAGATTCTTCCTTTCAATGTATAAAGGACTAAAATTTACATATGCAAAGATAAGAGCAATAGTTACAGCTATTTCAGGATTACTTAGCAAAAATGAAAGCTATACAGCAAAAGATTATGTATTACTTCAAGAACAACTAGGTGCAGCAATATCAAGAATAGTCTCTGCTATCTTTAAAATAGCTGGTGTTGCAACTCTTCTTGCAGTTGGTATAAAGGTTCTTGATGAGTTATCAGGTGGACAATTACTTAAGAAACTTTCTAATGAAAACACTCCTTATAGTCCATTGTTTAGAAAACTAAAAGAATATTATGATACAAAAGTTGATCCAGTAATCAATAAACTATTTGGGAAAGAGACTAACGCAGAGCAACAACCTAAAGAAAATCCACAATCCTCTGGTGAAGAAAGTAAAGAAGCTACAGCTTAAAGGAGCTAGATCATGAATTTCCTTAATGTATTATGTGATATGTGGTTCATCAGAAATGGTGAGCAAAGATCATCTAAAGTATATAGAGCTAAGGTTGTAGACAATAAAGATCCATTATCTCAAAACAGAGTTAAAGTTTACATACCAGAATTGATGAAGAGGGTATCTGGTGTTTGGGCCAGACCCTCTTATCATTTTCGTAAACAAGCCATTACTCCGCAAATAGGTGATGTAGTTCTTGTAGTTTTTGAAAATGGAAATTTTCAGTTGCCTGTTTATGTTGGTCATGTAAGGCTTACCTGTCCACAAGGTGATAAACATAATCATTGTGGTTATATTGAAGAAAAGATTAAGGACTATCAACATGCACCAGAAGATTACTGGCTACTTGAAACGCCAGATAATAGAAGATTTAGAGCAAACGATTATAATAAGCAAATACAGATTGAATCATTTAACACTAAACGTATAATAGAAATAGATGACCAACATGACTACATTGAGATAAGATCTGAAAACACATCAAGAAGAATTAAGATTGATGATGATGCTAAAAAGATTGTAATAGAAACTCCGAAAAGTGTAATTGAAATTGATGATAATGAACCTCACATTGATGCAAGAATAGGTAATACGAAAGCTCACTTAACTCCAAAATCAGCTGATGTTTCATGTGGATCATCTAACATCCATATAGATAATCATCAGATAAGAGCTAAAGCTTCTGTTATTATGCTCAACTAGGTGAGAGGATAGTTTAATGAAAACAAGTAATACTTTAGATAAAGCATTTGCTGCTTTAGCTTACAGGATTAACATCTACCTTCAAAGAGACCCAAGACAACTTGAAAGATTTTTTGAAAGGCAAAAAGAATTGCTCAATGAGAGACCTTTACTTAGAAAACTTTACAAAATGATGGTTCTACAGTACAAACTCTTACTAGAAACTGCATCTATACTTACATCATTGTTTCAAACTGCTAAAGCTGACCTTCCTGATGAATTGATGCCTATCTTTACTTCAGCTTTGAAAATTGAAAAACTCAAAGCAAACGCTATATCAGTTGTAAAACGTTACAAAGCCTTTGGTATTTCAACCAAAGTTATTGATGATAATGATACATTAGCTCAAGCTCTTGCTCATCAAGATGTAGCAAAACATGCTGCTTTAGGAGATAAGGATCTTCAAAAAGTCATCAAGAAATACTACGAGATAATTAAGAAACAGAGACAAGAAATGGAAGAAGTTAGGAAAGCTGTTAACATTGTAAGGAAAGAATATGAACAAAGATTGCAGCAACTTAAAACTAAGAAAGAATCTATTCAAGTAGAAGCATTTGAGAGCTTCAAAAAATTAATACGTAAACTAGTTGATAAAGTTATGTCTTTCCTTTACAAACTTTACAAACAGATTTCTATAGTAATTGGAACCGTTGATGCTTACATTCAAAAGCTTTTAGAAAAATATCAAGAAAAACTTATATCTAAGGTAGCAGGAAATAACATAGCCGCTAGGATGGTATATTCTGTAATATTTGCTACATTAGTAGGAACTGTTGGCCAAAAAGCATGGACAAAGTTTATTTCAGCTTTACCTCTTGTTGGTCCAGTAGCTACAGTTGCAATCATTATTAAATTTGTGAAGTCTTTTTCTAGTATTGAAACTACCACCTACCAAACAGCTAGTGCAGTTGTATCTATGGCAAGAGGTTTTGAATCTGTTATCGAGCAATTTGATCAAGAATTTCAAAGCTTGGACCTATAGGGTTATGGGTCAATTATGGCCCATAACCCAGATCTTTTGTCCTTCCAAAACAACATCAAAAGGAGGAGATAGTAATGGGACAGTTCATCAAAACATGCAAAAGGACTGATGTAAGGCTAATGTTTGGGAATAATGAAGTTAGGTGGAAACCAACAGCTACCATTAGAAACAAGTTTTGCCAAGTGGTAGCTCCTGCAATTGAAAGAGTATTGAATATGGTATCTTCCAAACTTGCTCAAAGATACAAAGATCTTCTGTTTGCAATTTTAGTCAATAAAGATAAATCAAAGATTGATGAATGGATTGACACCATAATTCAGATAACTGATCAAACATATGCTAAAATTGAGGAAGAAGATAAGATTGAATATCCTGATTTATCAAAGGACTTTGATGATCCTGTAACAGTAGAAGAATTTAGACAGTTCCACAAACTTTCAATTGCATTAAGATTGGCAAGTTTCGTTGTGCATTATTATTGGGTGGACGAACTATCAATCAATACAAACTACATTGTCGATAGAATCGTAAGACATTACATTTCTAAACAAACGATGAAAAAGATTCTTGATTTTATTATTACTACTGTTAACAATTCTCTTTATGCTAGAGAAGCTATGTGGAAATATCTTACAGAAACAATTGGTATTACACCAGAAAGAAGAATTCAGATGGATCTCAACTACTTCTTTAAAGCTATGATGATATACTTTGATGCATCTAAACAACCTAATGTGATGTCTTATTTAGCAGCATTTATCAATCAATCTTTATACTATTTGTATACTGATACTTATGAAAGAAGTATGCAATACGTCAACATAATGAAGGTTAGATTCACAAAACATTATAACTTGATTAAACAACAAGCTGTGTTTTTAACTTTTGATCTCATTTCAAACCTTATGAAGAAAATCTTTCCTACACCTGCTTTTATAGAAAGTGATTTGCTTTCCAAAACATACAACATTACACCTTATGATGTAGTGCAAAAAGGTAAGTTTGTCAATCCTGTAACAAAGTATGTAACCTATCCATTGCTTCAATTCATTTATGAAATTGATGCAAACTACTACTCAGAGTACAGAGATATCAGATATGTTGAACTTTATCTATCATTGATTACTGAAAATGTATTGAAGCTCCCTTATCTTGCTAAGCTTATGAGATCTGTTGCAGTTGACAAACATAAGAGAAAAATCAAGATAGCTAGACAAAAATACGAATTATTTGAAAAACTTAAGTTTTCTGAGAAGAGAATATTCGATAAAAAGAAGTTTTTCATCAACGTAATTCAAGAAACTAAAAATTACCTCTATTATGATCCAGTACTACATGATATATACATTGTTGACCCAGATCAGATGTCTGACGAATACTTACAATTCTATAGAATGCTTTTGATTGAAAAGGATAGATTAAGTAAACTTGTTGACCCAATTAGAAAATGGTATAATGTACCAGAAGCATTGAAATCAAGAACTCTAGAGCTTGAAGCTATCTTCTAATAAAGGAGGAACAGTTATGGGTGTTAAGATTTCAATGGATGACATTATTAACCAAATTGTAGAAGAGCAACAAAAACTTAAAGACAAAAAGGAACATGTTAAGAAACTTATAGAGACTCTTGCAAGTAAGCTTGAAGATAACAATGATAAATCTTACAGAAAAATTTCTCAACACTTACAAGGTGAAATTATCAAATCACTTGTATCTGCTCATGATCTAGATATCAAGATAAGTAATACGTTACTGAAATCATATGAGCAACTAGCAAGACTACTTAGGGAGATGGAGACTCAATCAGAAGTATCTGGTGATGAAATTGCCATGATTCTTCAAGCACTTACAGGAAATATACCAGAAGATTCAAAAACTAAAATCAATGTTAAGGAGTAGGTAGATGAGTGATAAAAAGATAACTGGCATTAACATTGCTGAGAATCTTAAGGATATAGCAAAAGATATATTTGGTGAAAATGCATTACAAGCGATTACAGAAATCATTCCAACCGGTATTGATGTTTTAGACCTTTATGCTGGTGGTGGATTTGCTTTAGGTACATTTGATACGTTTGCTGGAATGCCACATTCAGGTAAATCAACATTGTCTATTCAAGTAGCAGCTAATATTCAGAGGCAGAATGAAGATGCTGTTGTTATATATTTTGATACAGAGAATGCTGTAACTGAGCAACGTTTAGCTGAATTAGGTATCGATAAAAACAGACTCGTATATATTTCTGGTGATGTAACAATAGAATCTATTTTCAGAACCATTGATAAATTTATTGCATACAAAGAGCAAAATGATTTAATAGAAACACCATTCATCATCATTTGGGATTCATTAGCCTTTACTCCTTCAGAAAGAGCTTTAGCTGGACAAGAAGTGCAAAATACAGATGGAATGATAAGAGCAAAAGTAATTGCAGAATTGCTTCCCAGATATGAAGGTAAACTCAAGAAGTATAATATGGTTGTGCTAACCGTTAATCAACTTAGAGAAAAGATGCAACTGAATCCATATGCTGGTGGTGGAATAGCTATCAAGGGTATGGGTAACTTTACAATGCCTGGTGGAGCAATTGTGTACTATGCTTCATTTCATCTATTGCTTATGAAATCTAAAGAAATACTTGATCCAAACCAGTATGGTTTTCAAGGATCAGTTGTAGAATGTACTTTTGTAAAGAATAAACTACAAAGACCTCTGAAACCATTCTTCTTAGTACTTGATGTTGATAAAGGTTTCAGCAACTTCTGGACATTCTACTACTATATGAAACAACTTAAAATACTGAAAACAGGAGCTTGGAATAGTTTACCAGGTTATGAAAAGAAATTCAGAACCAAAGAAGCTTATGAATTATATCAAACAGATGAATCTTTCAGAAATGCATTTCTAGATGCATCAAAACTTGTGCTAGAAGAACTCAAGAAAGATTTGAAAAGTTCTGTTAGCAAGTTTGAATCTGTTGAAGTAATTGAAGAGGGACAAAGCTCTTAGATGGGCTTTGTCCCATTCTCTGTTTTCCGAACTGGAAGAAAACGAACATACATCAGTACTTAATATGAAGAGGTGCGTGATGTGGGTGAAATCGAAATTCTCAAGCTATTGCAGGATTTTCCAGCCGTAATATTGTTTATTATTGGTCTCTATACTGGAAAGAAATTCTCAGAAAGCAGCGTTCAAATATTTGAGCAGAGGGTGGAGAAAATCGAGACCAAAGTTGATATGATACATAATGATATTTGTAAGGTCAACGATCAAGTTAGAGAGTTAACCAAAGTAGTACATCAAGTATATGGACAACTTGGTGTAAACAAAGATTTTAAAGGAGGAGCCATATAACAATGGTAGAATACATAAAAACTAATCTACAAAAAGCATTGAAGTCACAACTTACATTTGCTATTGGAAATCTTGAACAATTACAAGAAAAGATTCCTAATGTTGATGTATATCGTTTAGCATCTACAAGTTATCGATTTCTTACAACATTATTACATGTTTACAGTGATCTTGTGGTTGAAATGATTGCATCACCTTATACTTACAAAGCTGTTACATTTTTCGTACTTGATACTAAATTTCTCGTTTGGAAAGCTTGGTTAGAAACTTTATCTGCTTTATATAGATTCTACTTACTAGATAAAAGCATCAACGGAAATTTCCCAAATATTGTTTTGGATCTTACAAAGTGTGCTAAACTACTTTATGAAGATATGCTTAGAAAGAAACAACATGAGTTCGGTGAATATGGTGAATTGATTGACTACTTCCTAAAGTTGCATGATAAAACCTACAATACTTTCTATGAAAGGTTATCGTCAATCGTATCTACTCCTATCAACAGTGAGATTGATGCATTCAATCAAATTCAGAAGATTGCTCAAGAAATTACTCTATGGATGCAATATACTACACTTGAAATCATATCATTAGATCGTTGTTTGTATGGCGATAAATCTATTGTAGTAGGAGCAAGTACAATCACAGTTATATTCAAAACTGGTCTTAATATGGTGAAAGAAATCAAAGAATTGCTTGGTATCGAGAACCCTATTATTAGATTTTCATCACCAGATCTTGCTAAATATGAGTATCTCTTTGCCGAGGAGGCTGTTGCTAATGAAATTGCATAATATTGTTGAGAGCTACCAATCTCTTATTGATGAACTTTCTAAACATCTTAAAGTTGTAAACAAATCAACATTCAAGTATATGCTTAAAGATGACCACAAAGCTGTGTTAGAATCCATCATCAAAGATCAAGAAACAGTAAATCTACTCACAGAAAGCACAAGCATGTTTAATAAAGATATCATATCAAACTTCATTGATATAGCAAAAACATCACTCAAGATTAAATCAGAAAATCTTAAGAAAGTTATTGCTGGAAAAGTTGGTAATGGAACCAATATTGAGGAGAAAGTAGATCTTTATATTGATATAGCATTAATATATGAAGCAACAAGAATAGCTTTCAATGAGGAGGCAGCTAAAAAACTTGTAGAAGGTGTTGTCAGTGCTTACAAAAGAAGGCAGGCATCACTTAAGCATATTAAAGGTTATGTTGCATAATTATGGATGAAGGGTCTAGTCCTATTCATTTATATCGGACTAGACCCCGAACTACTTTTCACTCAAAAGGAGGTATGATATGGATTTCGCAGATCTTCTTGTAAAAGCTAAACTACCACAAGATGCCCCTCAACCAACAACTTCCAAGAAAAAGATTGTTAAATCTGAAACTATTACATCTTCTCAAAAAGACAATGTTACTAGGAAACAATCTGGTAGAATTTCTACAGGGGATCTTGATGTTGAGCTAAACTCTGATGTATTTCTAAGCCTACTTAAAGAAGAATACAAGAAGAATCAGAAGGCGTCTATGTCTTACCAGAAGAAATGGATTTCTCCTACCGATATATGCAACCTTTGTCCAAGAAAAGTTTATTATAGATTCACAAATGCTGATTATGAATTACAACTATTCTATCCTTATAGTGAAATCATTACTCATGTTGGTAATGCTGTACATGAATGGGTTCAATCATTGCTTGCAAAAGTATATAAAGATGTGCAATCAGAAGTAAAATTTGAAATTCCAGAAAAGAAACTTAAAGGTTACATTGACTTAGTATATAAAACAAACGAAGATAAAACTATTATTCTGGAAATCAAAACCATAGGTGATGAAATACATGACAAACAATTCTATGGTAAGATTCCCCATTGGAAACAGTTAGCTACTTATTACTGGGTTTGGACAGAATTGCTAGGTAAACAATGTGATAGTGTGCAGTTAATGTATCTAAAGAGGGATTTCAAACCCCTCAAATTACCAGATGGTACAAGAGACTTACCATTCAAGATTTTCACAGCTGATCCTGTTAAGTTATGGGAAACTTACAAAAACGATATACTTTGGATGTATGAAACTATCCTTAATGCAATTGAAAAGAAACAAGTACCAGATATTCCACCTAATAGATTGCAAATCATTAAGAGGGATGAATGTGGATTCTGTCCATATCAAAAGATATGCTCAAAAGATGGTTTTGCTCATCAACAACAAAGAATTCAGAACTCTATTGAATGGATATTCTAAACAATAACAGAGGTCATAACCCATGAAGAATGTATCTCATGTAATCTATATAGAGACCAAAGGTTCTTCAACAACATCTAAACCAGTAACTCCTACTTATGTACAATCCACACCTCCTACAGATGCTAGTGTTGGTGACTTATGGATTGATACATCCAAACAACCTCCAAAAGTATTAAGGTATGATGGAGCGACTTGGAAAGAAGTTGTAGCACTTGATCCCAATGTTTACATTGGGATAACAGAACCATCTGATCCTTATGATGGTTTAATCTGGTTGAAAAGTGATACGTTGAAACTTTATGCTTACATCTCAGGTTCATGGCAAGAAATATCTGGTGGTTCATCAACAGTTTCAATCACAGGTGATGGTAAAACGATTAAGGTAGATGGAAATAAAGTGTCTGTATTATTTAACAATAGTGAGAAGGATAATCCAGGCTACGTTTGGGATAATAAGAGAATACAGAAAGAAGCTCTAATCAAAGCATTAATACTTGGCTAAGAAGGAGGTAACATGGCGAAATTTCTTTCAATTGAAGATGAGAATACAGAAACTTTCATTAACTTAGATAATGTGTTATCCATCAAATTCTATGAAGTTTACAACAGAATAGATTTTCTTTATGCTAATGGTCAGACATACACTCTCACTGCATCTGAAGAGCAATTCAAAGCTATTAGAGACTGCGTGAAGTCTTGCATGTAATAACATTGTTGGTGGGTGGATCAGTTCTATGGTCCATCCACCATTCATTTTTTTTTCGGAGGATTATGAGATGCCTGGTGTAGCAAGAATTGGTGATGTATTCAAAGCTGTTTGTTGTTGCCATAAAAGCTGTAAAAATGTGTCTGGTGTGATTGTATCAGGTTCTGCAAACGTATTAGCAAACAACATAAGTATATCATTTTGTAGTGCTGTTGGTAAAGCAACATGTGGACATACTGCAATTATAGTCTCATGTAGTCCCAATGTACTAGTAAACGGAATTGGTTGTGCAAGATTAGGAGACACTGTTACAGGTTGTCCTAAAGGCGTGATTGTATCATCAAGTGCGAATGTTTTTGCTAATGGTTAACTCAACAAAGAAAAGGAGGTCATGATGAAACCTAAGAAAGCTTTAGTACTTCTAGTTTGTGAAGCAGCAACTAAGAAATTCTATCATTCGTTCAAACAAGAAAATCCAGAAACTATTACAATTGACAGCTTCTATGAACCTACATGGAGGAAACTTATTGGCAAAGATTGGAAGAAACAAGCATTTGATGTTGCTAAAAAAGCCAGCGGATTCTTTACAGTAAACGGTGAAAAGATTCAAATCAAAAGTGAAGATGTTGATCACCTTATCAGTTTAATTGAGCATAAAGGTAGAATGAAACCTTTCACATTGAAGCAGATCAATAAAATCCTATCAGGAGAAAAACCACAACCTGATGAAATTATAGATGATCTAACAATACCAGAGCATCCTTTTTGGGAGGCAAGAGTAGCCACTTTAGCATTACACGTTTATCCATGCTATCATGATCCAGAAGAATTTACAAGATTAGTTTGGACTGTTAATGATATTCTATCATTTATGATTGGACAAAGACTTTGGGATGATCAAAGATTTGATGAGCAATTTGCATCTGCAATAACTGATTTGTATGAAGATAGTCCTAATGTTATAGAAAGTTTAGTTGTGCTTCTTATCCCAGAATTCCTCAATTACTATGAAGTTCAAAAAGGAAGTTGGACAAATAAGTATGAAGGTATGTATAATGAATTAGCATTTCTTCTGGAGCTATTAGATGGAGTAATCTTTAAGTTTGTATTGCTAGAACGTTGGTATAAAGAATTCAAAGAGCTTAATAAAACTCTGTTTCCAATGAATAACATTGAAGATCCATTATCCGAAGCATTAAGTGATGATTTTCGTCCTATGTTTGACTTGTTTGGTTCAGATGAATTACCACCACTTTTCTAACAAAAATGTTGGGTCTAGGATCTGAGTTGATCCTAGACCCATAAAACTACTAAGTTTTTCATGAAACTTTCTTTAATAACTAACATTAACAAAGCTACATTTAAGGAGTAGAGTTTAGAACAAACTAATAGCAAACAATTGTAAAGATTTGGGGTCATTCTTCAGGAGTTTGAAAGCTAATTCTAACAAGGTTGGGAAAGATAACGAGTTTACAAGGCTGGTCTACACCAATAGAGATTGTATCGAATTAGTAGTTGGGGTCAGGCCCATCTTTGGACCCAACCCCATAATCAAGAAAACAAAAAACAAGGAGGTGAAACATGAAAATCACCAAAACATACAAAACACAAAAGATTGGAAAACTTATGACACCAAATCTTTACATCGATAAACCTAGGTCTGTGGCTATCTGGGAATCAATTGCTGCAGACCTTGATTTTAACTCATATGGTGTTCTTAAAGCACTTTCACAACATGAAGTTTATAAGTTTCTTGACATAGACATCAATGAAACGAATGGACATGCTCATGTCTTCTTAAACATCATTCCTTGTTTGTCTTTCAACTTCTTCGAAACAATGCTTATTGAAAGTTCCTATCTTAATAAAACTCTCCAACATTTCATCTCTAAGGTTGTTGATGAAAATGGACATCAAATCTCATTAGTTTATGATTCACTCGTAAAGATTGCTCATGAGTCATTCAACAAATTCTTGAAATCTGACAAAGCTACAGCATCAACAATTAACCATACATACAGAATACCAGTTAACATAGATCCTGAAGCATCCTATGAAGATTCAAAGACATATAAGAGAATCAAGCAATCTAATCTGAAACGTGACATTTCACATATTCTTCTACACAAACAATCATACGATAGAATTATAGAAGACATCAAACAAAAGCTTATAAAGTATAAGCTTGTTGCAACTCTAAATTACCAAACAAAGAAGAAAGCTAAAGGGTTCACAAGAAAGTATGATATTCACAAAGGTCTAAGAATTCTCTTTAGTGAACCCGTATATCAGGAAGGCCGCAGACAGGATATTTGTATGATTGCTACTGGCCTTCTAAAGCGTTACACAAATCTCGATTATGATCAAATTGCAAAAGTCATCCAGCAGTATGTTCCAAGAACAGATGAAGAATCTTCAAAAAGGCTTGATCCTGCTAAGTATGCAAAAACATACACAGGATTCTTACCAGGATACACAAAGTTCAGAAAACTTGTTAAAGAAGTCACAGGTGAAGATATTGATCTTGCTACAATTCAACAAACAACAAAAGATGGTTATATTATAGTTAGAAGAAAAGGAATTACAGAAAAATCAAGAGTCTTTGTTGAAGAAGTTGCACACGGTATTACAATCCTTATACTTGTGCTTGCTTACTTTGGACAAAAGGTTACAGATGTTGATTCTGATACTTTTACAGTTACGTTTAATTCAAAATCCGAAATTGCTAAACTACTGAAATACATGTGGAATAAACAAAATGGTCTTGATAGCAAAGTAATCAACAGAGCTTTGAAACTACTCAGAAAATCTGATATCTTTGAGTTCATTCATGAGTCATCAAGGAAAGTTTCATTCACAATATCCAAAAGCAATGCAGAAAACTTATTTAAAAGGCTCATGATTGATCTTGACAATGGAGATGTGATCTTATACCAATTCTACTCAATTCTTAAAGGAAAGAACGACATAGAATTCAAACCAGAAGATGAAGAATTCAGACTCAAGAGTGGTGCTCTTTTATGCACATTGCTTATGTTTCAAATCCTTTCAAATTATGAGGAGTTTAGAAGACTTTTCACAGAAGCTATACATGATTGGCTTTTATTTGGTCAGAATAAGCTAAATCGTTATGCTAAATTTCTTAATGCTTACAATGAGGTTATAAGATACTTCAAACAACAAAAGATCTATAAAGCTTTTGACATACTCAAAATTGTTGATATAAGGAGATTCAAAGATCTTGCATTGCGTTACAAGAAAACTAGAAAGAAGCTTTTCTATAGAATCCTTTTTGACAATGTGAGATTCATTCATGATGCTATAAGACGGTTCTTTAGAAGTTACAAGATTTAGACGTTGCTAAACTAGACATGCATATAGCACAGTTGTTTGCATATTTGATTTCAGAATTCTCAAACGTTCAAAAGAAACTGTCTATCATTTCGATTAAAGATTCTTTAAGCTATTTGAATTTTTTTTGCATATAGAAGTAAGCAAGGTATCTATGTTTCTTGTTGTCCATTTTGTTTTCAGATAATAGATAGCACTACTAATTTTATATAGGTAATATTAGATTAACTATTTTGAAACGTTTCCACCCAATAGATAAACAAATCAATCAAGCTTTTCATACAGGATTGGAGAAGCTTTGCTAGATGGTGTTATTTCATTGATAAGTAGCTAGTTTACATAAGCTATGTTGAAGATTACCTACTTTGAAACTCTTTCTATATAAGCAAAAATGTCTTTATTAGCTTCAACTATTGGGTCAACAGAAGTATGTTAGATCCATTTGCTTGGTGATAAGTTAGCTTTACTAATTTTATATAAACTCATAGTAATTCCGTTTTAATGAAACTCTTCCTGTATGATTCACCATACTATTTGAAGGTTCATTGAAGTTATAAAGGTTGTAAGATATAGCTAGCTATAAAAGCTCCTATTTTTGATTCTCAAGTATAGTAAGCATTACTAATTTTATATAGCTAATATTAGATTAACTATTTTGAAACGTTTTCGTGATTTTGTTTTAGAAGATTCTGTTAGCATGAATGGATAAGCATTTTAGACTCTTTTATTGTATGATATTGCAAGCTATTAAGCAAAAGTTGGTAAGTTACTTGTGAAGATTGTTTGAGACATTGTTTTCTTGATATATGATAGCTTTACTAATTTTATATAGGTAATATTAGATTAACTATTTTGAAGCTCTTCCACAATATCACTTCATATTTACGTTGGTAGAAAGCATACGAAACATTTAATGACCTATCTCTTCTAAGGAGGTTATGATGGCCAACAAAAACAAGAATAAAGGTAAGTATCTTGAAAATATCGTATCAAAAGCAATACAAGAAGCATGGAATCTTAATGAGTTTGAAGTACATAGGAATCAAACATCAGGTATATTCCAAACAGAATTTGGTGACATATACTTCAAGAATCTAGATATCATAATAGAATGCAAAAATCAAGAATCATGGGACTTCAAACATATTCTCTTTTGGAGCAAACCTATTACAGACTTCTGGAAACAACTAATCAAAGATGCTGAGAAATTTAGAAAGAAACTTCAAAGAGAACCTCTTTATTTTCTTGTAGTTGGAAAATCCAGATATCCTAAGTTTGCAATCTTTGATATAGTGAATCTTCACGAAAATCGAGTGCTAACAAACTTCAATCTTGATTTGTTTGTAAATCATATCAATTCATATACAATCATTAACCTACCTAATGAACCAAAACTTTGTTGTGAATTGCAAGAATCATTGAAAGCACTCAAATTATTCATCAAGAGGAATGGATAAGATGCTTAATATTAGGTTATCAAATGAACGCGAAAAAAGAACCGTGATGATTTGTTTAGCTTTGTATGCTGCAAATTTCCTTGCTAACAGAATACCATCAAAAAAGATGGGAGTTATATATGGAGCTACAACAGCTGTAGCAGCTGTATTAACTGTAGCTTCAAGAATATCTGGTATTAAAGAAGCTCTTGGTGATTTATCTATTAAGTATAAGAGAAGCATGCCCTATGATATGGTTGCAGATTACATTAACAATACAATGCTTGAAAACTTAGTTTCATATATGGTAAATATCATTGTGCAATCTTTCACTTTACAACCTTACAATACTAAAGCTCTAAAATCTATGATAAAAGATAAAACGAAACAAAGCACATACTTTGTTGTTGGATTCATTGTGGGTGTAATCATTGGATTGATTATCATAAAGAAGTATTACAAAGCTTTATCAGGTAAAGATATCAAGAAAATCATTCAAGATTTACCTAAAGGAGTAGCATTAGCTCTTAATACAACCAAGAATAGTGTTTTTGTTGCATTAGTGCAGTTTATAGCTTTTGTATTTGTATCACTTGGTCTAATACAGATAATAGTGGCATTTTTCAAAGCCTTAAAAGCAACCATCAAAGGAGAAAGAAATCTTGTTGATGCACTCAAGAAAGAATTCAAATTGAAACAGATTTCAATATCGACAAACTATCTTAAACGTTTAGCTATGATTTACTATTACATTAAATTCAGAGGTGTTAAACCTAAACAAGCTCTAATGCAATTTAAACTTGTTAAAAGAAAATCAGCACTTAAAGATTTAAGAGAGCTTAAAAAGGAACCAAAAACACCAGAAGGTAAGAAACTTTATGAAGCAATACAGCTAGTAAAAGAAGCTTTAAAAAGAGCTGGAAAGAGACTTAATATCCCAATCTATGCAGCAAGATATCCATACTTTAATGCTTTCTTTGAACCTGTAGAAAGAATGATTGTTATACTTGTTGATAACCGTGAATTCAAGAAACTCACAGCAAGAGAAATTGCAGCTATACTCCTTCATGAGATTGGTCATGCAAATGAATTAGAATCTGTTTATGCAACAGCATTACTAGGTACAGCTGCTGTTGATGTCACTTTATCGTTACTTACAATACTTTTACTACCTTACTTTCTTAAACAAGATCCTGTTAGAAGATCTGTTAATGTAGTATTAGAATCTTTAGCTATTTCACAACTTGGTTTGGCTCTTGATTCATTTGGAAGACAAGAAGAAATGGCAGCTGATGCTTTTGCTACTGCTTTAGGATTTGGTACAGATTTAGCATCGGCGCTTGAAAAGTTACATGCAGACCATAATATAGATCCATCTGTTGAAATGATCTATGCTGCTGACCCTCATGATATTCCACAAAGACGTATTAGAGTAATTCGTGAATTAGCATATGAATTGGCTAAACAAGAGAAAGACATAGTCAAATTTGCATAGAAAATGGGCCTGGAATCAGAAAATGGTTCCAGGCCCAACACTTTCACCGAAAAATTTAGAATACTTCTTTTATTTAGTTTTGAAAAATGATGATGAATGACTCCACTTTCGTAACAATTTTCATCCCATCTTTCCATTGTTTCGAAAAAACTACTGGAGGTTTCATAATGCCTGGAGAAATTTATGTAATCAAAAGAGATGGAAGAAAGGAAACTTTCAACTTCAACAAAGTAATGAAGGTTGTTGACTTTGCATCCAAAGGTCTACAAGATGTTGATCTACAAGAATTCTATCAGGAATTTCAATTCGTATTCAAAGTAGGTATAACAACAAAAGAATTACAACAGAAGTTGATCTCTACTGCAAACAAACTAACCGTTAAAGATGGACAAGTAAATCCTGATTACTCAATATTTGCTAACAGGCTTTTCCTTATGGACTTTTGGAAAGAGTTTAAGCATAGAAGGGAAGAAGAATACAACACAATGACTGATGAATTTGGTTTTTTCAAGAACTCCGATAAATGGATTGAGCACCTTGAGAAGTATGTTGAATTAGGCATCTATGATGAGAGAATTTTGAAGATTTCAAAAGAAACCCTAAGGCATCTCTATACATACGCAAAAAGGACTAACATAAAGTTTGATGATGGAACTCTAGGATGTGGCCATTTCATGTGGAATAACTTCTTTTATCAAACTTTGAAGTTCTACAAATCTTATCTCATTAGATATGAAGGTTTTCCAATTGAAAACTTTGATGAAGCTTTACTGCTTATAAGCATAATGGGGTTCTATCCTGATTATAAGCAAGATAAGGATCTGTTCATCAAAAACGTCAAACAGTTTTATTGGCATTTGGTAAGCTATCATTTTGTGCCAGCTACTCCTCAACTATTAAACTTAAGGAGAAAGGATGGTAATCTTTCCTCTTGCAACATCTTTGATATGGATGATAATCTAGAATCTATAATGTATACAGCCTCCCAAGTAGCATTCATATCAAAAAGAGCTGGTGGTATTGGTGTTTATGGTGGTAGACTTAGACCTTCAGGCTCATATCTGATGGGTAATCCTGGTTTAGCAAATCATTTCAACATGTGGGGTAAGATCTTCAATGATGTTATTGTAGCTGTAAATCAAGGTGGTATAAGAAAAGGTTCCTGCACAATTGCTTTACCATGTTGGCATAAGGACATCATTGAATTCATTAATTGCAAAAATCCATTAGGTGACCAAAGACTTAAACTATATGACATCTTCCCACAAATTATCTTGAATGATACATTTATGAAAGCAGTAGAAAACAATGATGATTGGTATCTTGTAGATCATTACGAAATACAAAAGCTTGATCCCTCTATCAGCTTAATAGATGCAATAGGAAAAGAGTTTGAGCAACAATGGGAGAAAGTAAAGCAATACATTCAAGATGGTAAACTTAAGAACTACAAGAAAATCAAAGCCAGGTCTCTACTCATAGAAACTGGAAAAAATGTAACAGCAACAGGTCTTCCTTATGTCTTCTTTGAAGATACAGCAAATAACTATTCCCCATTTAAAGAAAAGATTTACTGTGGTAACCTTTGTATGGAATCATTCAGTCCATTCAAAAATACAAATCCTGAGCATAGGAAACTTCATGAATGTATCAAAGAAAATGAGCAAGGTTATGCACATTCATGTAATCTTTTCTCATTGAACCTACCAAAGCTTTATGAAGATAGTATTCTATTTAACAATGAAAAGTTACAAAAGTTAATGTATCTTGTTGTTAGATATATGGACAATATTCTTGAAATGTCTGTACCACCTGTTGTGGAGATTAAAAATCATAATAAGCTTTACAGAACCGTTGGTATTGGATTCTTAGGATTAGCAGATCTATTTGTCAAGCTCTCATATGATAGAAATACACTATACACCTATAGATTCACAACGAGAGGTATGTCTCAAGCAGATGAACTAAAACTTAAAACTCAAACATTGATAATGGAAATCTTTGGTCCTATCACATTTTATGGTATTAGAGCTTCTGTTGATTTAGCTAAAGAGAGAGGACATGCATCAGGATACAACAATACAAAATGGAAAGATGGTATAGCTTTAGGTCGGATTGATTTAAATAACATAGAGGATGCAGCTGAAAGTTTCCTTGTTGATGTAAGTAGCGTAAAACAGTTGAAAGAAGATTTGAAACTATATGGTATTCGTAATACCATGTTATTCAATTGTCCACCGAATACATCAACATCCATATATGCTGGTACCACTGCATCAATAATGCCTGCTTACGCACCATTCCAAACAGAGTCTCAAAGGAATGCTACATACTTTGTCTTTCCTAGATACATCAAATATGGTCCTCTTATGTATGATTTCATTGTAACCTACGATGATAAGGATACGTTGGATCTTGTAGATATCATAGCTACTATTCAAAGATATATAGATTCTGGAATCTCATTTGAATATCCAATCAACCATAAAAAGATCAAGAATGTACCTGTCTTCTTCTATCAGTTTCTCCACAAATGTTGGAAGTCAGGTATTAAGACCTTGTATTATGCAAGAAATATCACAATTCAAGGTTCACAGGAAAAGGATGAATGTATTGGATGTGCAAACTAAAAACTATGAATATATGAGGTGAATGATGTCAACATTATATATAACTGTAGCAATTGTGATATTCGTTTTAACAACAATTGGTATTCTTTATTCGATTTGCAAAGATTATGGAAAAGTTACTTTAAGCGATTTAGGTCTAACATTAACCATAACAGCTACTCTTTCATATTTCTGGCTACCTGTGTTATGTGGTTTGATTGCATTAGCTATTTTTGCATTAGTTTACTACATTGATGCAAAATATTTTGGTTTATTCGAGAAACTTTCGAAATGGATGGATAAGTCAATTTTCACTTGCAAACTAAAATAGAAAAGGAGGGAACTATGAAGTTTAACATTGAACGAGTATGTGTAAATGCTCTATCGGAAAAGAAGTTTGAGGAATCTCTTCAAAGAATCAAGTCTATCATTTTTGAATCGTCTAAAAATGTAAGCGTTATAGGCATCAACATCAAGAACGAGAAACAATTCATTATCGAAGTTGCTGATGGTGATAAACTTGGTGAATTCGTAACCATGAAAAACATTGAAAGTATTCTTAGAAAAATGATTGAAACATCTTCTGTTAAGAGATTTGATGTTGATATTGTGATACCTGTTTCTTTTAGCCCAATTTCATTTAATACATGGGATAATAGAAAAATCCTATCCAAAACACCAGATCTTTGTAAGAAGATTTCTGATTACGTTGTCAATCATGTAACGATTATTGCTGAAGAAGTTTAACGAAGAAATAAATAGGGAAGTGACCTAGTTTAGGTTGCTTCCCTTATTTGGAGGATGATTATGCTTAAGATTTATTGCTCAACACCTTTTAAACATTACAAAGAGATGGAAGATTTAGTTTATCTTGCATTATGCAAAAGTAAAACGGTTGACAATCATTGCAAATTCATACTACCACAATGTTTAGAATCTGAGTTAGAATCTTTTGTGTTTTCTGATTTAAAAATGCTTGAGGAATCTGATATACTTCTTATTCACATTCCAGAACCATCTGTAGGTGCTTGTGCAGAACTGGGATATTTTAAAGCATGTAATCCAACCAAGCCTATTATTGGTTACAAGTGCATGATTCATCCTTGGATAAAACACCTATGTAATTTCCAGATTGATCATGTAGATCAATTGGTTGAAATCTTAGAAACAATGATTCTTGGGAAGAAAGAGATTTCACCATACAAACAGGGAGGTTAGCTAATGAATCTTATACCACAATTCTTCAACAGGGACGGTAATGACGATGTTTCTCTAAGAGAATTGCTTTACTCAGATCAAGCTATTCAAAATAGCACAGGAACATGGAACCTTAACAAGTCTAAAAGAGGGTTTGCTGATAGATTCTTTGAAAGCCAATGGGCATTTTTATGGAGACCTGACGAAATTGATATGTCTCAAGATGCATCACAGTTTCATTCATTAGATCCAAGAATTCAATTTAGCATTGAAACTACATTATCCTTTCTTCAATACATAGAATCATGTGTGGCTGAAAACCTAATCTTAGTAAAACTAGTAACTAATGATTATGAAATCAAGAGAGCTTTAGCTTTACATGAAATGATAGAAGCTGGAATCCATACAGAATCTTATCAAACTATACTTAAAGCTTTATGTGGTGAAGATGATAAAAGAATCAATGAAATCTATTACAGATTTAAAGATTTCAAACCATTAGCAGAAAGAAACTATCTAATTTCAAGAGAGTTTCAATCACTTAGAGATCTTGTATGGAATGGTTCGTTACATGCAGATGAAAAGAAATTCAAACAACAAGTATTTAGAGCTCTAGTACAAGATTACTTTATAGAAGGTGTAGTATTCTATGCTGGTTTCAATCTATTCCATTTTATGGAAGTGGAACATCAAATTCTATCAGGAGCTAATAGGAATATAGTACTTATCAGAAGAGATGAAGAATTACACGTACCTCTATTTGCAAATATTATAAGTACATTCAAAGTTGAATATCCAGAATTCTATCATGAAGATATCATCTATGAAATAGCTGAAAAATCTGCTAATGCTGATATCACATTCTATTCTGAAGCTTATGGTGATAACATACCAGGACTCACAACAAAAGTCATTGAAACATATATTAGATTCTTAACAGATAAGAGATTAAAGCTACTTGGACTAAAACCATTATTCAATGTGGATAAGAACCCATTAGAGCATATCGAACTTATTGCAATGGGTTCTGAAACCAAGAAAGCTTCTTTTATGGAAACAGGTAATACAGATTACCAACATGTATCTGCAAATTGGGATGAAATTTTGAATCTATAGAAGGGGTTGTTAAAATGGTAAACAAGAAACAAGTTGAGAAAGTTGTGGAAAAAGTTATCAGCGTATCTTTTGATCCTGAAAAGGTTTACAAGTTTGCATTGGAACTTCTTGAACCAAAAGGCAACATACAAATCGTACATACACTACGAGCAAAAGATCCAAAAGAACTTTATGCTAAACTTGTAAAAACTGTAGAAAACACGCTTCTCAAAGATGCTTCTGAAGATGAAAAGAAGAAAGCTGCTAAAATTGCATCTAACATAATTAAGAAGATACAACTTTCTCAAGTAAAACCTGCATATAAGCAAGAGATACAGAAATACAGAGATGCACTTCAAGTTGATGTAGCTAAGACATTAATTACTGGTATTGTGCTAGTTATAGTTGGTATTGCATTGACAAAGAAATTTGCAGAAACATTCAATCCTATAACAGCTGTTAAGAAACTAGTACAACAAGGGCAAAAATTTAAAGCTGCAGTATTGGCTATTATACTACTCTTTGGAATTGGATTGATTGTACTTGCATCTTATAGATACTACAAGAAGTACAAAGCTAAGAAAGAAGCAAAAGAAAAACTCTCTGAGATTGCTAAAGAAATTGCTAAAGATCTTCTATTCCAGAAAGGAAACAAGACAATCAAGACTGATTTTGAGATTAAGCTTGATAATGAATAGTGTAGCATTCCCGAGGATCTATTTTGCTTTGGTCCTCGGGAACACCAACTTTATGTTGAAAAAGCATTTATATTATACCGATGGCTCTAGGATCATTTTTGGTCCTAGAGCCAACCATTTCATTCGAGGTGTATTATGAACAGAGAGAAACTTGAAGCACTTACAGATGAATCCAGAAGTAAACTTACAAATCGAATGAGAGAAATTCTTGAAGAATTAAAACTTAATGTGTCATTGGAAGAATTAGATATCATTATCAACGGATTCATAGAATTCGGCTTTCCAGAATACGTTAGCTGTGATAACATTCCTCCATCACTTGAAGATTGTATGTCTGATCCTATTGTTTCTAAACTTATGGAGAAGGAATATAATCTGACTATCGCTTTTTATCTATTGATACTTTTAGCATTTGTATTTCCTCCTTTGGTAGTTCCACTCAGCTTTGCTTATGGTTGCAAACAAGATTCTTTAACAGAAGAATTATGTTTGAAAGTAGCATACACCTATCTTGTGTTAACAAAGAAATACAAGCTTAACAACGAAGAAGCTTTATTTGTTCTTCGAGATATTATTCAGGAAGAGCTGAAGTCTATAAAACAAGTTTATCAACCCCTCTAAAAGAGGTACGATATGATCAAAACTGCATGTCTTGTATTGGATAAACGATGGTATCCAGCAATGATTCTGAATTATAGAAAAGCATTCACACTTTCGTTAAGAGATGGTGCAGATGTATTAGCAACTCATCCAATCCATAAACTTCATACCATAAACGAAACGTTCGACATTCCCATTGTTATACGAGTTAACGAAATTATTGAACCTCAAATGATCTATGTCAATCCATCAAGATTCATGATCTTCGTAAGAGACAATTGGACATGTCAATATTGTGGAAGATCACTTTCAGAAAAAGAATGCACTATTGATCATGTTATACCTAAATCTCAAGGTGGCCCATGGTCTTGGACTAATCTTGTAACATGTTGTCCAGAATGTAATCAAAAGAAAGGTAATCAAATTTGGCAACCAATGCAAAAGCCTTACAGACCAGAACCAATTATTATTAGCCTGAGAAGAATTGTACTTCAACGTAAAGTTGATGATATAACATTAGACATTTGGAAACAGTTCCTTCCATTGAAGACAAGAATAATGGTTAACAGATTACAACAAATTTGCTTTATCTGATTTCTGTAGTTGATGCAAACCTATCCTAATAATCGTATACAATTTTATTACAAAATGAAACGATTCCGTTGTTTTTGAAGAGGAGAACCATGGAACTAATTTTCAAAAATGCAAGTATTGTAGGAGTATCCAGGAAACCATCTAAGAAACTTTCTATTTGCAAAAACGAGGTACATCCAATCTTTCATATTGAGTGTAATCCTAATGAATGCTTTATGGGAATGTTTGTGCGTCGTAGTACATCAGGGTTAATATCCAAGGAAAAAGCACAAGCTTTCTGCAGTACCGAAGGAGTATCTGTTTTGTATATGGACTTTATCAGTGAATTTTATAGCAAGATTCTCAAATCTGACTTCTTTATGGCGTTTCTTCTCTTGGAAGAGAATGCAGAATCAGCTATAGCTAAGGTATTCAAAAATGATGGAAGATACTTTTATACAAGATTCGATACATATCAACCAATGAGAATAATGAGTTTATTTTCACTGTATGAAGAATTCTGGAGTAAGTTTCTAAGTGCTGTGCATTTTATAAGCATTAACTCGAATAAGGAGATTTAGTGATGGACAAAGGAAATTTCTTACTTGAATTAGCAAAGCATTTCTATACGGATCTTGAAAATGTAACAACTCCGCCTAAAGAATTGCATAAGAAGGTAATTTATTGGTCATCAAAGGTCGTATTGAATCTAGAAGAGAATGCTTATGATTGGGAAACAAACCTTTATTATCTTTCCAGATATAGCTTAAGTCTTTTACTTGTCAAGTTTGCTAATGGATATAGAAACGATTTATTCAAACTTCTTGTGCAATTTTCCAAAACAAGCTTTAATGATGATGGAGTAACCTTAGCTCATAAGTTGGCCAGTCTTTATGATCATCCTGTATTTATAGCATGTTTGCCTGATCTTGTTGTAGAATTTACATCTCTTGATAAGTTTATTGATCTTTTACCCTACATAAAATCTTTGCATTATATACGAATCTTATATTGTAAAGATTCCTATCCCAAACTATGGTTGTTGGATAATGCATATGTACCTGATACAGTCATTATTCATAAAGCTTTTGATGAGTTAGGTAAACAAGCAACATATGAAGTCATTCGTAATTATTACTTGAAGCATCTACCTACTCAACCTAAATGTGAGGAATATAGATGTGAAAATCTACAAAGTAGATGTAACTCTAAAGAATGAAAAGATGGTAACAAGAATTTACGGTTATCAGTTCGAGAGTGATTGGTTAGATACTGTATCTTTTTTCTTATACGGAAATCTTTTGGAGATTATGGATGATGTATGTATCATTGAAACAGAACTATGCCCATCATTCAGAGATCTAATTGAAGATCCTGCTGATTTCTTTAGACCTTTTAGACCATTTGCAAATGAAGTTAAATGGATTCTTAATGGTCAATCCTATTCAACATTTCATAGTTTTCTAGTTGACTTTTCAAGATTGTTTAAAACTCTTAAGTAAAACTATCATAGTAGTACCTAACCTAATAACCGTATACAACTTTATTACAAAATGAAACGCTTCCATCATTTCTACGGAGGTTGATGAAAAAAATGAGAGTGGTTCTTGAAAAACTTGGTGATATCTATAAGGCAACTATTCATCTATCGTCAAACGATCCAATCGACATACGTTTCTTGGTGTATGTGTTTGAGATTCGGCAGATTCATCCATTCACCAAAGAGCATCTTCTTAAGCTTGACGAAGAAACTAGGAACGAGATTGAGAAAATTCTTGAACAATTGAGATCGGTTGGTCATATACTAGTTATTCTTCCTAAAGATGTCTTTAGGACTATGAGTGTCCAAATTAAGTTTGACAGCTATGTTTATGTTGAATCTGCACAGAAAGCTTTACAGTTGGCTGAAGCGTTAACAGAGATAGGTTTTCTATGTCGGTCACTAATCACTGAATGTGATGTTGACTACACATATATCAATATCGATCCATCACATGTCAAACCTCTTCGCATGATATACGCCAGTTAAACTGATTTAGAGAGGTCGTAATGAAGATAGGTCTTTTTGGAGGTTCATTTGATCCATTTCATGAAGGACATCTTGCAACAGCTTTGAATCTTCTTCAATATTTAGATAGAATCATTTTCATACCAACATACCAGAATCCATTAAAGCAACACAAACCCATGTTTAGTAATGAAGAAAGACTTGAGTTGATTAAGCAAGTTTGTAAGTATTTTCCAGAATTCGATTATAACGACTATGATATTGTAACCGAAAATTGTTTTACTATCAATACAGTGAGACATCTCTCAAACCTTTATCATGATGCAGACTTATATTGGATTCTAGGAGATGACGCTTTCATCAAACTTCTTAGGTGGAAAGATTGGAAATCGTTATTCGATTACGTTAAACTGATTGTAGTTGAAAGAAATCAACCACTAGCTCATACTTTAAGATATGCAGATAACATTTGTAGACAACTCAATATAGAATTTTCACTAGGATGATCTGAGAAGTTTCCTCTCATTCTGATTTATGATATTGAAACTCCAAGTATTTCATCAACTCAAATAAGAAAGCAACTTAATAGCAAACATGATTATCTAAAACAGTTTGAATCCATTGTTAGGAGATATCATGAGCACACAAAAGAAAAAGCCTCATCCAAGTGAATTGCTATGGAGGTGGTTCTTTGAATCTAATGATCCTGAACCACCTCCTGAACTTGTTGATAATCCACAACTTACACATGTAACAATCATTTCATGTTTCCCTATGAATCAACAACTTAATGCTCATCTTGTAAACAGGTTATCAGGATTTAATCTGTATAGTATATCTAAACGGGATTTACTTAAACGATTAAAAGAACTGATAAGACGGTTTAAGGTAAGTCCTTATGATTACTGGACACTAGCCCAAAAGAAACCTCATCAAGATCCATTAGCCAAATGCTTATGGAGACACTATGAAATTAAACCACAAGATTTATCTTATGTGATTGAAGTATCTGGTGGAAGACAGGTTGTTGAATCGTTATGTGGTAAGGCTGTAAAGCTTAAGAAAAACCAAGATGAGAATGATGTATTTTCTCATCTTGCTAACTTGATTCAACAGCAAAGTAAATCCAATGCTTCTAATTCAGGATTACAACAAACCTTAGAAGATTACAAACAATGGATTATAGATTTACTTTCCACTAAAACAACAGTATGCAATTATGAAGGATGTAGAGATTGTCCTTTAAGAAATCAACCATTCGTACCCCCAGATTTCATAATCAATGATCCATCAAGGAATGAAGTTGATATCATGATAGTAGGTATGAATCCTTATGTAGATGAAGTTAAGCAAGGTAAACCATTTGTTGGGAGATCTGGAAAGAAACTTAGGGAAGTCCTTTCTAAGATCTTTGATAAGCATAATATTGTAATCACAAATACTTGTATGTGCTTTGTGCCAGATAACAAAGATCCTGATAAACAATCGCAAGCTTGCTGTAAACCTTTACTACTTGAGCAGATCAAAAGAATTAAACCAAAGATTGTTGTACCTTTAGGAGGTTTAGCAGCTTCAAACTTACTGAATCAACCAGTATCTATAACCAAAATTGCTGGGCAAAAGTTTGAAATTGAAACCTAGGAGGTGAAGAATGAATAGAAAGGAGCTAGTTAAAACTCTATTCTATCATACATCTGACTTTGTTAGAAACAAAGATCCTAAACTTGCAAAGGAAATAGTGCTAATTCTTACTGAGCTTAACGCTATGAAAGATGTCAAAACATTCATCGAACTAGCTAGAGAAGTGAATTTTGATTTAACAGATGATATAGAATATGATACAATTGAGACACTAGGTTCTATCATTGATACGATAAGCATGTTTGATGATGAAGATGATGGAGACATATATTACCTTTATGCAATGTCTTGTAAGTTAATGCATTACATAGAAGTTTTACTTGGAAAGAAGTTAGAAGAGATTGTCTTGCAATCCTAATCTGAAATTGTTAAGGGGGTCTAATGAAAGTAACTGTTATTCCCAACCTACATCCATCAGCGGTAATTAGGAACACCAAACAATGGGAACCTTTATTTATTCATGCTTTTGAAAGAATTAAAGAGAAACTAGCTATACATAATACTGCTGATTCTAAACCTGCGAAAAATGATACATTACCGAACCATACAAACAATATTATTCATTTGAATGATACGAATTTTGAATCTATACTTAAGCAGTTAAAGGATGAAGGTTACGCGCTTATAGATGTGCAAAGATACAAGGATCTTTATGGTGATCAAGTTGTAGATCAAGGTATCTTTGCTGTTGTATCTAATGGAAAACAGAGAAAGTATTTGATGCTTAACAATGTTAGGCTTAAATACTATACATTGAGAAGAGGACAATCACCAGAACCTTTAATGCCTTTCAATACTTTAAATCAAGAAATAGGTTCAACTTGTAAAGATATCGTTAAAGATAGATACAAAGCTATGCCAATGTATAAAGATCAAGTATACTATAACTATGATTTTCCAATAGATGATTGGCTTGTATTACAAATAAGAGAAATCCTTGATAAGGACCCAACATACAACATTGCATTCTTTGACATAGAGGTTCATGCAGAAGATGGTACATTCCCAGATGAAAGGCAGGCTAAATATCCTGTATCAACTATCTCTTTTGTTATAGGAAACGAATTCTATCAGCTTATAAACAAGAAACTTTTTCCGAATCTAAACGAGGAAAGAATTAAGGACCTAATCAAACAGAATGGAGTAACCATTGATAACCTGAATATCATTTACTATGATGATGAAGTTTCTATGCTAAAAGGATTTGCAAAACTTCTGAAGGATAAACAAGTAGATGTACTTACAGCTTGGAACATCTACTTCGATATTAACTATTTGGCTAATAGATGCAAAGTTATTGGTGTGGATACAGATATCTTCTCACCAATTGGAAAACCTATGTATCCTTCTGGTAAACTTGGTTTCCATATGATTCCTGGAATTATCATAGCTGACTTACTTGAACTATACAAATCTTATGAGGGTAGAGAAACAAGATATAATCTAGATTACATTGTGGAGAAGAATCTTGGATTAAACAAAGTTAAATATGAAGGAACACTTGCAGAATTACTTCATAAAGATCCAGATTTGTACATAGCTTACTCTGCTGTTGATACCAAACTTATCCAAATGCTTGAAGATAAGAAAGGTGATCTTACACTACATTTACAACTAAAGGATCTGGCAAGAATCTCTTATCTAAACAGTTATTCAACACTAACCCAAATAGATGGACTTATGTATCAGTATGCTAAAAAGAGAGGAATGGCTTTAAGGCAACGTCCTCTTAAAGCTGACAAATCTGGATCTTTCGTTGGTGCTTTTGTAAGGGAGCCAAGGAAAGGATACATTCCGTATGTAATTGACTTGGATGCATCATCCATGTATCCCTCAATTATGATTTCATTAAACATATCGCCAGAAACTTTTGTGGGATACATTGAAGAAGGTTCTAACCCAACATTTATGGAAAAGTTTCTGCTTACAAATGAAGTAGATGATGAAACTGTTACTGTGATAGTTAATCCTAATAAGAAAGGTTTTCTAGAAGAGCAAAGAATACAGATTAAAGTAAGAGATCTCAAGAATAAGGTCTATAGCAATAAACTTACAATTTCTCCTGCAGGGACGATATTTGATAGATCTAAGAAAGGTTTCATTGAAGAGATTCTTGAAGACCTAATTACAAGAAGAAAAAGATTCAAGAAAGAGGCTTTGAAACTCCTTGAATCCTCCAATCCAGAAGATAAAGCCTTAGGTGCTAAATACAATGTAATACAGAAAGCTTTGAAAGTATTAGCTAACGCTATTTATGGTGCTATGGGTAACCAAGCATACAGATTCTTTGATACAAGAATTTCTGTAACAATTACTCTTACAGGACAATGGGAGATTAAGTTTGTATCTGGACTAACAGAGAAGTTCATACAACACATCATAGGAACCGAAGAGATTTATCTTGAACCAGAATTAGATAGAGAGATTCTGAGAGAGGCAGAAGGTGAGCAACATTATGTATTCTATTCCGATACAGACTCATCATTCATTGATATCTTTGAATTGTTAGTTAACGAGATTCCAAAAGTTATGCAAGAGCTTTCAGGACTTAGTCAGGTTACATTGGGTAACGAAGTAATCAAACTACCTAATGATTTTGATGAAAAGTTAAAGATGTTAGTTGATGTGAAATACAAAGCATTAAAAGAAAAGCTTGAAACTGATTCCCCTATACATCCAATAGTAGCTAAAATGTTTGGAGAATGAACTAAAGGGATGGTAACCATTCTTGGTTACCATCCCTAAACTGCTTTTATGGAGATGGAACGTCTAAGTTTCGATATTGTAGATTGTAGCGAAATCTCACTTTAGAGTGTTTCATATTCATTTATATTCAACTGAGGGGTCTAGGTTGTTTTTTCAACCTGAATCTGAAAAACAAACAAGAACCTAGGTAATCTCTAAGTTTTCAAAGATTACCTAGGCCTGGGAGAGTTAATCTCTCCCAATAATCTCCTACAATCGGCTTAATGCAGACTGTAGGAGCAGATTTCCATCTTTTCAATGAATTGAATGTTGTTTGCATAGCCTTTTGGCTATGTATGATTAGAAATCTTTTTAAGAGTCCCTTCATTTAACATTTATTTCAAATGTAAGTTCTATAACGTAAATTACAACCGTTTTAAGGAGGTGGATATGGAAGTAGTAATCAAATCTGTCAATGCAGATCCTATCAAAAATATACTAGCTTGGTTCAAAAGACGAATCGAGGAAGACTTTTATTCACACTTCAATCTTGTAGAGCAGTTGCATAGAACCATTCATGTTGCACCACATCCTGGAAATACACCTGATGTCTATGATGACTTTGCCGACGCTCTCGATTATGCTGACATCTTTTTCGAAAAAGAGTTTGCAAACTTTCTAGGATTAGCAATAAAGTATGGTGTAATTGATCGTGAAACTAACTTTGTGATACGATCTATATATGTAACGGATCATGATGTAAAACTAGTTGCGTTTATGAATTTGATAGCTAGAAAGGTTAACAATGGTAATGTAACGTTTACACTGAAGAGATTTGATGAGTTAGATCATGAAGAAACAATGTTGTAGTTTTGGAGAGGTCTTTGAACCTCTCCTCCAATAACTGAAGGAGGTGGTGGTATGATAAACCAAATGCTAAACGATTACAAATTCATCAAAGGTATAGCAGAACCACTTAACAACACCTTTCATGCTTACAAGAATGACCCTTCTAATGGTCTTTCTCCATACCATTTAGAAGGTTCTGTTTGGATGCATACTTTGATGACATTAACACATGCAGAAACAGAATTTGCTAAAATAGCGTTATTATTCCATGATAGTGGGAAGATGATGGTTTATGAGGATCTTGATAAGAAACGGTTTAGAAGGTTTAGCGGGCATGAAATTGCTTCTGGTAATATCTGGTTAGATTATGCATTACAAACGGATTTTATTAAGGATCAGCTTAGTAAGGAGGACATTTTCAATATTTACAAGCTTATTCAGACGCACCATATGTACAAGTTAAACAAAGATAACCGGTTGTGGACTAAACTAGACATCCTAGATGTCTTATCTATCTGGAAAGATATACATTATGCTGATGTAAACGATAGAATTTCTCAGAAACCACTCTCTGGGTTTGACATTGATGAGATATCTATCGTACATAAACAAGATAAGATTACAACACCTTTGATTGCTGATAGTCCAGAGGAAATCGTTGAATATCTTGAACGTTTACGTAGCCAAGATTTAGAATTACTTATCGTACCAATAGGAGCTCCTGGTTCTGGTAAATCTACATTAAGAAAGAAACTGCAAGAAGCTTTTGATGATTTAGATGTTGTTTCTTTTGATGATCTTAGAGTTCAACTTTACACAGGAGATCCAACTAAAACTAAGGAAGATCTATCTACCGAGGAGTATCAGAAAGCTTTTGAATTTTGCAAACGCAGAGATCTGAATTCTATTCTACAGCAGTTTATTAGACGTTCCAAATTCGTTTATGTGGATAATACAAACACGTCCAATAGACAAAGAAATGTTGCAATATCATCAGCCAAAAACAAGATTAAGATAGGCATCTTCTTTATGAATTCTTTAGAAGAAATACTTAAAAGAAATTCATCAAGAGAACCAAAGATCCCAGAAGATGCTATCCGATTTCATTATTTTAGAACTCAATATCCAAGTTATAAGCATTTTGATTTTATAGTGCTCTTTTAATGGGGATCTTCCCTACCCTATCTTTTTCGGAGGTAGCCATGTACAGAGAGAAGCTTGCAAAACTTGTAAATGAACAACGTTCTGAAAATCATGATGAGTTAACTGACTTAGATAGAGATATATTGGTGGCTATGCTGAGATACATATTCATCGAAACTGGTGAAGCAATATATGAAAGAGGGAGACTGAAACCTAATGCAATTTTTAGAACGGAAAAAGAATTGAGAGATTTGCTTAACTACTTTGGTATAACGATCGATGATTTGAGGGATATATCACTTTCAGACAACACTGTTTATTATGAAGATCTATTTAGATATGGGTTGATGAAATTCAGAGATTTTGCCACGTATATTATTGAGCATTATCCAGATAGAATAATCCGATTTCTGATTTATCCACTTTGGGATCGTGTAATCTACGGAATATCTTGTAATATGAAAGGGAAAATCCTTATAAAGACGTTTACTATTCAACTTCTCATCGGATTAATAGGAGGATGGTTGTTGGATATGCATATAGTAGATATTGTTGATGTTATCATCCTCTTCTCATTATGTACAGTACTTTTAATGGGTTATATGATCTATGAAGTTCAAAGAACTGTACCATCGGATAATTATACAAGTTTCAAACAATGGAAGAAGAAAGTAGTTCCTAAACTAAAAAGAAAAGCATCAAGTCAACATGAGGGAGAAGATCCATTAGGAATAGAAGAGACTAATCTTCGTTGAAGCTTCCAGAAGGAGGTCAATCATGATAGACAAGCTCATGGATATATGCAAAACTAACAAAGCCTTTGCATACAAAACATGGGAAGAAGATGGTAGAAGATTGATAACGTTTTTCTATAATATCCAACATGATGATATGTTTAAAACACCAGAAGAAAGGGAGATAAGAGGTATTGTTTTCGATTATGATACAGGAGAGATTGTTTCACGGCCATTCCATAAATTCTTCAACATAGGAGAAAGAGGGATTTCACCTAATCCAGATAGTATTATCATGATTCAGGAAAAAGTAGATGGTTCTATGATTCATCCTTACCTAACCAAAACTCATATAGGATGGAAAACAAAGAAATCTCCAGTTTCTGATGTTGCAATCACATTCAAGAAATGGTTATCACAACACCCACAACAACACAGTCTAGAAAGATTTGTCTATGATTTGCTTTCTGAGGGATATACACCTATATTCGAATTTTACCACCCAAAACATAGAATTGTTGTTGACTATGGCAATCAACCTTTCATAAAGCTACTTGCAATAAGAAAAAATGGTACAGGAGAATACTTCCACTTTCTAACTCATGAAGATATAGCTATCATGTTTGGTAACTATCCAATACTTACACCAGATTTCATTCCTAAGAGATATGATTTCAATCTTGACCAATTAAAAGAGATTCAGCAAACTTATAAGGATCAAGAAGGTTTTGTAGTTGTAGATGATGTTGACTTTTACAAAGTTAAAGTTGTTTGGTATCTTGATAGACACAATCTTTACAACATTTCAGACAGGGCTTTATGGGAGATGATTGTACTCGATAGAATAGATGATATTGAAGCATTAGCTAGACAACTGAAGTATGATGATATACTAAGAAGAATTGATAAACTTAAGAAGCTTTATTTTGATTTGATTCAACAGATAACAGACGTTGTTAAACTGTTTAATGAAAGCTTTAGACATCTTCAAGGTAAGGAAAGGGCCTTGAAAGCTAATGAGTTTCTTGATTCTTTTGCTTTACCAAAAGAACTAAGGTCTCTTGCATTTAGTTTGATTATGAGACAAGTTGACAATGCTGAACAAGAAGTAATCAAAGCAATAAAGAAGAAACACACTGTTTACTGGAAGTATGTAAGAAACTTACTGTGAGGTTAGAAATGGATATCGTATTCTTTTGTCCAGAAGAAACAATGCCTGCTAGACTGGAGTTTGAACTGGGTTGTTTTCTTCATTTCTTCTTGAAGAAGAGGTGTTGTTATATGGAATCAGATTACTACATGTTTGACGATTTTTGGATAACATTTGATGCAAATACAATAAAGATAATAGACCAAGAAGAGAATGAAGTTTACGTTGCTGTCGATTTTTCATTCGGTAATGAATTCACCCTTCAGTCACTAGAAGAAACATTCACATTTAAACTTATAAGAACTGATGAATTTCATGTAAAACTACCAGAGTCCGAGGTGGTTAAACTCGAGAAATTCGTAGAGGATCTCAATAAAACCATACATAACAATAGCGTCGAGGAAGTTCTCTAACTCTGTATGGGGTTCAGGATCTGATACAGACGATCCTGAACCCCCACAATCTTTCATCAAGGGAGGATCAAATGCAACTAACTAAAGAGCAACAAACGGTGGTTGATACTGTTGGAAACTTAGACTCTCACTTAGTTATCAATGCTTATGCAGGTACAGGTAAAACTACAACACTAGTAGCTATCGCTGAAAGTTATCCACAATACAGATTTCTTTATCTTGCTTATAACAGATCTGTTAAAGAAGAAGCTGAAGCTAGATTTCCTTCTAATGTAAAAGTATTAACAACACATGGTTTAGGATATAGATGGTACATAACTCATGTAGGGAAACCAAACTTAGGATACAATATAAGACCTTATACTCTTTGTGAATTGTATGATATTGATTATAAATCAGCATATTATGCAACACGAATTTTCCATGAATATTGCAATAGCATTGATAAAGATATGCATACTATAGCAAAACAAATAGCTTATAGTGCTACTGATGATAAGGATTATATTTATCGAGGAAGAGATGCAGCTTTACTTTTATGGAAGGATATGAAAGATAGAGTTGTAGAGATTACACATGATTTCTATCTTAAACTAGCATCAGAATCTGATTGTAGTGAATTGTTAACTGGTTATGATTTTATTTTGCTAGATGAAGCACAAGATACTAATCCTGTTGTATTTAAGATATTACTGAATTCTGGTAAGCCTATCATTGCTGTTGGAGATATTCATCAGAAGATTTATGGTTTCAGAAATGCTATGGATGTAATGAGTAAACTTCATGATAAGCATGGTGCTAAACTACTCTATCTAACTGAAAGTTTTAGATTTCCACAGGAAATTGCAAACTTAGCTTATGAATGGCTTAAACTTAAACCAAACTTCAATCCAAAAATTTATCCTGAAATTAAAGGGTTAGGTCCAAAAGATCCAAGAGCAAAATCAGAAGCTTACATTACAAGGACTAATCCAGGAATTGTTGAGAAAATAGCTTCTGTTGATCCTAAGAAGGATTTTTATTCGTATAGAACTCCATCAGAAATTTTTGCACTACCTATGGTAATTGCTAAGCATTTCAATGGATATGTACCTCCTATAAAGCTTCCAGAAAATCTTGAAAAATTTGTATCAAAATTTGATACATTAGGTGACCTCTTTAAATATGCAAAAGATGCTAATGATATTGAAGTTAAGAAATCAATCGAGATTGTTGAAAAGTATGGTCATAGATTAACTGAACTATACAAATTACTAAAATCAAAAAATAGAAAGAAAAAGGGACTTTGTATATTAACAGCTCATACATCAAAAGGACTGGAATTTGGTACAGTTACATTAGGTGGAGATTGGGAATGGAAAACACAGAAAAATAGCCAACAAGAAATAGAAGAATATAATCTTATGTATGTTGCAATAACAAGAGCCATCCATACTCTGTATCCAAATGAAATAGTAAAAGATAAACTGAAACTTGGGAATGATTTCTACATAACAAGAAAAGCTTTATCTGTTGAAGAAATTTTCTAGAAAACAAGTTTGCAAAATCATTTATATAAAACTGATAGAAAGCATTCTTAGTGGGTCGTTGTTGACCCGCTGTTTAAAAAACTTTCAAGAAATGAGGTAGGACATGCTGAAACCCAAGACATGCAAAACCAAGATCAAATTTATCGCTCCAATTCTTGGATCTGCACCACCAACACCAGATATTTATGAAAGGTATCTCAGGAAGAAACTTGAGAAGGAGATCGAAAAGATTGAAAAGAGATTACAAAAGAAACCAGATCCTATGCTACAAGAGAAACTTGAATCATTACGAGAAGAATATGAAAGGATACCAATACTCGCGGAGATCGAACCACATGAAGAGAAGCTTACAATATTCTACAGAGATGAAAACAACTATCCAGTCATCAGAGCACATCAGGTGCTTGGATTTCTCAAAGAAGTTGGCAATGCATTTAAAGATAAGATAGGTATCAAGAATCTTAGACAGAAGATAAACTACTATGTAGCTGTTAGACCTATTGAGATTCCACTTTTCAGAGATGAGGATCTTACAGAGCGAATAGCAAAACCTGATGAACTTTTTGAGAGACCGCTCAGAGCTCAAACTTCTCAGGGACCAAGATCTAGTATAGCTAAGTCTGAAAAGCTTGATCCTCCTGTATATGCAGAATTTGAAATCCATATACTTCCCAATAAGCAAGGAGTTAATGAAAAACTCATTAAGCAATTACTAGATCTTGGAGTTTACAGAGGGATCTCTCAATGGTCTAATAGTAACTACTATGGAACATTTGAAGTTGTAGAATTCAAATGTGAGTAATGGGAAAGTCCTGCCTAGTACTGTGAAGGTTAAGCGTTGTATTGTGAGGTTAAGGTGGCGTCCCGTTCCGCAGAGGTTAAGTGTCGTATTGTCAGGGTCCCGTAGCGTCCCGTTCCGTAAAGGTATAGTTAGGCACAGTTAGGTTAGGGTTTTGTGAGGTTCTGTTACGTGAAGATTCTGTTGAGGTAACGTGTAGTTTGGTGAGGTGCTGGTTCTGTGCCGTGCTGTACTATTGAGGTTTTGTATCCATTAACATAAACATCTAAGAACTCTCTTATGAACCAAATTAAAGGAGGAATTATGAAACCTACATGAAGCATTTACATTAAGAAAATCATAGTTGCAGTTAAACTATAAGAACCAACTCTCTGCAGTCAGGAGAGTTGGTTATCAGTTACTAAATCAAATGAAACTTTCAGAAGCAATTGAATTTAAGAAACTTAAAGACTACATAGCCAACCCAGGCAAGTTCTTTACAGAACTTGTCAGGTTGGTAAAGAGCAGTTACCGCGTACCTGCATTCCAGAACTTCATGTTTTCTAATTGAATTTCTGGTTTAAGGTACGCATTGTATCGTCTCGTAGTGGTATCGTTTGGTCTGGTGCAGGTATTGTATAGTTTGGTGTTGTGTAGGTGGAGTCATGTTTAGCAATAGTTATGCGGTGTTTGGTGATGTGTAGGTGGCGTCATGTTTAGCAATGGTAATGCGGTGTTTGGTGACGTCATGGTGACGTATTGTTTCGTTATGTAGAGGTGTTGTACTGTTGTGGTTATGTCCTGTACTGTTGTGGTTGTGTTCTGTTGCGTACTGTTTCTGGGTCCTTGGAGCTAATCGTGGTTCCAAGGACCTCTCCTTTCACAACAAAAAAAGGAGGTAGAAACATGGAGAACCTTATTCGCACTAAACCAATTATCAAACTCAGAAAGCTTGGTAACTACTACAAAGCATTTTTTGATTCATCAAAAGCTTTAACACTCAGAGATTTAGATGAGAATGTAATCTGGAAGGAAGAAGTAGTTCCAGAGTTGCTTGATATATCTATTACTAAGAAGTGTAATTTCAAATGTCCATATTGCTATCAATCTGCAGGTGAAGGAATGCATATGACTATGGAAGATTTTGAATGGTTACTAGATTTTATGGGAGAAGATAAGCCTTTTCAAGTAGCACTTGGAGGTGGAGAAGTTATATGCAATCCTTGGTTTAAAGAAATGCTTAAGAAATGGTACGAGAATGGTGTAGTACCAAACTATACAACCAATGGTTATACTCTTCTTGATGAAGATGCTGTTAAAGCCACAATCAAATATTGTGGAGGAGTAGCATTAACTTATCACTGGCATGATTTATCATTGTTTAAACAAGCTTTAGAAGTACTTACTAAACTCCCAATTCAAAGAAACATTCACCTTATTGTTGGTAAACCACATGTAAATAAGCTTGAATCTGTTATTGAAGAACTCAAGGACAAAGTTGATGCTATAGTACTTTTGGAGTTCCATGACATAGGAAGAGGTAATCAATTCAAAGATTGGAAACTAAGCAGAGAAGATAAGGATCATATTAAGAAGCTTCTTCTAAAATATGGAAAACAAGGTAAACTTGCTGTAGGAGCCTCTCTAATTCCATTAGCAATTGAAACTGTTGTGGAGGATGGAGCTGATAAAACTTTCGTTGAGCAATTCTATTACAACCCTGAAAGTCTTCTTACTGGGTATGTAAATGAGCAATTACAATTAGCACCATCTTCTTTCTGGACAGGTGAAAAGATTGATCTTAAACAATTTAAATCTTTCAGAGAAGCTTACAATAGTCCTTTGATGAAAGAATTAAGGAAGAAACAATATGAATTAAGAAAGATATGTGATTATGCTTATATATGTAATGGTGGTATGCATGCTGATTGTTGTAAAGATTGTAGATTGAAGAAGGCTTTGGTTTAACTATGTATGGTGGGCTTTGTCCCACCAGTTTTTATTCGATGTTGTTTCTTTAGTAACTAACCATATAATTGTATACAACTATATTACAAAATGAAACGCTTCCTCAGTTTCTTGGAGGAAACATGGTTTCTTTTCTACATCCATCGAGTATAACTGCTTCAGCTCTAGTATGTGCTACTTTTAGAAAAGTTAAACCAGCTAAGACTAAATCGATAACGTTTCTTAGTATTAGCTTTGATGATCTAATACAACATTTAGAATTACATGCAGAAGAAACATATTGTCGTTCATCAGGTGTAAAGCTCTCGATACAAACAAATGGAAATCCATCTAGATTAATTGCAGAATTAATAGCACCAAAAATGGATGAGGAGTATGTAAGTCGACGAGAATCACTACAAAGGGAACTTGAATTGCTTGGTTACACAATTGTAGATGGGTTCAGCATGAAACAGTTAGACCTAACCTTATTGTAACCATATACAACTTGAAACGTTTCCGTGATACGGAGGTTTCATGAGATCTTTAAACTCATCATTCATTACAAACAGTAGCACAACTGTTACTTTCGTTAGATTAAGAAGAGTTAGACCAGCTAAAACCAAAATGATAACAATGTTGAATATTTCGTTTGAAGAATTAATTCAACAACATCTTGAGTTACATGCAGAGGAAGCAGTAGATGGCTTTGGTTCACAAATTATTGTTGAAACTGTAGAAGAACCAAGATTACTTGCTAGGCTATGCTCCACTAGTGTTTACTCTGAATATGAAGATAAACGAGAATCTTTACAAAAAGAACTAGAGCTACTTGGTTTTTCAGTGATTGATGAGGTCTCTGTTGATTGTTAGTTACCTAACCTTATACTATTTTTGTTAATTTAGAAACGTTTCCACCAATGGAGGTTGCATAATGTATCAAATCATAGTAAAGGATAAGGATACAAACCAACTCTATAGGCTAAGCTATACAACTTACAGGAAAATGAAAGAGAATCCTGATTATCATTTATCGTATCCAGGGTTAGGACCAGTGATTTCATCAAAAGAATTCTTTGATAAATTTGAAATAGTAGGTCCTACAACAGCTAAGGTTGATTATCCAACTATTAAGCAATGGTTGTATCAATCTGCTAGTTGTAAAGGACAGTATGTAATAGCGGAAGATAACGAAGGTAATAGTTATGTAACCTATGCACACACAACACTAGGTAAGCAAATTATCCAATTTATAAAAGGTGAAACTGATAGAATCTTGTATTATGGTCAAGATGTAACGGATATCATCAAACATCTTAATTTTCGGTTTCTAACTCATACTCAATATAGTAAATGGAAACAAGATAAGGAAGTGAAGCCACTTAGAACCTTCATATCTACCAAACTTGGTATACGTCCTTCTGTGGATGTTGAAAAACTTTTTCACCATTTCTTTTTCAAATCAAAGCTTACAGGTAAAACGTATACCTTATCCATTAACTACACCAGGAATGATTTTGATCATAGGCTAAGCTTTGAGGAAGTATACTATAAGAAATGCCCTGCATGGCTCAAAATTCGCATTTCACCAAAGCTATTCTTATCTTTATTTGAATTCACGGGTGAAGAGTTTTATGGAATGAGATCTAGACCTATGCATTATCCATCTTTATTTGAATCTGATGAAGCTTTATCTATTCGTCATAATAGACTCTATGATCCACAATTAGATATGGTAATCAACCTCAAAGATAATCGTTGTGTCATAGATTGGTTGTTTAAAGGCGAATTTGTGAAGTATGGTGTAGCATTCAAACATACAGTTTCACACTTTAACGTTATAACCAAAGAAATTCTTAGCAAAAAGAAAGCTTTAACATTCTACAACTATTATCTGCTTCGTGGACTACATGAGAAAGATCTACCTTCCATAACAAAGCTTAATAGACCAATGGATGAGTTTTATGTTTATCTTGTACTTAAGAATGGTAGAATCTTAAAGCATGCTGTTGTAGCTAAGCATATTTCACAAGTTTATCATAAACATAAGGAAATGTTGGATAGCATTATAGTTTTCAAAGTAGCAGGACGTTTCAATTATCTTGAAGGTAAAATCAAAGAGGTTCGTAAATGTTTGTTGAAGTAGGTTTGCTTAGATGCTCTAGACCTTTACCCATGAAACATAGGGGATCTTTGTGGATCCCTGTTGCCTCTATATTTCGACGTTTCAAACATAATGTTTTGCTGTTTTACAATACGTTTATATATGAACCTATAACTACCTTTAAGCAATACGGAATTTTCTATAACTTAGGATCTATTATGGACGAGGATTGTCAGCGATTTATTGCCATTAATGCTAAATCCCATGAAAAGTTTCTTAAGTTTTATAGAGAAACTAGGCATGAGGATTCATGGTCACAATTTGTTTACAAAAGTATTAAAACTTTACCTGATTTCTTGCTAGAATTCAATGTTGAAAAACAATGTTTTGAGAGGTTTGAAATTGGTTGTTGAAGGAGACGCATATGCAACAGTTGATATCATAAAACTTTACAGGAAACTATCACCAGAACCAAACAGATTCATTCAGCTCTCAGATTCCAATCCTTTGAAAGATTTAGGATTGCTTGCAATGTACTATCGAAAGGGTCGTTACTATTTAGCAGATCCTGAATATCCCGATTATGAGATTACTTGTCCATTAAGTTTATGGGAAAAGTCAAAACAATATTACACACGCATATCAACTTTACTCATATATGTTATTGATGAGTATGAGACCGTACTGAAGAAGGACTACGATCTAACACTAGATTATTGGCCATACTTCGTTTGCAGAAAGCATTATGAGCTTTATGGTCCTTATACACCTTTACGAGTTGTTTTCAAGTTTAATTCTAATGGTTGGTTAAAGGATATCCAAGTTACTGGTCTTGAAGGCAGTCAATATGAACAAGACACAAAACAACCAACATCTTTCATAAGCAAAGTTAAAAGGTTCTTGCGAGGCGTGCTATGAACCCTATGGTGTATGGGGATCATAAATCGAAACCTGAAATACTTCATCAAGAAGAGCGAGATCGCTTCAGGATTATGATTTTATCATTTGGTACTCATCCATGTGCTTATATTGGAGTACCAAATGATAGTCCTTTAGTTAACCTCGATTATGGTTTGTTGGATAACTTCATTAATGTGCATGGTGGATTTACGTTTGGTTGTCAGGGTTCAGATGAACGCTACCCTTTTATAGCAGGTTACTATTGGTATGGTTGGGATTATGCTCACCTGGATGATTGGTTAGGATGCCACTTTGAAGATGAATGGATAAAAGATCTATGGCAAGCTATAAGACCTAAGAAATGGACTACAGAAGAAATATATGAGCATTGTTTAGTTGCTTTAGAGCAATTCAAACAACTTGAAAAACGAATGTTACATGATGTTGAATTCTATGATTCATTGATTCAATGCAACCTCAATTCAGAAGATCCTCTCCGTTTCTCTCATTACATTCCTTCTGCACCTGATAGATAGAAACTTTTATTTCCAACTATGAAAATCATACATGAGGTGTAAGAATGACAAAAGAGCAAGTCAAACAAGAATTACTGAAATACTTCCCTAACCAAGAAGAAGCTATAAAAACTCTAACACAACTTGGTCTTTCAGAGGATGAAGCAAAATCAAGAGTTAACTGTTCAATTAATGAAATAGTGATTTATGAAGCAGCTCATAGGATCATTGATAGGTTAGCTTCATATTCAGATGACATTTTAGAAAGGTTTGCAAAGATTCTCAATGTAGAAGATAGTAGATTTTCATTCAAAACAGAATTCCTATTCAGAGCTGTATACTTCCTTAAGAAAAAGGCTTATGCACAATACATCATTGAGAGAGAAGGAGCTCTCATTCAAGAAATAGCTCAATCAAACATTGGAGTTAAGTCGGATGTACCGGAATTAACTCGTATAATGATAAGAGACCTATTCAAAGTTATAATGTATACGAATTGTGATCAAACTCTGATAAATCGAGCATTAACGCTATGGGAGAGCAAATTTAGAAAACTGATCCGAGAAAGGTCAGTATCAATATGTACTCCTTGTGGATTCAATAAGGAACTTAAAGAATACAAGAACGTTAATGATTGCATTAGAGGTATGCTTCTCTATAACGAGCTTATAGGACAAGAATACTTCAAGGTTGGTATGAAAGGGTTCAAAATTTACTGTAATGGTTTTGATTATACTAAGCTTAGATTGGATGCAAAACAATTCCATGAGAAACTTATGAATGTTGCTAAGAAATTGGATGAGCTTAGCGGCAAACAAACATATACTAAGAAACCAGAAAAACTACTTGACAGAATTGTTATACCCGATGATTCTGAAAGAATTCCTGATTGGATCAAGCTTGATGAGAAAACAATAATGGATAAGGTTTTCGTTTCTAAAGCCAATGAAATCCTAGAACCTTTAGGCATACAACTTGATACAGGTACATCTGTGGCATTACAAGATTTATTCTAGCGAGAGGAATACTAACATGTCATTAAGAAAGACTCATCAATTAATGCTTAGTTGGCCAACCTTAGAAAAAGGGACAACTTTAGGAATTTCTGAAAGGTGTTTAGATACCTTTATGGAGCTGGTTAAAAATGCTAAAGGGTTACCAGTATATCAGTTTGTGTCCGTTGACTCAATACTAGATTCTCCTCATCAATATCAAATTGGAGAGGTTAGCAATGTAAAGTTTGAAGGTCATCCATTGATAACTGTAGAATACTATTACGGTAAAGCACCGAAAGATGAATCCGTTCTTGTTCCTATCACGTTAGGAAAGCCTGTTCCTAACTACGAAATCTATCATGTAAGTATAGAAGATATAGAGGAACTCATAGGATTCATGCTTTATCCTTTGTCATTGATCAAGCAACATCTAAACTAAAGTATGAGGTAGCTTATGATCTCCACAGTTTGCAGATCATTTGTGACTAATTCTAGCACATCTACGACTATTGTTTACTTTCAAAAAGTAGGACCTATAGATGCAGAAGAAGTAAGGAATACGCTTCCAGAACCTTTCAAAAAGTATGCTGATGATATTATCAAAGCTTTGTTATCCATAAGAGCAGCTGAAGTATTTGTTGTGATTGAGTATGATAACTATGGGATTATGTCTTATATAATCAGCAAATGTCCAAGAAAGCAATATAGTCCACTTGTAACGATTCCTGGTGGTTACATAGATGAACGTTTACAGGATTGCTTTCAGAAACTGAAAGGTTTAAGACTTGTTGATTCTTATAGCTTTATACACTAGGATGGGAGGTTCTAATGAAAATTGGATATGGAGTTAACTGGTTTCTTACAAGAAAATGTAATCTAAAGTGCTCCTATTGTGCAGTAATCAATATGAAAACGTTTCAGGAAGCTTATGGTCACATTGATCCATTCAAACAAGATGTTGATATTGAAGAAGCTAAAGAATTCATCAAAAGATTAAAGAAGCATAATCCAGATGCATTTCATATGTTTTTGGGTGGTGAACCTACTGTTTACAAGCATCTTGTAGAATTGGTTGATTTCTGTAACAAAGAAGGTGTATTGTATACTGTCATTACAAATATGACCGATTACTCTTACAACAAACTTAAGCAGATTATAGATGAAGTGGGATATCTTAATGGACTAAGCTTTACTGTTGATCCCGTTCTATGGGATGAAAACTATCCGAAGGATGATGATAGATACAGAAAATCAAAGGAAGCTTACGAGAAATTCATAACATTTAGAGATGATCCCAGAATCAGAGAATTTGTTGGTATAGTTGGAGTTGATAGTCAGAATATCAAATATCTGCATAGAATGTGTGACGATCTAACTAAAGCTGGTGTTTGGATAGATCTGATTCTGCTTGAAACAAAGCTTAATAAGTACTACGATTTCCCATCACCATTAGACTATGATTTACTGGTTTGGGATACAGAGAAACATAGAAAGATTCTTATGGAAGTTTACGAGAAAGCTGAAAAGGGAGAATACACTGTATTATTCCATCCTGTAATCAAATACAAAATGGTTCCTAATCTTCCACAAAAGTATATTTGCACCATTGATAAAAGAATGGACACCATGACTATTGATGCTGATGGAAAACTAAGGCTATGTTTAAGAATCAGAGGAGTTAAAACACAAGAATTTCATATGCTTGATATTCTTGATGAAAACGGAAATCTAACTGATAAGTTTCAAGAAGCTCTTAAAGCTATGCAATGGGATAAAAAGAATTTCTGTTATGGATGTCAATGGACATGCCCTATGGCTGGTGAATTGATTGCTGATGGTATTATGAGTCCAGAATTGATGAATCATAGAAACATAGAAATTCAACCAAAAACAAAATAAAAGATAGACAGAGATGAATAGCGTTAAAGAAACATACAGAAACGTCAACATATTTATTGACGATAGCAATCATGGATTTCTTCAGGGTATAACTTCAGATCATAATGGTAATGTAATCGTGTGTGGTCATGATGAAGATTTCATCAGTTTGCGTATAACTAAATTCGATAACGTTTTAAGGGATGTTAAACAAGAAATAGTTTTAAGAGATGAAAAATGCAAATATTTTTACGGGATAACAGTTGACTCTGATAACGTATTTGTATGCGGTATGATTGACTATGATTTCTGCATTGTTAAGCTTAATAGTAGTCTAAATCTGATTAAGCAAGTAATAGTAGATATTGGGGAAGCAACAGCCAGCTATGGAATGGCTACAGACTATAATGGAAATGTGTTTGTATGTGGGTCTCATGACAAAGATTTCTACATAGCTAAGCTGAATAACGATTTGAATATTGTTAAACAGATAACCATTAACAATGATGGAGATGGAATTTTTCGAAATCTAGCTACGGACTGTAATGGAAACGTGTTTGTATGTGGTTACATTAATACCGGTATACTAAACAACGGCCTTTATATAGCGAAGTTTGATAATGATTTGAATGTCATCAAACAGATGGTAATCGAAAGTGGTAAACGTAGTTATCTTATCGGAATAACTATTGATGATAACGGAAACGTATTTGTATGTGGGAAGACTTGTAATGAATGTTATGTGGCTAAGATCGCTAATGATTTAAATCATATTAAACAAATAGCAATCAATGGTGGTAAGAAAACCGATTTTCATGGGATTTCTACAGATCCTCATGGAAATGTATTCGTATGTGGACAAACCAAAGAGAATCTTAGTTCGAACTTATGCGTTGCAAAATTTGATAACAATCTACTTCTTGTTAAGCATGTTGTATGTGCTTGTGATGGAGTAACAATCAGTCGTGACGGACTAACAATTGATTCTAATGGTAACGTATTTACATGTGGGACATTTCATAGTGATTTCGTTAATACTCCCTTCATAATTAAATTCAATGATAACCTTGATTATCCTGATAAGTTGAAAGCTGGTTCTTATACATTCACCTTTAGTGAACCAACTTGGATTTCTACTGTACAAGATTATCCTGTTACAGTAGAAAACTGGGTTCCCATTATTCAGAACTGGATACCACGAGTGGTATAGAAGTTTAACTAAAAAGAAGATGGAGAAAATGAACAAAGCTACAGAACCATATGAAAGTGTCAGTGTATTTACTGGCAACAACGTTGAATATAATAATCTTCTTGGTATGGTTACAGATCATGATGAAAATGTGTTTATATGTGGAGAGGTTTTTGTTAAACGATGGTTCAGAGCTGGTTTCGATATTGTTAAATTTGATAGCACTTTAAACTTCATCAAATATATAGCAATAGGAAATAATGAATACAACATTGAACTGCATGGAATGATAGCAGACGGTACTGGTATCATATTTGTTTGTGGAGAAATTGGTAATCATTATAACGACGATTTCTACATAGCTAAACTTGATGGTAATTTAAATCTTGTTAAGCAAATTGCTATCAATAGTGGTAAACCATATAATCGTCTTTATGGAGTAACAGTAGACTCCAATGGGAACGTGATCGTTTGTGGAAGTACTAATGATGGTCACTACTATAATGGTTATATTGCTAAATTCGATAACGATTTAAATCCAGTTAAGCAAATTACTATCGACGATAGATATTGTGGTGATCTTTATGGGATAGCCGTTGATTCCAATGATAACATATTTGTTTGCGGTGCCACGAAAGGTAAACCCTACGTTGCCAAACTTGATAATAAACTAAATGTTATCAAACAGATATCCATTGATATTGGTGAACCTGGCTACCTCAATAAGGTGACCATTAGTTCCAGTAATAATGTTTTCATAGGTGGTATCTACGATGGGCATATTTATGTAGCTAGATTTGACGATGATTTGAACCTTATTAAACAAGTTACTATTAATACTGGAACTAATAATAGCTTTTACAGTTTCGCTGTAAACTCTTACGATGATCTATTTATATATGGGCGAATTAAGAACTATCCTGATTGGGACTTCTATATCGCAAAACTTGATAATGAGTTATTTCTTCTTAGACAAGCAATTATTGATGGTGGTCATCATGTTACTTTACCTTTAAAGGATGAAATACTTGTATGCAGACGAAGTATCACTTATTCTGCTGATAATATGCTTATAGCTAAATTCGACAAAAACTTAAGTAATCCTAGTGTATTGAAAACAGGTTCTTATACATTTACTTTTAGTGAACCAACATGGTTAGTGATTGTACAGGATTGGCCTGTCATAACAGAAGATTGGGTTCCTACTGTACAGAATTGGGCACCACGAGCGGCAAACAGTTTCATTGTAACTGAAGAGTTCGCATAGAAGCTATAAACTCACCACTAGTTACACTATCTTGGGTTATCGAGGGTCTAATGAAATCTGTAAATCTTTTAGTTGATGAGCATGCAGAATTCTAGAAAAAAAGGAGGTAGTTATGGGAGTATCAGTTGCTGTGTTCAAGAAAGGGAATAAACTCTTCAAAGTAAGGACAAATACTAAGATTGGTAAACAGTTACTTCAAAGAGCCAATGGAAAACGTGTTAAAATTACTTATCGTGGTATTGATGTGACTACCAAACTAAAGGATGTTGAATTGCTTTATCAATATGAAGTGTTTGACACAATCAAGCAACAACGCCTAAGAAAAGCTCTCTCAAAAGTACCATCAGTTACAGCATTTCTACTTGATGCTAAAACTAAGAAACTAACAAAGAAAGATAAGCAAATTCTTGAGTTTTACGGAAATCCTGAAGAAGAGGAGGTGTAACATGACAAAAGAGGCTGTAGAAATCCTTGAAAAGGTACAGGCTGTAGGATTTGACACAGCAATTGCACATGCTACAGATGCTGAAGTACAAGCAGGAGCTGCATGTGGACAACTTAGTATCATTGCTGAAGTTGAGAATGAATAACTGATATCGGGGATCTGGAGAAGATTCAATCTCCAGATCTCCACAACCTTTTTCGAGGGTCACATGAAAGAAGGATTGAGAATTGTTGCTACTTATCAATGTAATAGAAATTGCAAGTTTTGTTATCAAGCCTCTAAAGAATCACCATACTTGGATACTGAAACATTGAAGAAATGTTTAGATTATTTGAAGTTTACTAAGAATTTCATTCCTATCTATGTAACAATCCAAGGTGGTGAAGTTACAATTGACATGGAAAGATTACGAGAAATTGCAAAATTGGTTGATTACTACTATCCACAAGTTTTCAGGAAATCTGTCACAAGCAATGGTGATGCAGATGTTAGCGATTATGAATCATTAGCTTTGTATGGTATAACTCATTTATCATTTAGTTTGCACGGTAAGAATAAGAAACTGGAAGATAAACTCAAGTATCTTGCAAAAAGTGGATTCTTTACTATAAGAGTTAATTGTTTTGCTCATCAAAACATAGAAAATCTTAGGTATGTTTACGATTTTTGTGCAAGCAATAAAATTCAACTTACATTTTGTGAAGATCTGAGAAATAAGATTGTTGAAGACGTTACTGATAAAATCGTAAGATTTGTTGTTGGACATTCCGATGTAGAAATCATAAGACATAAGTTTCAACATATAATCATTGATAACAAAAGAAAGTTTAGATGTTGGATCTATAAGCATTTAGACAGTTATGATTACAACAACTATATCATTCTTCCGACAGGAAAGATTGTCGATAATTTTGATTTGGTTATTCAATCCAAACTGTAATCAAAGAGGGAAAGAAATGGAAATTGTTAAAATCAGAAAATTTACTAATGGTTGGGTAGCAGCAATCAGGTTATCAGATGGAAGACTTATTGAGAGCACAAACACATGCCTTCCTTTACATACGGAATTGAGAGGTTTCAATAACAAAAGAACTACGAATGCAATACTATCCTATGATTTTACGAAAACTTACTTCCATGAAAAGAATATGGTAGGTGTTTCGACACAATCTGGTTGTCCAATTATGTGTAAGTTTTGTGCAGTAAATGCTGTAACTAGAAAACATGGATGGAGAAACTTAACTGATGATGAAATTGTGCAACAAGTTGATTTTGCATTAAAGGTAACAAAAGACCTATTTAACTATGATTACTTTGAAAGTAAGCCTAAACTATTCAGAATCTTGTTTACAAGAATGGGCGAGCCATCCTTAAACATCGAAAATGTAGTTAATGCCATACAAAAACTAAAACATAAGTTTCCAGAAGCAAGAGTTCAGATTTCAACAATTGGAATTCCTGAATCAAAAGATCTTGTTCATGAATTAATGAAACTTGAAGATGAGCTATCAGATCATGATTTCCTTGAACTTCAGTTCTCAATTCATTCAACAGATATGAATTTTAGGAGATGGTTACAAACTCCAAGAGTTATGGACAATTCAGAGATCAATAAACTTGCACAGGAATTCTATTACAAACATCCAAGAAAGTGGAAGGTTACATTAAACTTTACTTTATCTCAGAAAACTCCATTTGACGTTAATGAATTACGAAAACAGTTTGATCCTGGTTGTGTATTCATAAAACTATCACCATTAAATGAGAACCTTGTAAGTAAATCTAACAACTTGAAAACTTTAATTAGGCAAGAAAACTATGTTTAAGCTTGATTTTGGAAGCGGTTACAATCCTCAACCTGGTTGGTATACGTGTGACGTAACAATGAATTGTGATTTCTATTTTGACAAATCAACCTACAGAATCTTAGATATATCAGATAATTCTGTAGATTTCATTAGAATGAGAAATGTATTGCATCATATCCCTGATATTCAAAGATTGCTTTTTGAATTTGAAAGAATCTTGAAACCTGGTGGTAAAGTGATTATTATTGATATCAATCCACACCATTACAAAACTAACTTCTTCTTAGATTGGTTATGGTATAGATGGATCTATCCGAGATATGAAGTGTGGTTCTCTAGGACGTATAGAGACATTAAAGATTATTTATCAGAAACATCTTTCGTCATTGTGAAAAGAATGTATCATGTATTTCGAGAAATAATCATACTTGAAAAACAACTATACAAACAAGGAGGTTTAACATGGCTTACTTAATCCAACTTGATTCACAACCAGGTATCATAGTAGCAGAAACAATGACTCAAGGAGACAGATGGATAGAAGTCTACAATGCATTTGCTATCGTTCCTGGACCACAAGGAAATACTCAAATGATTCCTGTGCATCCTTTTGGTAAAATCAGTAATCCTGTTAAAATTAACAAAGATAAAATTGTTATGCTTTCAGAAGATAAGGAGTTTGATAAAGAATTAGAATCTATCATCGAGCAATATAAAGCTCAACAAGCTGGTATCACAATAGCTAAAGACACCAAGGATGTTGAAAACGTAGCTAAGAAGTTGCAAATCGTGAAGAAGTAAAGATTTTGGCCCATGGTCCAGCTTTCTGGATCATGGGCCGTTTTTTTTTTTGCTTTCTGTATTCAAATCTTACAGTTTCTTTCTTATAGAATCTTCAATTTTAGATTCCAATTTGCTTAGTTTCGTTTTAATTGTTTCAAGATCTTCCTTCACTTCATGCTTTATAGCAGCATGATTCTTATAAGCAAGAATCCCAAGAACGAAACCTATTAAAAATATTACGATATCTACTGTGATGCCAGGTACATGCATAACAATAACCTCTTCTAATTAGGGTTGTACAATGTAACTATTCGGATTGCTCTGATTCCTTGGATTCTACACCATAGATTTCTTTGAATAGCTGACCAACTTTGTTTTGTCTTTCCATTATCCTGTCAATCAACTCTTTACCACCACTTACAGCAAATTCAACATCAGCTCTGGTTTGAATGGAATGATATTTTTGAAAAGCATATTCAATCATAGCTCTATCTTCGGCAGGAATCCTGTTTTTAGTATTGGCTGGAAGAGCTTCATAAATTCTAGAAAGCAAAGCAAATATCAATGAAATTGCTTTAGCATTATCAGCTACACTATCATGAATATCGAAAACTTCATTGTTAACTCTATATCTCATTTTACCTTTCTTAGTTAAAGGTAGTTGATCTGGCTCTTCTACTACTAGTTTCTTGAATAAACCTGGTTTTACTTGTTTTTTCTTAATTTTGAGTTTCATTATGATCCTCCTTAGTTTGCAGGATAGAAAAAGGATGGTGGGAAGAACCCACCAAAACAAAAGTTACTCAGTCCATAAGTCAACTTGAAATCTATCAACATAAACGTCTTTATCACCATTAATAACTAGTCTTAGATACCTAGCATTCTTAGATATATCTTTATAAGTCATAGTTACCCAATCTGAGTTGTAAGTGTAAGTTTGGGATTCAATTGGTTTAGTATTCTTAGGTATTACGACCTTTGTTATTGAAGTAAGTTCTTCTTTTGTTATGATTTTGACTTCTCCAATACCTCTTCTATCGTAGTAGTAATCTACTTCATTAGGTGTAAATGAAACTGGTTGTGGAGACCAACTTTGTGTGGTGGGTGTCCATGATTGTGTAGCAGGTGACCAACTCTGTGTAGTAGGTGCCCATGATGGTTCATTAAATGTAAATGTATAAGAACCTACTGTTACTGAATTAGGATGATCTAAATCATTATTAAATTTAGCTATGTAGAAATTCCGATGGCTATTATGAATATCATAAACATAACCACATACGAATATATTACCATTGGAATCAGTTGTTACACCTTGAAAAATTTCATCATTTGTACTATCAATAGTAATCTGTTTAATTAGGTTTAAATCGTTGTCAAATTTAGCTATATAGGAATCGTCATTAGAACCATTATAAGTGCGCCCGCATACGAATACATTGTTATTGGAATCTGTTGTTATTCTGTAAAGATTATCATTTCTACTACTTTCAATAGTTATTTGCTTAATAAGATTCAAATCATTATCAAATTTTGCAACATAGAAATTATAATCTGAGGAATTGCTATAACTATGTCCACATACAAATACATTATCATAAGAATCTGTAATTATTCCATGACAAATATCTGAATTGCCGCTATTAATTGTTATCTGTTTAATGAGATTTAAATTGTTATCAAATTTTGCAATATAGAAATTCAAAACAGAACCATTATAAGTATCGCCACATACAAATATATTACCATTAGAATCTACAGTAATATCATAAAGATGATCAACATAACCACTATTAATAGTTATTTGTTTAATTAGGTTTAAGTCATTATCAAATTTAGCTATGTAGAAATCTTCATTAAAACCGCATACAAATATATTACCATTGGAATCTGTAGTTATTCCATGAAATTCATCACCTTTACCACTGTCTACAACAATATGTTTAACAAGATTTAAACTGTTATCAAATTTTGTAATGTAAAATTCCAAGCGAGAATCATTATCAGCATCAACTTGCCCGCATACAAATACATTATCATTGGAGTCTACAACTATATCTAAGAACCTACTATAAGACTTATCAATGATTATTTGCTTAGTAATGTTGAAATGATTGTCAAATTTTGCTATATATGCTTTATTATCTAAGTTCCCACATACAAATACATTATTGTTAGAATCTGTTACTATTCCGTAAAGCTGACCTTGCTTACTATCATTCCCAACCACAAAAGTTCCTAGTTCCTTCACAACTTCAACTTTTGATACTTCCTTATCTTCATCATTAACCTTTATAACATCTCCAGATCTTACTAAATCCTTATCTAGTTCTTTAACGACTACATAATTGTTTCCAGTTTTGATTATCTGAGAAGTAACATCTAAATCTTTCCAAGTACATCTCTCATAAACATCTTCAAATGCAAATTCTACTCTTATGCTATTTTCTTTGTATATATCTGATGGTGGATTTTTGAGATTAAGAGAAGATATATCAACTTTATAGACATTTTCCTTAACTGTGTAAGAACCTTTATCCCAAGTATAAGATACTTCTGTTGGAGCCCAAGATTGAGTAGTAGGAGACCAACTTTGAGTTGTTGGTGCCCATGATTGTGTAGTAGGTAACCAAATTTGATCAGTTGTAGTCAAATCCGGTTCAGTAAATAAAAATGAATAAGACCCAACTGTTATTGAACTTGGATGATCAAGGTTATTGTTAAATTTAGCTACAAAGAAATCATAATTAGAACTGTCTCCTATATATCCACATACAAATATATCACCAGTAGAGTCTATAACTATATCTCTTGGTATATCATGTTTTCCACTATTTATTTGAATCTGCCTGATTAAATTCAAATTGCTATCAAATTTAGCTATGTAAAAGTCTTTATTAGAACCATTATCAATACTACCGCATGCAAAAATATTTCCTTCAGAATCAATTGTTAATCCGAGTAATTCACCTCCCATATTTTCAATGGTGGCTTGTTTAATCAAGTTCAAATCATTATCAAATTTAGCTACATAAAGTCCTCTATCATGATCATTATGAGTATGACCGCATACAAATACATTACCATTGGAATCTGTAACTATACCAACGAGTATAGCATAAACTCTAGCGTCAATAGTTATTTGCTTAATAAGATTCAAATCATTATCAAACTTACCTATGTAGAAATCTTGATCAGAACCATTATAAGTATATCCACATACGAATACATTTCCGTTAAAATCAATAGTTATATTGTAAAGCCAATCATTAGTGTTGTTTATAGTTATTTGCTTAATAAGATTCAAATCATTATCAAACTTACCTATGTAGAAACTGTTATTGGTATGACCACATACAAATACATTATTATTGGAATCTATTGTTATTCCAAGAAATTCTTCACTGTTACCGCCATCTACAATAACTTGTTTAACTAAATTCAAATTGTTATCGAATTTAGCTACATAGAAATCTTCTTTAGAACCATTACGAGTATATCCACATACAAATATGTTTCCATTAGAATCCGTTGTTATTCCTTGAAGATAATCAATGTAACCGCTATCAATAGTAACTTGTTTAACCAGATTTAAGTCATTATCAAGTTTAGCTATGTAAAAATCCTGGTTGGGACCATTATTAATACAACCACATACAAATATATTACCATTGGAATCAGTTGTTATTCCATAGAGATAATCATCTTTACCGCTGTCACCAACAGCCATATAATACTCAACATTTTCAGTAGTTTCTTCAATCTTATTTACAATTAATGGCTTTATATCTGAACCTTCTCTTACTAATATCTTTTGGCCAACTTCAAGCTTATCATTTTTATAGGTGAAATAATCAGTAGTTGCTTCTGTAATTTTAACTTTAAGAGGTTTACAAGTAAGATTAACTCTTGCTCTTTTCCAATCTGGTTCGTTTGATTCTTGTTTGAAAACTTTAGAAACCCATTTTGCATTATCTTTTAATGCTTTCATAAACTTCTACCTCTCTCTTGAAATTAATTGTTGAATTGAATGGGCTGGGGGTAGGTTACTCCCCAGCCCATAAATCAACTTTGAAATCGTTTACATATGTATCTTCAATACCTTCAAGTTTGACTCTCATCGCTCTACCTTTCTTATTAACAGCTTGGTATCTTGATTTAATAACATCTTGGTCTGACAAGTAGGTTCTATATTGTAGAGTTTGAAGTCTGGTTCTTTGAGGAATGATAACTGAAGTTATTGCTGAAGATTGTTCAGGAACTGTGATTTGGTAAACAATAGATAAAGAGTATTGAAAGATTTTTCTAGCATGATCATCTACTATATACATTTTGATACCGTTTGAATGGAAGAAGATACCTCTTGGATAGATACTCAGTACACCAACATAAAATTCAGATACAAAAGACGCTGTTGTTATATCCCATGGAGTGGAAAGACTATATTGATAAATACTATCACTATCAAAACCTACTACATACATTTTGGTACCATCTGGATGAAAGAAGATATCTGATGGGGCGATTATCTTGACCACTAACACTGTAACTAGATACAAAAGACACTGTAGTTATATCCCATGGTGTTGATAGGTTATATTGATAAACTTTAGCATATTGTTCACCTACTATATACACTTTAGTGCCATCTGGATGAAAGAAGAGGTTTGATACTGTTGAATCTTGATCAGCAATATAAGAATCAGATTCAAAAGTTGCAGTAGAAACATCCCAAGGTGCAGATAATCTATATTGATAAATTTTAGTATAACTCACTACATACATCTTAGAACCATCAGGATGAAAAAAGATACCTTGTGGATTTGAATCTTGATCACCAACATAGTAATAAGTTATGTGGGATGCAGTAGTTAAATCCCACGGTGTTGAAAGGTTGTATTGATGGACTTTTTTATACTGTTCATCTAGTACATATAGTTTAGTTCCATCTGAATGAAAAAAGATACTTATTGGTGCTCCATTTTGATCGCCAATGTAATAATCAGATTCATAAGATGACGTAGTTATATCCCAACTACCACTTGTTGTAACATTACTCACATTCACATTTTTTCCATTCACCACTAATTCATCATTGTTTTTTACTAACTCTTTTCTACTATCAACAAATTCAAAACTGTTAGTTGTAGCATTCTGTATTTTATCGCTTATATCTTCATCAAAGTATAGACATCTATCTGGATTTGACTCCATTGCTACATAAACTTTAGTAGGCTTTTTCCATGCTTTCTTAGGTGGAGTTGTAAGACTGAAGGAGGAAATGTCTGCCTCCCTGAAGATTATTTTAGTTATCCGTTTGTCACACCCAGTATAGTTTAATGAGGGATGCGTTGAATAAATAGAGGTTTCAACTAAATCGAGGTTTACCGAAACTTGAGAATAGCTACTATAATTGCTAAAATCCGAACCAGAAGCATGTAATGAAATCGTTTCAGACTTACATGTAAAGCGTATATCAGAACCGAAATCACCACATGATTCGTTGGAGCAAATATCCTGCCCTATATCTTCATAAGATAATCTAATTAAAGGAATTGCACTTTTGTGTGATTCAGTATCATATTCAAACTTTCCTGTAATTAGAAAGTAATCTTTGGAACCTAAATTCTCGTAATGGATATCAAATAATGTAGGATTATCTACATTAGTCGTGATACGTAAAGCTTTCACAAAGTTTAAGTTAGATGAATCTAATACAGCCAAAAGGTTATCAGAAAGCACTACAATTTTATCTCTATAGGATAACAACTTGCCACAAACACCACTTTCACCTGCTCCATCCGAACTGATAACTTTTCTAACACCATCACTATTACGATATGATACATAAATCGTGTCGTTAATTGTAGTTACATATGGTTGAGAATTCATTGAAGCTACTTGTGAATCAGTAATGTTCAATGAATTCTTTTCGATAGAAAAGTATCCTCCTCTACTATCATAACTATGAATTAAAGCAATAACTAAGTGGGATGAAGTTGCAGTAACATCTACAACATCAGTAGATGAAAAAGGACTTCTAAACACTCTATAATCTTGTATAGAAAAATCTAATGATGAGACTTTTACAACACCAAAACCATTATCGTCTGCATCATGCCATGAAAATACCCAATAAATAAAAGGATTTTCATAATAAAGTCTTGATGCGCCGATAGTCTTAGCAGGTGTTGAGCTCAAATACCTCACTGTTTCTATATTCAAATTTTGATCTAAAACAACAAGAAATTTGTTATCAACTAGCGAAACTAGTTTTCCATTACAAATCAATAAATCTTCTGAACCTGCATGATCGGCCAAGTATAAAACATCTAGTGGTTGTAAACTGAATCTATCATATTTAATAAGTAGATGCCTACTAGCACCTTGACCTATAGTGAAAATATAACTATCATTATAGTCTATATGTATCCCTAGATGATCATCACTATTAAAAAGTGCAAACTTAATTCCTAATTCAGTAAAGTTTTTCACAGAACCAGTAACATCTCCAATCTCTCCTTCCTTAACTCCATCTACACTGTTATACAGTATAACTTTTTCACCAGTCACAATTTCATCTACAGTTTTTAAGGTATTCTTATCAGAGCCAGATAAAATCTTGATTTCTTTTGGTTTTTCAGTAACAGTTACTTGATATTGATACCAATCATTATCAGTTTCTTCTTGTTCAAATACTTTAGACACCCAAATAGCAGGAGATTGCTTTTTGAATGCTTTAGAAGGAGTAGATGTTAAGGAGAAAGAGGAGATGTCGATAGAGTTATATTGCATATAGTATTGAGCTATCTTCCCCTGTGATGTAATAAATAAGAATTTTCCATTAGGTTCAATAAAAACATCACTACCGCCTGAATCTAGAGTAAAACATCCATTATAACCAGCAGTTGTTATATCCCAAGGAGTAGAAAGGTTGTATTGACAAATCTTACCATTACCTAACATATCTACAACAAACATTTTAGTTCCGTCTGGATTGAAAAAGATCCCATGGGGGGCATTTGAATGTGAGGAGATATCAAGTGTTGCTTCCTGCGAAACATTTGAAATATCCCAAGGTGTAGAAAGGGAATATTGGTATACATTATCAGTTGCATTACCTAGAAAATATAATTTTGTTCCATCTGATGAGAAAACAAAATCTGTTATGCCAAAGCTTCCAGCCCCTCCAGCATCTATGGTCTTAGCACCATCAGACTTAACACTTGAAATATCCCATGGATTATCAAGAATGTATTGATAAATTCTATCACTATAGTTACCAATAAACACTTTACGCCCGTCGGATGAGAAGTACAAGCCATAAGGCGTAGGGTTATCTGGGGTTGCTGATTTAATATCAAAATAGATATTATCGTAATCTACGGAGCTGATGTTCCATGGCTTCGTTAATGAATATTGTTTAAGGAGTCTGTTTGAATATTCTAAAGAAAATAGCTTTTTTCCATTAGGAGAAAAGAATATGCTTATCATCTTATTGGCAAGATCAACATTAGCATAAAGCTTTAAGTTACTAACATCCCATACTGAACCTTGCTGAGTAACACTTCCAACATTATTCCTTATGTAACTACTACCATCAAATAATACTAATTCTTCATTCTCCTTTATCTTAACTGGTGTAAGCAATGTATTTTTGTTAGAACCTGGAAGAATCGGTATTTCTTTCCAACCACCTTTAAGGGATTTCATATATTAAGCCTCCTATTACAATTATGCATCTAAATCCCAACCATCATTATATTCGGTATTATCTTTAAAGTTAGATACACTTACAGCTGAATCAGATACGAGTGATACATCTTTGATAGTAAGTTGTTTAGAAGATTTATCAGTAACAATTTTGCTATCTGAATTTCTGGTTACCCATAAGGTGATTGTAGCTTTTGTATCTTTGTCAACTTCTGGTAAATTCCAACTGAAATGCATTCCTGTTATTGTGAGTGTTCCATGAGTAACTGTTCCTTTTAAGGTATACTTAGTTATATCAAATGCTCTACCACCATCATGAGTGACATCACCTTCTACTGTAGAAAGCTCATTCTCTTGTGATGGAATCGTATACTCGATTTGATATTTATCTGTATTGTATTCAAGCACATTAGACCAATTTGAAGAATGACCTTGATCTCCATTATACTTTGCTCTCACATAATAAGTTGAATCAACATCAAGTATATCATTGTTAATTGTTAACGTATCTTGTTTTGATGGATCAGTTTCAGTATAGTCAAGCACTAGGTTGTTGAATTTTGGATCGGTGGCTATTTGCCAATCTGTACTCTTCCAGTTATCAGAATAACCATGAGCTTTAAATGGTGTAAGTTTAAATGTTGGATACAATGTACCAGTATCAGATGTAGATAACGTAGGTGTTTCTATGTAAGCACTAGCTGTTGTAAACTTAACAGAATTAGACCATTCAGAATTATGGTTATCAGATTTGTATCTTACTCTCACATAGTAAGTAGTATCTGGATCAAGATGTTGTGGTTGATAAGATGTCAAATTCGTTTTATCATCGTAAGAAGATTCTACAATGTTTTTGAATTCAGAATCAGAAGCTATTTCCCAGTCAGAGGCTTCATGTTCTCCATAGAAAAGATCTGTAGGTTTATATGCTGAAGATTTGATTGTGCCTGAAAAATCTGTTTCACCATCTTTTGGTTGCACTATTGATGGTGTTTCAATTAGTATTGCTGAACCTCTGGATGAAGTGAATGTACCAAGTAGAAGGTAGCCATCATTCAATAATAGCCCTACAACCACAGAAGTTTTTGAAGTTGTAAGTTTACCGGATTCTGATAGGTATACGTAGGAACCTGGATCTGCTGTTAAGTTTGTTTTTACGATGCCTGAAGTAATAATACGCTTATGTTTTAAATCTGCAAGACCTACAATTCTATCTTTATCTTTGCTAGTAGCTGGATATGCTTTACCTGATTTATCAAGATAGACAATCATACCATCTTCTACAGATTCGTCGAAATTGTCAAAATTGAAGTATGTTTGTGCGTGTGTTGCAAAAGAAATATCATCAACTACATCTATACTTCCATCAGGTTTTACAGAACCTAGAAACAGAGCATCTTCAATGGATTCTGTTGAAATTATAATCTTTGCTGGATCTACAGTTTTTGATTGTTTCCATTCATACTTTAGATATACGTAGTTTGTCTTACTTGTATCTGCTAAGGAAGTTTCTTGATAACTTGTTAAATCATCAAGTTTTCCAACTAGGATAAATGTATGATCTACTATTGCAACGAATGGATATATTCTGAGTTTATCGCCTACCTTCTCAAATGGTGGTTTTCTTAACCAAGATAGGACACAATTATTAGCTTCGTCAAATCCTGTTGATATAATTCTAATTCCTGTTGCATATATAGTTTGAAATGGTTCAGCAGTTCTAATTTGTTGTCCTGGTACAAATGCAACATTGCTCATTATACACTACCTCTTATTGTTTTTTCGTAATCATAAGTCAAAAAGTAGTTAAGCCTAAAGGGCCACCATAATCTTGACCCTTTAGGCTCCATGCGTGCACTCGTTCTATAGAATAGTTCTAAAACAATGATTGTTATTCTTCCTCTCTTATTTCACGACCAATCTTTTTAGCACAATCAAGTTTGTTAAAGAGTTCTGCAGCTTTTTCAGCTATGTCATCATAATGCCATTCTCTTGCCCTCAGATAAGCAGCGAAAAGAAGGGAACAATCATATTCACAGTTAGGATTCATAATAGGAAATTTAAGCTCATTTGGCATAAGAAAAGCTTTTTCACCACATTTCTCAAAGAGTTTTTCTCTGTTAGATTTTCTTGATATAAACTTTCTAAGTTTTGCTGGTATGATTGCTTCAAGAATACCTTTGAGTGTTGTCATCTGGTTATCTCCTCATAGTATTATTGGTTAGCTCTATCATAAGTTCATTTAAGTTTCAAACTCTGTTAAACCAAATAGATAAGCATCAGTTACTCTATTCATCCAACCAAAGTAGAATTTTCTAAGAATTCTACGCTTTTGCACCAATCTTGTGTAGTAAAGTGTAGCTTGATTGTTATAAGCTTCATAAACTAAATCTCTATTTGAATTCTCTAAAGATTCTAATGTTTTCTGTCCAATAAGACCATCAACTACAACATCAAAACCTGATCTTCTTAGAGCCTTTTGTAGAAACTTACCAGCTCTTGATATGCCTGTATTAACACAATAATTGAAATGTAGGAATGCTAATCTTTGACTTAAAGCTTCAATCTTATCACATTTTCCTCTTAACCAATAATCTTTCCAGTAGATCTCTTTAGCTTGCTCAATAGTAAGATTTTTGATATCAAGATCTGGATATTGCCTTTTGCTTATACCATACTTTGTTTCACCACCAGGATCATCTGGATCATTAACATATCCACCTTCCCATTTCAGTATAAACATAAAAGCTTTTTCAAATGCTAAGCTGTACATCGTAGCCAATCTCCATTAAACAAATCTGGTTTCTGAATGTTGTTCCATTTATATACTATTGAAACCTGAATGTTTTATTTTGTTTGAAAAGAAAATGAAGGAGGTGCAACATGAGACTAATAGACTACAGAAAGGTTATGACTTACCTGCTATTCAATAATAACCCAAAATTGGAGGCAAAACTTCCACGTATATTAAAGAATCTTAACAAGTTTGCTGTTTCTGTAAGACTTGGTGACAAAAAATCTGATCGATATAAGCTAAATGTGTATCTTACGCAACATAAACATCAACCAAGAGTTAAGGTGATCTATAGAAACATCAATGTTTGTTCCGTTTGGTATGACAGTGGTGTTAAGTATGTTGGAAATTTTGAATCGTTACCAAAGAAACTTCGATCATATCTGGTTTGCTTTCTAACTTATTGTTGGAATGAATTCATTAAGAGAGTAAATAATTCACCAGAAACAGTTTATGACTTGCTAATTGCAACAATGGAAAACTTTAGAAAACGAGGTTGCAAACAAATCTGTTGAAAAATGAAAACATTCCATTCAAAGGGAGGGTACTGTCAATGAAACGGATAACAGTCCTTATTTCTTTATTTTTCGCAATCACAAGCCATGCTTTCACAATGCAAGATTATGCTAAAATGGCTAGAAACCTCGTTAGACACGACCTTAACATCTGTATTGAAAACGAAACTGCTGCTATGTGTGTATGTTATTTCTTATCAAACTGGTATTGTGATACATCAGAATATGATCGTTGTAGAAATGTTTATGCTACGTTGTTAATGAGAATCTGCGAAGACAGAAATGATGGTAATTGCTCTGCTGTATATGGCCAAACAGAAAGAATATGCGAGCAAGAAGTTCAAAGAAAGCTTCTAAGAATCATGTTGAATGATCGAAATAACAAGGATTTTTGAATCTACGTGGACGAGAGAGAGATATGGCTCCAGGACCACTATTAGATCCTGGAGCCTTTTTATCAACATCTTTTTTTTGCTATGTATGCAATCTTAAAGCTTTAATTAGTTTCTTAATAGCATCTTCTGTAATGTAATCTTTCTTAGAAGCTTCTACAGACTCTTTGAGGTGTTTCTTTTCAATTCCTTCTGTATCCATCTGTCTCAATACTTTCTGAAGAATCTTAAGATTATCAAGAGCTAATGCTATGTAATCAAGAGTTACAGACCAAGCATTAAACACCTTTTCTTCAGGTGACTTTCCAGGCATTCTTCTCCATACACGGCCAACATAAGTTTTAGCCATGTCTTTCATCATACCAAATGCAAATCCTTCACGATCCTTCTTAAGATTCTGTTTTAATTCTTTAAAGAAAGCATAGAAATCTTCAAATTTCTTGATAGCATACTTTCTTGCAAATTTAGTCATAGACCCATCTGACTTGACCATACATAGAGTAAGAAATGCTTTCAATCTTTGGTATTCCTTTTGAGTCATAGTTAGTTATCCTCATTTTATTTTTCTAACGTTATCATAAGCTGTTCTATTCACAATAAATCTCTTTGAATGCTTGTTGCCATCTATCAGGTTTTGCAAGCTTTAAATCAATAGCTGCTTCAAAGGTTCTGAAATCAATTTCTAAAGATGGACATTTCTTTTGCACATCTTTGAGGAATGAAAGTACTTCAAGTTTTACGTTTCTTTCAACATTAGGAGCTACATAATCTATAAGCTTTTCAATGATTTTCACAATCTTTTCTGATGTAAAGTCTATCCTAACTGGATAGAATCTTGAAAGTAAAGCTTTTGGAATATCTTTCTTTTGCTTATTTGTAATGAGGATTACTTTAGAAGTAAACACAAATCTTTCAGGTACTAACCAACTAGAAGATCCTTGTGTTGATGCAAACTGAGCTTGTGGGAATGTAATGATCCTTTTCTTATAAGAATCTGCAGCTGCTTTAAGAATGTTAACAACATCTTCATCTTTAAGTATTGTATCAAAATCATCAAAGACAATAACATATCCAGAATTGTACTTATACAAGATATGTATAACGTCCCTTAAAGTCATTGTAGCACCTTTGAAAGTTACATGCTTAACCTTATTGAAATATAGAGTCCTTCTAACTACATAAGATTTTCCTGTCCCAGGTCTTCCATAAACTAATACACCATTAAGATGATCTGATGTTGTTAAAGTTTCAATAGCATCAATAAGATCTGCATATTCTTCTAAAGCTGGTTTATGCTTTGATTGTCCTTTGAAAATTTCTTTGTCAATTTGAGATTCTACAACTTGTGCTTTCTTTTCGGCTAACCATAAAGCAAATGTTTTCCAATAGAAAACAAGTATAACCATAAGAGGAATCAAATAAGCTGTAAAGATTGTAATCACTTGACCTTTTGGAGTTTGCATAAATTCAATTATCTTCAATGCTAATCTGTCAAGAAAACCTTGTTTCTCATCATCAGATGGATTATCAAATTGAAGATTTGGTAGATCTGCAGATTCTTTTAGAATCCTTTTCTTAATTTTAGGAAGCACAGCAGCATAAAGTAGAATCAGTTTCGCAAATTCATCAGTTGTAGCGTGTTTCTTTGGTTTGGTAACTACAACTGATTTGTTTCTTTTAAGAGTCTTCTTGTTTAACCATTCAGCTCCTACAAGCTTAACTTCTTTACCTTCTACATAGACATACAGTCTTCCATATTTGTTACCATCTACTTCAATCATAAAAGTATCAAAGGAATATGATCTTTTCTTGACAACAAGCTCTCTCTTACCAAGATATTTAATCCTTACTGTTGAGTTTGGAATCTTAATCCAACCTTTGGATTGTTTAAGTTTTGAATAAAGATTTTTGCTCATTATTGCATTAATCCTCCTCGTTTTCAAGAGATAATGTCAAATCTTTTACTTTAGGAACTCGTTTTGGTTCTTCAACCATTTCTTTCTTAAGTTTAGCTATCTTTTCAACAACTTTTGTTTGAGCAGCAACAGTTGTTATCTTTTCAACAGATCTTGCTCCTATGTAACCTGTAAGACCATATTTGATTAGCTCCCATACGTGATCTGGAAGATTCAAGATTGGTACATGCAATCCAAATGCTTGTCCATATGGTACAAGAATATAGTTGTTAGCTATAATGAATACAAAAACAAGCATAGTTATTGGTCTCCAGTTTCTTTGCAACCAACTATGACCTGTTGCTTCTGATACAATGATATCTGCTTGGCTTTTCAATAGCTGTTGCTCAAGTTTAGCTACATTTTGCATATACTCTCTTTGAATTTCTAATGAAAGTTTTTGTTTTAAAGCTTTATCTTGTACATGTTTGTCAATGATATCTAGAATTTTTGATCCAAGTGCCATCAATCCTGGAACAATGTTGACCATACTTAATATCCTCTTGCTCTAAGGTTCAATAACAGTTCACTAACAAATAGAGGTCAATCTATTAGCAATGTCTAATCTAATGAACACTGTGCTTGGAGCATATGCAAAATTCAATTGTTTCTAATCACCATAAAAACTATGCATAAACTGAATAATCATTGTTGAATCATATCAGTATCAAAAATGGTAACCGTTTCATTTTAACGTGGTTTACCTGTATATATCCTATAGTATTCATGAAAAATGAAAATAAAAGAATCAAGAAATCAGTAATGCAATAACCATTCCAAGCAACAATGAATTTACATCAACATTCAATTATATTGAAGAAACAACATTAACCAAGCTTAAGAATTGTATCATCATTGAAAGTTACATTGATTATGATAATTCAAGTTTAGTTTTTAGAATATGCATAAAGAAATGAAAACAACAAAGGATATAACATCAGTATCAACAATGGTTGCTAGCTTATATGAAGTTGTACTACATTGAATCAACAATGAAGTTTATGCAGCTATTGGTCGAGAATATGCATTGATTGGTTGAATCAGACTTCGGATTACATCAACTATGAAAGCAACGGAATCTATCTGCATGAACCACAGTTTGTAAAGAAGCTTATATCTATGCTGTTTCGACATCGGTTTGATTCCTTTTGGAAGATGCATAAGCTTGAGTATGTAGTCTCTTGACTTCCAGCATGAAACAGCATTAGCAAAAATGAAGCTTCTTACATTATCAACAACATCTTTAATGTTGTGCTCTTCATAGTATGCTTGGAGTTTATCTGAAAGTACGTCTAAAGCTTCTTTAACGAGATCTTTGTCTCCTTCTCTAAGTGTGTATATGAAAAGCATTTTGAAACATTCGTCCTTAACCACTCTACCTTCAATCTTCTCATGTACTTTACCTTCATTGAGAATTTTACCAAGAGCATATATGGTGAAATGCTTTTGAGTTGCATTCCATGCTAATGATTGTCTTAACATAGAGTAAACTTCAAAAGGCATTCTTATGGTAAGCCTTTTATAGGTTGTGTAAGTTGTCATATCTGTGTAGAGCTCTTTTTCAACAGAAATTAAACCAGCTTTCTCAAATTCTTCAAGATGCATGCTTATTGCTCTATGAGACAAAGGAGTTTTACCACCTTTGAATGCATTAAGGAAGCTATGAAATTCTTTAATTGTGTTAAACTTGAAAACAAATTCTTGTGATTCAGCATCATAGGTGCATACGTCATTTCTCAATGTTAAAGCAAGAAGAGTAACAGCAATGATTTGTTTAACTTCATAGCTTGTGGGTCTCTTTTCTGAGAGCCTTTTAGGCTTGACAATAACTATATCAGAACTATCAGAATCTTCAACAAACTGAGAAAGATCAAGCTTATAGTTGAAGTGATTCTTTAGGTAAAGTTTAAGAGTTGGAATGCCATAATAAGTTGTCCTGTTGACAATATACTTGAGAGGATCAAACCTTTTCTTCCTTTCCTCGTCGTCCTGAGGTATAATAGACTCAAGAGCTTGTCTGACTTTTTCAACGTCCTCTTTGAAATGTCTATAGAGAACACCTGTTATGATCATTGAAAGGTTCTGTCTATGACCTTTAACCCAGAACCTTTCAGCTATAAACTTACATAATTCAAAAGCTCTGAGTCTATTATTTAAACAATGAATCTCATACTCACGCTTTATATGGAAGAAGCATGAGTTATGAGACTTTTCATCAACGAGCTCTTCTACGAGAGCCCTAAGTAGCTCAATGGGGTCGAGGTCAAGCTCTTTTGCAAGTTGAAAGATGTCAACAGATTTTTCAGCATGCTTGACCCTTACATAGAATTTCCTTCCGATGCCAAGCCTTGGCATCCTGAAAGGATGGTTAATATGAGTTGAAGTTGCAGGGTCAGCATTAAGGACCCTTGCAAGCTCTTTATGAATTTTTGATAAGAACAAATCATGAACCTTGGCCCATTGAGCTACGGGCTCAAGGTAACTAGCTATTGTTGCCTCTATTGAGGAGCTTTGATTTTCGATTAAGTATTTCAGCCCCTCGTAGCTGACACCTTCTTTTAAGTTTACGAACACATGAAGGTGACCATTGTTTGGATTTTTATCAATGGTCATGTAGGGTTGGCTTTGGCTCCTTTGGGAGTCTATATCGAATCCTAATGTCTCCCAAAGTAGGATGTTGTTGGTTGATCTTACGTAGAGGTTGGGGCATGCTACTGCTTCCCAGCCTCTACCAATTTCCCAACCCTGTCTTATTGGAAGTATCTTACCGGATTTGATATATCCGGATATTTTTCCAGTTGCGTAGACGGTTTTTGGTTTTTTGGGCTTGGGTTCTTTTTGGACCTGAGCCCTCACTTTTTGTCCGATTACGTTCTTCTTTTCCATAGCACTTCCCTCCTATTTCAGATTTTTTTCAAGTTTGAATAATAGCTCAAACGTTTTAACAGATGATTATCAAGTTTCAAAAGAGTATTTTAAGAAAACAAACCTTACAAAAAAAAAAACGTAACCGCCTACGCAAACTGGTGATACTTCCAACAAGGTTGGGAACCAACAACATCCTGGGAGCCAACCCTAATGAACCTTCATGTGTTCATCAATAAGGTGCCAGCATCTTGAGGCAACAATAGCATGTGGGTAAACATTTCCCACATATTTTTGTGTTCTAATAGTGGGGTGGCTAAGAAAGTACCACCCCCAAAAACTATGACTTGAAATCTCCAACTTTCTTTGCACCTAGTGAAAGCAATAAATCTTCAAACAAATCAGGAGACATTTTCCAACAAGGAACGTCTTCTGATATCTTACCAATAAACTTCAGGCATAAACATTCCTTTTCACTACAGAATAAGTAGCCATTTCTTTTAAGTTTGAATGGAATTACAAATGATACGATAGCTTTCCAATCATAAGGAATTCCTAGGTAAGCACATGTATGTTGAAAATCAAGAGCTTTCTGATATTGAGTTCTGTTAACTTCTAATTCATAAACTGTAAATGGTGTTCCTGGTGTATGGTTATGAAGACTTGAATAGATAACACGAGTTTTCCATAAAGGTTCACCTTTTGGTGTCCAAGCTTCAATAATAGATTGTGGTTTATATAAGCTTTCAACTGTTCCATCAAAAATTTCTGGATTGATGAAGAATGCATGACTTCTTTTACTTCTTGTCCAAAATTTGATTAAGGTAGAAGTCCAAGAAAGTCCAGACTCCAAACCAAAGTAAAGTTTTCTTCTCATAGTTTTTGTTCCCAGAAATGGTTCTACCATATGCAATCACTAATCAATGATATAGTATAGTTTCCTGATGAATCTTCTTGTACTATTTTTAGATACTTAACAGGGATCCATGTGTCTAATGTATAAGTATAGTCACCATTACTAGGAATAGTAACTTTTAGAGGTTTAGGTGTATCATGTATGGAATCACCACTATCAGATCTATAGTAGATGCAATAAGGATACCAATTTTCACCATCAACAGAAACAAGCAATGATAATTCACCTATTGATGAGCTCAATCCTTCTGCATGAATTTGCATACCAATCATTGATAATTTTGGTAGTTTAGCAATTACTTCTGTATTATCGTTTTTGATGATTTCTATACTTTCGACAAAAGTGGACTGCCAAGCACTCCCTATATCTGGTAGCTCAAGATGTATCATAACAGTCATATCCTCCTTTGTTTGTTCAACAATAAGTTCGAGAAACATTTATATTTTTCTGATGGGAGGGCCAACTGGCCCTCCTAGCAAGGTGAGGTTGGGGAGGAGTCATTTTATTGCTCAAAAGAATCATTTATATAAAACTGGTAGAAAGCAAAATTATTTCTTGAAGGAGGTGTAAGATGATTAAGAAATTCGATCATGGAGCAGACAGCATTCATGAAGCTCTTGGTTATCCAAGTCAACGTAAGTTTATGCAATGGTTAAAGTCTACATTCACAGGTATTGATTTTGGTGACCCTCAAGGTCTTACCGATGATCAAATGCTTGCAGTTGCTGTTACTATTACAAAAAATCTTTCAGATTTTCTAACCGTTACAGATGCTGAGAGGATTGAACCTATTATCAATATGGCAGCAAAATCTCAGATAATTGAGATTCTTTATGAAACTATGAAAGAAGATCCAGTTTTCAGAGCTTATGCATTAGGATTTTTAGCAACTAGAATGAATTGTCCGAAGTTTCTGGTTCAAGATTTGTTTGAAAAATAAACAATGGAGGTCAAGATATGGAAGAAAGGATTAGAGAACTTGTAAGAAGGTTTCTTGTAGAAGATACAGAAGTACCATCTATGCTAAAACAATTGATCGAGAAACAGTATGAGAAAGGATACTTCAACAGCTTCCTTGATTTCGCCAAAGATGAACCAGAAGAGGCAGAAGAGTTTTTAAATAAGTTGGAAACATATCTCTTTGATTGAAAACCTAGAGAGAGGAGAGTCATTTTCGGCTCTCCTCACAATCTACAAGCTTAAGAGAGGTGAGATATGGAAGAATTCTATCGATTCCTTGAACTTGACCAAGAAGGCGTTCCTTATGAATTCTTTCGAGATGTCATAAGAGACGTATACGACTCTCTTTTTCGAGAAAATAACATATTCGTTCAACCTAAGTACTATTGGAGTTCAGAGTATGACAGATTATGGAATATTTGCCTATATTTTTCTGATCCGAAAAGACGTCAGTTAATTATAGATCTATATCATAAACCAACAGAGGTTCTTAAACTTACTGGACCTTACCATCCGTTATGGTATATGTCTGTAAGAATTGGGCGACGTCAACCAATTCTTAAGTTTGTATTGCAAAATGAAGTTAATGAAGGATACTTTGTCTCCCTTTCTGAATTGAGAGAATTTCTTTCAAACGTTTATCAGCATATAACTCAAATACGTCAACAATTGTCAATTGATGATCTAGATGAACCTAAAGAGTTTCGTTTAGTTTGTGAATATAGTCCTGAATATAACATTTGCTATTGGAAACTCGATCTGCCAGTTTTACCAGAACTAAGTTACTTCCTAATTGAATCTAATCACTATAAGTATGATTTTGCAATGGTTTACCCTAGGATTTTTCATGTTGCACGATACTCAATGGAAACTTACTACATTTTGAATGATATGCTAGTATACTTAACGAACCAAAAAGCAGTTTTCGATTTCAAACATCTCAGATATGAATTGGAAAACATAGAGAAACTGATTAACTTTGTTAACAATCTTGATAAAATTGCAGATACTACATCATCCATACCCTATATCTTACGAGAGATTTTCTACAATAGTAAACTTTACATATACGATGATGATAGTAAGAAGGTTTATCAACTTTATCTACATGCAAGAAAGCGTTATGTTCAGCGAATAAGTTATAACCGCTTTACTGAAATGATTATAGAACGTACGCTCTAAGTAAGGCCATATAAGGAGGTAAATAAATGTCAACAAAAACTCCTTTCTTAACAACAGATAACTTAGAAACAACCTTAAAAGATATACTACAAGTTCCATACATCATCAATATACTTATATCAGGAGCACCTGGTATTGGTAAATCTGAAATCACATATCAAGTAGCAAAAGACTTAGATCTAAAAGTTTTTGAAGTTAGACTTTACGAAGAAGGAGAAACTGCTGTAGGTTTACCAAAGCTTAACGAAGAAACTACTGAATTTAGCAAACCATGGTGGTTTAAAGACTTGGAACAAGGTGATTATGATATACTCTTTCTTGATGACTTTCACCTTGTTCCAGCAACATTACAAAGCTATTTATATAGATTCTTAACTGATAGAACTTTGCATAACTATAAGCTTAACAAGAATATCTTGCTCCATATTGTAACATAATATGAAAAATAGAACTAAATTTGGAGGACTCATGTATACACTAGAAGAATTTTCAAAACTTACAGGATTGAGCAAAGATACATTAAGACAATACGACAAAATTCTTCAACCTTATCGTACTCCAGGAGGTCATAGAAGATATACAGATGAGCATCTTGCAAAACTTTATCAGTTAAACATGATTAACAAAGATCATAAGATTCAAGCCATAGTTTATGCTAGAGTTTCCACAAAATCTCAACTAAAAGATCTCAAAAGACAAGTTGAAGCTTTACTTTCATTTGCTTCAAGTAAAGGCATCATAGTTGACGAAATAATACAAGATATTGGTAGCAGCATAAACTTTTCCAGACCAGGTCTTGAAAAACTTATAAGACTTCTTTTAATGAGGAAACCTGAGTATCTGATAGTTGCAACAAGAGACAGACTAACAAGAATTGGGTTTGAAATCTTTGAGCAAATATGTAAAACAACGGGTACAAAATTGCTGATCCTGTACGATGATTTGCAAGCTGACGATTATGATCCAGTTAAGAAAACTGTTGAAGAGTTAGTTCATATTGTTCATCTGTATGCAATGAAACTTTATGGACAAAGAAGTTACAAAAAGATCAAGCAACTTGAAAATGAGGTGCTTAAGAATGTATCAGGTTTTGACGATTCGAATCAAAGGGAAGAAGAAACGAATTCTTAAAGAATTCATGGAAACAGTGTTCTCACTTAGAATCAAACTGTTCAGATTCTTATCACGATTGGCAGATGAGTCTCATCTGCCAATCTTCTTCAATACTTACAAACTAGAGAAATTCTTTGCTAGAAACCCAAAGGTTGATAAGCTTGATTACGACTTGTATTCTTTTATAGAAAGACATTATTACACAGAATGGTGGAAGTTGCTTTACGAATTGCGTCAATTACCACAAATGGTTGTTTATGGTTTAGTTAGACAATGGGTGCAAGCTTTCAAATCTTGCATTACTAAGAGAAAACAAGGTTTAAAAGCTTCTTTACCTGGAGTACGCAAACCAAATAGCATAGCAATTGACATTGATGGTTTACTACTAGAAGTTGATAATTCCTTGGTAACGCTAAAACTTTCAAGATGTTTAAAGTTACATTGGAAGATACCAGATAACATAGAAAACGTTACATCGTGTCAAATTGTGTATTTCAGATACATTGATGAATTAGAATTAAGAATTCGTTATCAGATCCAACCAGAATCAGCAAATGTTAGCTTACAAAACTGGCTTTCAATCGACTTAGGAGTAAATAACTTAGTAAGTGCTATTTCGAATACTGGACCAAGCTTTATCATATCATCAGGATGGATTACATCTCTTTTGAACTGGGCATACGATAAGATTTCAATATCTCAATCTTTCGGATTTGAGAAAATGAGAAAACGAATCTATGCATACTTAAAACGACGCATACATACTAATCTCCATCAACTTACATCAAAGATAATTGAATATTGTTTACAATACTCAATTGGTGTGATATTCATAGGTCAGAATGTGATTGATTCTATAAGAAACTCCAAACAAAACAAATCTATCTCAAAACAGTTAAGATGGATATTAGGCAAACTACCATTTGGAAAGTTTGTACAGATGCTTAAAGCTAAAGCTGAAAAATTTGGCATACAAGTACAACTTGTTAATGAATCTTATACATCCAAAGCATCTGCATTAGATGACGAACCTATTAAACAAGAAACATATTCGATCAAAAGAATTCAAAGAGGATTAGTTAAGTCAGATAAGAATGAAGTCTGGAATGCTGATCTTAATGCTTGTTTAAACATTGCTAAGAAAGCAAAGGTACTTTCAAGTACCGAAGTGAAACAAAACAGACATTTTTGGTTAAGAAAACTTTCTAACACATTGAAATTCACATTTGGAAAACTCTTGAAATACAGCTGGTGTAACCAACCATATTGGTTGGTAGCCAGTAGTTGACCCAGACCCTAGAATTTCTCATTAGTAAACCTATGGTTGGTGGGAGTCAATTGACACATCAGCATCAATTTTAAATAAGCAATATCTAGATGCAGTTAGCATCATACTACATAATGCACACAAGATTAATGTAGATATTCTTTTGGTTGATAGTGATATTGTATCAGTTTTTGAATCAGTTGATAAGAATTTCGAGATGCTTAAACTTAAACAATTTCTTAAACATAGAAAAGGTTTTGGTGGAACATGCATATCACCTGTGATTGGATGGATTGAATCTCGTAAGAAGCATTATGATGCATGGTTTCACATTTCAGCTGACTTAGAGATTTACGACTTAAATTCAGCTAAACATCCAAGAAACACCAAATCAGTTTTTTGGATTGTAGAATTAACACCTTACACACGAGATAAAGAAGTTCCATTTGGAAAGAAATTGTATTATTAGCAATGGGGAGGTTGCTAAATGAAACTCTATCAATTCAATGATTGGTATCAACAAGCTGTGGATTATTGGTCAGATCCTAACCATATCGATTGTCCCGATAAATGTGTGGAGAAACTAAAACAACTGAAATCTGAAGTAGAATCTTATTTCAGCAACACGGGTGAATCCTATGTATGGTTTAAAAGAATCGTATCTACTATGCTTTCATTAAGGCTAACCAAGTTTCACATGGAAGTCTATAAAATTGTGGGGGAGGATGAAAATGGTCAACTTAAGCTCGAAAAACCAGATGATTTACCTGATATATCTACAAATGCTACAAACTTCAAGGAACTTTTAGGAGCATTCATTGTAGACTTACCAGAAATTGAAACTTTGTTTAGCACATACACAACTACACAATCATCCGATGGTTTGGAAGACGATGATGATAGTAAATGTATTCAATGTGGTGAATCTGGAACAGACGCAAGTGGTAATGTTGTACAACAATGTTTAGATACGTCTAAAGTTGACGAATTTATCGAAAAGGTCAAAGGGTTACCTAAAGAAGATCTAAATAGAATCTTTGCTTTCATTGATAGCCTAGATGAAACTGATAGATCTTTGTATGTGATGTTTAAGTCTAATGAGCTATATATGAAAACAGATCAAATAACCATGAGAGAATTAGCTATTGAAGCTGGTTTAGATGATGTAGTTTCTGTTTACAAATGGGTCATTCCAGGTTTCAATTCCTAGTTACCTAACCTTATAATTGTATACAACTATATTACAAAATGAAACGCTTCCGAGGATGGTATGTTAAAATCGTTAATCGACTCCGTAAGAATATTTGATAGTGATTTCATTGCAATATTCGAGCAAAATTACACAGGTGAGTATGAACCTTTGAATCATACCTATGAATCATTCATACCTTTTATTCCCAAGGACTACAAAGATTCTGTGTTTCGAATTGAGATACTTTTCGTGACAAACAAAGATAAACTTCCATTACCATCTGTCATTAGGAAACGATATTGTGAACTTGGAACTTTTGCTCTTGCTTTTATTGGATCTGGACACGTGGAGATTGATTTCCTGCGTTATAAACTAGCTGTAAATCTTAGCAAATTCAAAGACAATCTAAAACTACTTTTGGAAGTCTTTAGAAGCTTATCTGACTGGGAACTTGTTAAACTTATACGCGCCCCAGCTAACTTGCTAATTGAAACATATGAAGGCAAACTGATTCCATTAGTTTATTCCAAAAGACCCTTACCAGTAAAAGATGTAAAGTCATTGCATACTATGAAAAATATTTGCTTCCGTGCTGAGAGCATAGATTAGGAGGTAGGTTATGGCTCAAACAACTAGACAGAAACTTAAAGAGTTTGTATCTAACATTCTTACAAAACCAGCTTTAGTTTTTGATATTGAAACTATTCCAGATAAAGAAAAGATTGAAGCTTACTATACACAAGAGGAACTTTCTGAAAAGGAAACTCTCTATGAAGTATCAATAGGATTTCATAGAGTTATATCATTTGCTTGTACTGAAGTGCGTTACAATCCAACAACTAAAAACTTTGAAAAATCAGATACAACATTACTTTTCAACCCTGATGATGAACTACAACTATTACTAGATGTATCAAAGATAATGCAACAATATGAATACTTCATTACATTCAATGGTTCAAGATATGATTTTCCAGTACTTGAAAGAAGAGCTTTATTTCATGGATTACAGAAATCATACAAAGATAACACAGAAAGGCTTTTACTTAAGGAACTAGTTTTGAATTGCTCAGAATTACAATGGTGTCATTGGAAACATCTTGATATCTTTAATCTGCTTAATTTGAAAGGACAGAAAGGAGGATTAGCATTACTTCTTGATTATATGGGACTACAGAAGCATAATAATATGACTGGCAAAGAAGTTTACAGCCTACATCAATCAAAGGATTATGAAACTCTGAAGCAATATGCTACTAAAGATGCTGAATTAGAAGCTACATTGTTTATCGAATTAGTGAATTTCTTTAGGTCATAGTTAGGAACCTAACCTTATAACCTTATACAACAATTGTTAATTTTGAAACGCTTCCGAGGATTGAAATGAAATCTATCTCAATGACATATGTAACGAATAGCTCAACTTTAACATGCATTGTTATCGTAAGAAAGGATATAGATCTACCAACTTATGAAGAGATTAAGGATGAATTAACAAAATCTTTTGACAAGTTTTTCAGAAACTATCCGGAAGATTTTAAGGAAGAAATTAAGTTGAAACTTCGAGATATGTATGATTTCATGAGACATGAGATTACAACCAGCAAAGATGAATATGTCATGTTTGACATTCGTGCAATCGAGGGTGGGTCTTTGATAGATCAAGATTCACCAGCTGTTTATGCTTTAGCTTTTGTTGTACATCAGGTTCTTGCTAAATGTGGATATATTTACGAATATGAAAGACATTGATGCATGGCTCTGTAGGTTAAGAAGACCTACAGAGCCGTTATCTTTATTTATGATTCATCAGTTCTTGGTTTATACGTTACATACATCAACATAAGGGGGGTATGTTATGATTACATTTCAAACAGGATTCATAACGAATAGTTCTACTGAAGCTTTGGTTATAATTTTCCCGAAAGAGAATCATCAATGCATCAAAGCGCTCCTTGAAAATGTTGATACTATAGATTGGAAAACAAAACTCGACAATTCTGTTGTAGCTAAGAAGCTTAAGCATATAGGTCATTCATACTATGATCATCTGAAGGAAAACATTCAGTCTATAGTAAAGGATGTTGCAACAAAGCTTTCCTCGAAACTTGACGACCAATCTAACGTACTGATAGACATAGAAGTAGATGTTGATGGATGTGCATATGAAAGTCCAGAATCCAACTATTATACATTCGTAGCTCTTGAATTACTAACACAAATGCTTTCTGAGTATGTATATACAACAATGGAGTATCGTTAAGAAAGGAGGTAGATATGGTAATCAAGCTTTATCTAGAACGTCCCAATGATTGGAAATCTGTTTTTAGAAATCGATCTTATGTAGATATAGATATGAGACCTTACTTTGAAACAAGTGTTTACAGTCCAAAGGAAGTAGAAGAATTCATTCAGCATTTACAAAAATACACCCGATACTTTCACTTTAACCTTACTTCCTACTGTCTAGAAGATGAATTTCATAGATTCATAGACTACAAACTTGATTATGCTACATATTATACTCAGATAGAAGTTGGTGAAACTATTGATGAAGAAAATGATGATGTAGTAAGCTATGTTAGATCCTATGAGGTTGTAGAGATTTGGACAATAGATGCCTTCAAACAACTACAACAAAAATTCCCAGATGTAGTTTTTGAAGTTGCTAGGATTCAGTTTCATTCTAATAACATACGAATGATTAATAGAACTACAAGAACCATTGAATGGTTTCGTATGCTTAATGATGCGAAACTTGCAGATCTGGACTTTATTACCATTGACAAACAAATCATGCTTAGTAATGATAACATCAACTGGTAAAGGAGGTACATCAATGTCCAAAGACTACTCCAAAGACCATATTCAGGTTCTATCAGAAATTGAGCATATCCGACATGCTCCTGGTATGTATATTGGATCCGTTGATAATCCTTCTAAGCTTCTAGATGAAATACTAGATAATGCAATTGATGAGTTACCTTATTGTAAGAATGGAATTCATGTGATAGCTGACTACAAAGACAATATCTATGAAGTCAAAGATACAGGTAGAGGAATTCCATTAGGAACTTCAAAAACACCTGATGGTAAAGAATTACCAATTCCTGTACTTATAGCAAGTAAACTATTCTCTTCTGGTAAGTTTTCAGATAAAGCTTATGATATAGCAGCTGGAGTACATGGTGTTGGTTTGGTAGCTGTTAATGCATTGTCAGAATGGATGGAGATAGAAGTATTCAGAGATGGTAAACATTGCAAATTCATCTTCAAGAATGGTGAATGGAAGGAAGATGAATCTTTCTGTGAAGATTATGATACAACAAAGTTTACGGGTACTATTGTAAGATTTAAGCCTGATAAGCAATACTTTGATTCAGATGTTATTCCCAAAGAGCATATCATAGAACGACTGCTTACAGTTAAGCTTTATGAGGAATACAGAAACTATCCAATCAAGCTTACATTTATAGAAAAGAATGGTCAACAAAAAGAGTATGAAGTACCAACCACTGAACCTGTAATCTTCAAGAATGCATTCAAACCATTAGTTAATATCAAACTTCAGAATAGATCCACCAAAGAATCTATTGAAATCTATCTTTCATGGGATAAGAAGGAATACAATCAGCAATATGGTGGAGCTGTTAACGTAATTCCTGTTAATGATGGTACGCATATTTCGTTTGCAAAATCCCAAGTTAAGAAGGCCTTGCAGAAACTTATCGAAAAATACAAGAGAAACATACTACCTGATGATTATCAATATGGTATAAGACTTTACGTACTTACAAAGATTAAAGATAGAAAGTTTACTTCACAATCTAAGGAAAAATTAGCCACACCTGTAAGATACTTCCAAGACTTATTTGGAGATAAACTTGCAGATGCAATCTACAAACAACTTGATGCTAATGATAAACTAAGGACTGAAATACTTGATAAACTTGAAGCTTATAGGACATACCTTTCAAGCAAGAATATTGTTAAATCTCTTAAATCAGATACAAAAGGAGGTAAAACATCAAGAGGTTTATCTGATGTACCTAATCTAAAAGATTGTCTTTCACCTTCAACGGATGATACAGAGCTATTTATCGTAGAAGGTGAATCTGCTGGTGGCACAGTTCTTGCTGTAAGAAATCCAGATAAACAAGGTGTACTACTTCTTAAAGGTAAGGTTATCAATGCTGAATCACATAACCTGGAAAGAGTATTGAAGAATAAAGAGATACAAGCATTACTGAAAGCTTTAGGAACTGGGATTGGAAAAGAGTTTGATGAAAGTAAGTTAAGATATCAGTCAGGAGTCTACTTTATAGCAGATGCTGACGAAGATGGAAAACACATACAATGTTTACTTATAACAGTTTTCGCAGTTTTAGTTCCTGAGATGCTGAAGAATGGTAAAACTTTCATTGTTAACATGCCTCTCTATGGTGTAACTCACAAGAAAACAAAGAAGTTTACACCTATTTGGAGCAAAGAAGAATGGATGAAGTATGATGATAAAGAATATCTTAAACATAGATACAAAGGTCTTGGTGAGATGGATCCTCATGAAATGAAAGCAATTCTAGATAAACGCCATGAAATTGCAATACCAGTTGTACTCAATGACGAAGAAATCAGATTCCTTAAAGATCTTATGACTTCACCTGCATTAAAGAAGCAGTTACTGGTAGAGAAAGGTATCATTAAGGAGTAATTCCCAGAGGGATGGTAACCAGAGTTGGTTACCATCCCATCAAATCATATTCACAAGGAGGAAAAGTATGCTTGTCGAATTCTCATTTCCATCATTAGAAGGTAGCATATATTTTCTGTTTGAGGTTGATGATGAAAAGCAATTCAAGAAAGACCTTAAAGAATGTCTAGAGCAAGTGATCAGGAAGAGCTATAAGGAGAAATTGGAATTCATCAAAGCAAATCCAGGATGGAAAGATTTTCCTGAGATCAGGATTGAAAGGATAGCTTATCCTCTTTATAAATGTCTTAAAGAGAAAGGTTATAAGAAAGCTAAGAGGGCTACATATTTAGCAGATGCTTGGGCAGTACTTGATAAAGATGGAAAGTTTTGTCCATTCTATGAAGAATCAGATTACGAGAAAACTGAATTTGAGCAACTGATTGAAGAAATTGCAACGAAGGTTGTTAAAACTTTGAATAACGAGGGTTGATCATGCTTAAACTTAAATGTGACATTTGCAATAAACTAATCACCAAACCGGGCGCTTTGTTGTTCTCCCCGCCAATTGATGATTCCTGGACAGTCAAGAAGTTTCATATCTGTGTTGAGTGTTATAAACAATTGTTTGGTTTCCTACATAATGAAGAAGATATAACAGATGTTGAACTAACAGATTGAAATCAAGTTCGCTTAAACATCATTAGCTATGAAATAGATTCTTTTGAGGAGCTATGGTTAATTATACAATAGCAGTTTTCATTAATGACAAACGTAAGGCTTTAGTTTCTCTTAATCATGAGCAATTAGATATTGATGCTCTTTTGTTTTACGCGAAGAACCTGAATCTATTCTACACACCAGCCTTAAAACTGATTGAGTATCACAAGGACGGAATTCAACTCATTATAGATAATCTTCTCAACAAACTAATTAATCTGATTGAAGAAAGTGATTCATCATTCATTGTATCTGTGCAAACCAGTTATAGTTTTCAAGAAGATGATAAGTTATGTTTACAGGAATATATTATGTCATTTATGTTTGCAAAACTAGCTTTAGATTCTTTCCCCTACGTTGTTTACTGAGGATAAACTATGATAGTGGTGATATTAACTGTTAGAAACTTACAAGAAATCTTTAAAGTGGTTGAAAGTTTGAGAAACGTTCAAGTTACAGACTCAGGGGTTACGAATTCTGTAGATCAGATAGTTTGTTCCTATGAAGAATTTGAAAAGCTAGTAGCACACAAAGAGATTGTGCATGCCAAAGCAACCTTCAAAACATCTTTCAAATCCTTAAATGGTGAAATCTACAAGATTTTTTCCACGCAAGGTTTTGAGATTTGTTTTGATTCTGTTGATGATTATAGAAGGTAACAAAACATTCTGACATTTCTTGTAAAAAGTGTAGAAGTTAGCGAAATTTATATGAGTTCTAATGATCACATTATGATATTCAAACATGGACCAGATCATGATGACTATTTCAAAGATATACAATTCATTCCTCGTGATTCTGTAAAAGAATATCGTTTTGCATCTCATAGGTTCGAAAGCTTAACTCCTACATATAATCAATTCATAATCAAAGAGGTTTAGATGCAACATGTAACTGTTGGATTCATAACTAACAGTTCAACACTTGTATCGGTCATTTACATCCATTCAGAAAGAGACAGAAAACTTGTGAAGCAATGTATTCTTCATGGATTTCCAGACGATCTAAGAGCTTCTATGAAAACAATGCTTAAAGATCTTGATTTAAGCCATCATAATGATTTAGTTGAATTCATTTACGATTGGTTAGATAAGCATGGGGAAGATTATATCATAGATCAACTACTGAAACAAATTGAAACAGAAAGATCTATCTATGCTTATGCTCATGCTGATGATTCTGCTTGTGATGGTTATGATAATCCAGGTGAGTATTGGTTCTACCTGGTTATAAATTACATCTTGGAAGTTTATGACTTGAAAGGTGGGGTTTATTGTAAGTAAGGAGAGAGGTAGCCATGGTTAGTATTTCTCAATCTTTTGTGACAAACAGTTCCAATTTCGTATTATCTTTACTTGTTACACCTCAAATCAAGCAAAAAGTTATCAAACATTTGTTACACATTCCAGATTGGAAGTTTATAGTGAATAAAGTTGATAAGTATTTCAACTTTGTTGACTATCCCGAAACTATTCAGAAGTTGTTTGACCAATTAGATCAGAAAGACGAACTTCAAGAACTACTTTCTAATCATGCACAAAAGCTTATTGATCAACTAGAGAAAAATGAAGAATGTATTGTTATAGAAATTCAAACTAGTAGATTCTATGGATCGGAACAACCAAGAGAGAAAGACATAAAAGAATATGCGATGGCTCTTTTATTGACATATCTTGCATTAGGTGGAATACCGTTTAAGGAGATGACCTTATGATTAGCATAAGCTTCTATCTTGATTCAGAACCATTTACACGAGTGGTTACTAAAGGTAAGATAGTTACAACTGAGTTTGATTCTACAACCAAAACTAGTAAACAAGAAATAATAGGTCAGTTTTCTGATCCACGAGGCATCTCAGAAGATTTGCTTTCCAAATGTACTGGTGCTAATGACTATTATATTGTTGATTTTGAACTTAGCAATAAATTTCAATCCTTGAAATCTCATATTAAATCTATTTTGATCAGCTATACATGGAGGATTCCGAAACTTGAATTCTACTTTACGTTGAAACTTGAATTTGAATCATATGAAAATCTACTATCTTATATTGATTTGCTTGATGAACTACTTGTGCTCTCAAATCATACATATTCAGTTTATAGCGATCAAGGTGTTATTTTGATTCCAACAAGCCTTACATCTTTTACTGAAGTGAAAATCTTACCATTCTACAAAGTTGAGAAATGTGTTTACTATGATGGTGTAAGTGATGAGTTTCATTCCTTTAAAGATGATTACAATGTTTTCTATGTTTTGAAACAACATCAAAAGAGGTGAAAACATGAAAGTTGTAACTGTTGAAGCTGGTAGTTATGAAGATTATTACTACTTTCAAGTTGTTTTAGAGTCGGAAGATCAACTTCCAAAATTCGAGCAGGATCTTTATGAATGTATCAAACAAGTTATTCTAGAATGCAAAGATGACGAAATGTATGTCTTTGAAGACGACGTAAGGAACGACGTTACATTACCGATTGACTCCATTTTCAACAGGATTAGAGATTGTATCTATGCTAAAGGATATAGAGCTCCTGAAACAATTAAAACCTATTCAGTTGATGCTTGGGGTTCAATTTCTCTTAAAGAAAAGAGATACAGATCCTTTCATGATAAACCAAAGGGTAGGTTCACCGAGCTTGAGGAGATGTTTGACAAAGCAGCTGAAGAGGTATTGAAGAAATAACACTGATGAATCATTTATATAAAACTGAAATAGAGGGATAGGATAGGTGTTTATCCTATCCCTCGAAAATACAACTGTTTTAGGAGGTGTGAGATGCTAGCAGAAATCATCACATTCGATAATGGTGCAGTAGCTAATGTTACAGAAGAAAGAGGTCAGAAAAACATTCATGTTCTGGGTTTCCGCTCTGGAGAACCTAGAATAACAATTCCATCAAGGTTGGCTGAGGACGAAAGGCAAGTTTTGAAACAAGTCTTAAAAGAGCTTGCTGAGTCTCTCTAATCTGTTTCACCCCCTCCCTTGGGGGATTCTTTTCTTCGAAATTATTGCTTAAAAGGAGTGTAAGAATGAAAAGCATATCATTCAATTTTATTGCAAATTCTTCAATCTCTGTTACGATGATCACTTTTAAGAAGAAACAAGATTCTGAAATTCAAGATCTACAGACTTATTTCGATACTCATTTCAGTCAAATTACTAACGTATCTAATCAGTCTATAGAAACAATCAAGAGAGCACTTTCAAAAATTCATAAGTATGTAAGCACGATAAATGATGAACAGCACAAAGTGGTGATTGAAGAAAGAAGATTAGGGATCAATGTAAAAATTGATGGAGATCATATCACGGATCTAACCCAGCAAGCAGATATCGATTTACATACAGATACTGTTAACGCCATAATACATATGTTTGAAGATAAAGGATACGAAATTGAAGATTTTGACATTTACGGTGAAGGACCTTCGTTGGACAGACATTGATAGAAATTAAGTTTCTAAAAAATGAAAACAAATTGGGAGGATGATTGTGAAATCTCTAACTCTTGGTTTCACAACTAACTCTTCTTCTGTATGTAAAGTAATCATATTTCAAAAGAAATCTTCATCCAATCTTAAAGATGTAGATTTCTACTTCAAGAAACACTTTGAAGAAACTCTCAACTCGTGGAAACAAGAAGGTTGCATTAACAAAGAGTTAAGGAATGAGTTGGAAAGCTCCATCAGAAAAACTTTATCCTCATTCATTGATGTTATCCAGAAGTCATCCTCGGATATCATATATGTCAGACAACAATCGGACTACTTTGATATTAACAACCAATTTTCCTCACAATTGACGGAATTAGGGCCGGACGAAATTGAAATGCTTACAGAAGCTCTAGAAGAAATGCTATGTGATGCTGGTTATATTAAAAAGCTAACTATTACGAGTGATGATTGGCCCAACATAGAACAACACGATTAATGAATAAAGAGGAGGTAAGCATATGAATCAAACACTAGAACTCATCAAAGAATTTCTTACTGATTATGCAACCTATGTAAACCAAACAAGAGCTAATGTTGCATTAGATGGTTTCAAAGCTGTACAGAGAAGAATATATTATGCTACATGGAATATTGCAAGAGATAAGTTTGTTAAAACAGCAACTATCGTAGGAAATGTGTTAGCTTATTATCATCCTCATGGTGATTCATCTGTAGCTGATGCTATAGTTGGAATGGTTAGAAATGGATATCTAATTGGTAAAGGTAACTGGGGAACTAAATGTACATTAGAAGAAACAAAAGCTGCAGCTATCAGATATACAGAAGTAAAGTTTAACAAAGCTCTCAAATGGTCAATGAATTACATTAAGTATGCTGAATACACTAAATCAGATATAGACTATGATGAACCTCTGCTCATACCAACTCCTATACCAATTGGTCTTATAGGAGACCTTGTTAACTATCCTCAACCACAACAAGGAATTGGTGTTGGTATAAGAACTGTTGTACCACTCTATAAAACAGAAGATCTCAAACAGCTCATTAAAGCCTTATTCACCAATCAAGAAGTGCCTGTTGTTGATCCTTATTTTGGTTCAAATGTTAAGGTTCTTGAGTCTGATTCTTATCAGATACTTAAAAGTGGTACAGGCAAAGCTACCATTCTTCCAAACTTTAAGTATGATGATACAAGCAGAGAATTGCATATTTTTGCATTGACAAAGAATCTTCTTACTATCATCAAACCTTGGAAAGATAAGCTTGATGTTATAGATCTAGGTAAGCCAGATCATACTCATGTGATTATCAGACCTAAGAAATATCAAAAAATAAACTTCGAGGATGTTGCAAATGAAATTCTTGTAAAAATGAAACATACAGTTTCATTTAAGATCTATGTTGCTATCCCAAATCAAGATAAACACTTTATCGTTTATCAGATTGGCGTACTACCATGGCTTAAAGCCCAATTTACCTATTATCTTGAATGTAGAAAGAATAAACTTCAACAACAGAAAGAGAAACTTGTTACCATATTAGCAGAATATGATATCATTGAGCAAATCAGACCTTACTTAGCTAACTATCTTAAACAAACAGATAAACCAAATCCTGATGAATTCATACAACAACTTCCAGATTCTTTCGATAAAGCTGCTGTGGATCAAGTATTGAGGAAGCATTCAATTAGGAAGCTTCTTTCATTGGAGCTTGACAGACAACCAATTCTCGAAGAGCTCAAACAAGTAGACCATGAACTTGATAACTTACTTGACTATGCTTTGAAAGATTTAGAAGTAGTATCATCTAAGAAAGAAAAAAGAGATCCTATGATGGAAGAAGTAGCAGAAGATCTATTCACATTTTCTGGATTCTAATGACAAGCTATCTGAATGTTTTTGCTAGGAAGAGGTGAGAAATGCTCAGCTACAGATTCGAAAATAACGGTTCTTTAGTTCAAGTTTATCCTTTGGATGAAAGGTCATATATTGCATTACTTGACATATTAACCTATCTAGGTTTTCACTGGCTTGAAGGTCAAAAACCTAACACATGGATTCCAGAAAGATTAGGATATCTTACACTTAATACAACGGAGAAATGGCTTAGGTACACATATGATAATGCGAAACTATTTTTAGAACAAACAGTTCCACTTTTAGAAAGTCTTGGATTCATAAAAGGAACGCGTAGACAATACGAGAATCCAGCTTTCGAATCATTCATACTTCTAGATGAATGCCAGCTTAAATCAATCAGCGCTCTCATGAAAGACTTCCGTAGTTTAGCAGAAACATCTCCACAAATTTCATTTGATGAAAATACTTTAGGTGATCTTCTGGAGAGTGAGACAATGGTTGTTTAGAAATGACAAAGGGAGGTAGATAATGTATGACAAGTACCATCTAACAACACTCAATACTATCAAACAACTTGGAATTGACTCAGGACATATAACTGTTTTTGAGTTATTCTTTAGAGAACCTGGTCCTGATAATGAACCAATCAAGACAGCTTATATTAACCCAAAACTCTTTAATGAAATTGTAAGAAAAACTATAAAGCAAGTCTTAGACTTTCATAGTGATAAGAATCTAAGAATCAAGAAAATTCAAATGCTTGGAGATGATCCAAATCTCCCAGAAATTGTAGATGTAGAACCAAGATGTCCATTAGTAAGAGTTATAGGAGAAGGTCTAGATCCTATCATATTTGAATCAGCTTTATTGAATGTCGTACAACGAGAAATCATCTATCAAACAAGATTACTTGAGATCATACAAGATGATATGATTATGGATATATTCAAAAGAATATCAGATTTTGGATTCAGGAGAGCACCAAGTATTGATTCAGCTGATAGATTTGCAGAATTAGCAATTAGATTTGGTCTTACATCTTCTAATATGAATCTTTTTAGCAAGTACCCAGATAAGATTATTGGAACACTTCCACATGCATTCATCCAATATGCATCTGTTATTGAATCTAATAGCACAGAAATCGACAAACTTATTGAGAAAGAAACTCAGATATGGGTTCATCTTCTTGAGAATAGACTAACGAATGTAATCCTTCCAGATGCTCACAATTTCATAAAAGTTGTTGAAAATGTTGCAAAACATATTGCAACATATAAACCAAATATTAAAGGTTTTATTGTAAGGATTGATTCAGGAGATGTAATAGGCAACATTAAATTCATAGCACAACTTTCCCAAAACTATAAGCTAGATATCAAATGTATTATCTCAGGTGACCTCAATTACGAGAAACTTAAACAGTATGCTTTACTTATCGATAAAGAGAATCTTGAAAGATACGTTTATGGTGCAGCTATAGGTTCACAAGTTGTATCAAACTTTAAACCACTCTCTATTGTATACAAACTAGTTCAAGTTGATGATAAACCAGTTACTAAATTTGCATCTTCTAAAGGATATGAACCAGGTCCACATCAAATCTATGTACGAGATGATGGTTTGATTGTTGGTAGAGAACGCATCACCATTGAAGATGCTTTAAGAAGAAATGATGTGTATGAATGGGTCTAAAAGACTAGTGTAAACTAATAAACAAGGAGGATCATCATGAGAAAAGTACTTCTCGTGGTACTTCTAGGGTGTCTCTTAAGCGCACCATCTTATGCTAGTGTATGGCAAACTCAATGTGCAGGATGCCACAATGGGTCTTTAGCACCAAGTAAGACTCAACTGAAAGCTAAGTATTCCAAAAACGAGTTTGTTAAGAGAGCATTAGAATCAAGCAATCCTATGATGTCTGCTTTCAAAAACAACAAAGATGTTATTCAGAAAGCTGCTGATGAATTATACAAGTAGCAAGGAGATGAATATGAAACTTGTATGCCCTAAATGTGGTACACCCATAACAAAAGATACGTTATTTGTAAACGTTGATTTTGTGTTAGGTATTCCTATTTACTCTAAAGCATTTGGATACAAGGATGGTAAGGTTGTGGAAGTAGAGGAATTTTGCGAACCTGATATATCTGGAGTTGGAAGCATAGAATTCATCTGTAAGAAGTGTAATTCCCCATTGGAATCTAAAGAGTTGCATGACATATATGAGAAAGTTTATGATGAATCAGATTGTGATTATGTAGCAGCCATAAAAGCTGTTTACGAAAGTTTAGAAGAATAAGAGTTTCAATAGCAACAGGGAGGGTCAAGAATCCCTCCCTTTTCCCCACAAAACTAAAGAAAAAGGAGGTAGAACCATGAGGAGTTGCTCTGTTGGATTCGTAACTAACAGCTCAAGCTATGTTGCTTGTATCATTTATTCTGGTAAGTTTGACAAAGAGAAGTTTGATGCATTTAGCAAAAACATACTCAATCACAAGTGGATGAGCGACGAGTTTAAAAATGATGAAACTGTCAAGCAAATCACACCTGTAATCATTGAGAAACTTAAGAGAATCTTGGAACCATCCACAACAGTAACTTTTGCATTTGAAAATATGTACGGAAATCCACCACATTGCACAATTGCAGGATGTGATGGTGTGCTTGATATTCGAGATTACTTTCCAGAAGAATGGTTTGAAAGTATGGATAGTGCACCAGAAATGTGGCTAACTAATGGTTACTGGTTCTGCGATCAACTTGAAAATCTACTACAAGAATCTGGATTCACTATTCCAAAAGTTGTGTTTGACTTCCGTTAAAGAAGAGATGATGGTGAATTCTAAGTAGTATGTTGGATCAGACTTTAAAACTGGTCACTAACTCTTATCTTGGAAGATGGAACTCTCGAAAAACGTTAACTTTACAATAAACTTTTAGATAGCTTTCAAAGATTTGAAGGATTATCTGGGGGGGAAGTCAATCTCCCCCCCATTGATCTCCTATAATCGGCTTAAAGCGTACAATAAGAGAATAGAGCGCTTAGAAATCGGATCACTAAGAGCGATGTTATGACGAGAATGATCGTTATTTCAGGTGAAGGATGAAGGTGTTGTATGCATTCAATAAATCTTTGTGTTTACCATCATAGTAACCTAACCATATAATTGTATACAACTACATTACAAAATGAAACGCTTCCACCAATGGAGGGAATATGAACGTAGAGAACATCAACAAGAAGAAAGTTGGAGTTTTTGTAGTTACAGGTATAATTTCTCTCATAATTTTCATTCTAGTAGCATCTAGTATCGTTAGAATTGAGACTGGTTCTGTTGGCATCAAATCTATCTTTGGAAAATACGAAGAAAAAGAATTACAGCCAGGACTTCACTTTGTCAATCCTTTCACAACAGATGTAATCATCGTTGATACTCATGTGCATGCTATCACATATAAGAAAGGTATGCATGGTGAAAAGGATAATGGTGTAATCTATCTACCAGATATAGTCGTAAGAGATTCAAGAGGTCTTCCTGTATCTGTTGAGTTGACTGTGCAATATAAACTAAAACCAGAATTTGCTGCAGAGATGTATGCTAAATGGGGTGAGAATTGGGAGGAAAAACTTATTAACCCTGTTGTAAGATCAGCGGTTAGAGATGTCATTGGTAAATATGCAGCAGAAGAAATTCCATCTCATAGATCTGAAATCGAACAAGCAATCATATCAAGGATTCAAAAAGAGATTTTGAAAAACTCCAATGGATGGGTTGAAGTTATTGGAGTTAACATGAGGAAAATCACACTTCCTCAATCTGTTATGGAGAAGATACAAGAGGTTCAGAAAGCATCATTAGAAGCACAAAAGATGAAACAGATGATTGTCATAGCTCAAAGGCAACAGCAAGCCGAGAAGATTCAGGCTGAGACTGAGAAACTTAAGAAGGTTATAGCAGCTCAAGCTGAAGCTCAAGAAAGAATCGAAAGAGCAAAAGGTTTAGCGGAATCTAAGAAACTTCAAGCAAAAGCTGAAGCTGATGCATTACTTATGAAAGCAGAAGCTCAAGCAAAGGCTAACCAAATGATTGCTAAGTCCTTAACTCCTCAACTCATTGAGCTTAAAAGAATTGAAGTTATGAAAGAACAAGCGAAAGCTTTAGCTAATAATCCAAACATTAAGATTTGGGTAGGTGCTCCTAAAGAAGGTATGTTTGTTTTTCCATTGAAATGATTATCGGAGGGGCATTCTGCCCCTCTCTTTTTTATTGAACATGATTTCTGAATAGCTCATAAGAAATTTTGAGAAGAGGTAATGAAAGTATGTTTAACTTAAAAGTTGTCAAAGTTACTTCAAGTGCAGAAACAGAAGTATTCAAAGCAACAAATGATACAGTAATCAAGAGTCTATCAATACTATTTCCAAATAATGCTGGAATGAAAACCGTAAATCTATATTTCAAGGAATCCCCATCGTCAGACAAAGCTGCATTCTTATACAATAAAATGGTAACAAAAGATGGTGTTTATCTGAGCAACATATTTCTTGGTCCTGAAAATGTGATAACTGTTGAGTGCCCAGATTTGACATCAGGTGATACACTTGACGTTATAATTCAGTACATCGAACTAACCTAAACGAGGAAGGTGAGGAATGCCAAACATCAAGACTAGTTATGATTTCAATGGCCAAAATGTAAAAGTTAAATCCACTGAATTAGCTGATAATAGCTATGTTTATCCTGGTGATTTGATTGTTGACAAAACTTCAAATAAAATCTACATTGTCAAGAAAGCTTGTAACTTTGAAAAAAGTAAAATAGAAGTTTTAGTTAATTCAGGTTCACTTGCTCCAGTTGAGGCTGAGTTGCTAAAAGTCTCTAAACCTACGGTTAAAGCATCAAGCAATTATGCAAAACCTGGTGATACAGTAACATTAACAGCTTCTGGGTCTCACTCACCAGACTCACCAAACATTACATATCATTGGGTCTTACCAGATGGGACAACAAAAGAAGGTGATACATTGTTGTTTGTAGTTCCTGCTTCTGCAAAAGAAGGTGATAAGTATACAATACTATGCTATGCTACAGATGACTTAAATAACAAATCACCATCAGAATCTGTAACCATAAATGTTGTTGAAAACTATCCACCTGTAATTCAGAAAATCGAATGGAGTTCAGAAATACTTGTTGCAGGAAATACATATCATGCAAAAATGACAGCAATTGATCCTGAAGCTACAGCTTTAACATATACATTAACAGCAAGTGACCCAACAATTACTATAACAGAAACAACACCTGGTGAATGGGATGTTTCATTTCCTAAGAAATCAACTACATATACAGTAGATTTTACATTCACAGTTACAGATGCAGATGGAAGATCAGCAACTGAAAAACAGACTAAGACAATTCTAGTTGTTAAAGAGAGAGTCTTTCAGTTTCCAGATAGCGATACAGAATCTGTTTATGCAAAAACCGTTGATAATTCATTGTTTGTTTATGTAGTACAATATACTAAGCAAAACAAGGTTTGGGTTGGCACAATTGATATTAGTGGAAACATTCATAAGCAATTTGAAATTCCAGATTTTAATGTTGAATCTGCTGGTTATGCAAATAACTACTTAGTCCTAATAGGGAAGAATACTTCAAATGAAACAAGAATAATCAAGACAGATTTAGATGGTAATATTGTTAAAGCAATAACACATGATTTCGATTATGCCCATTGTATTGTTAATGATAACAACCTATACTCATTGTTTGTCAATTCAGATGACGTACATTGGGGTAGATATGTCTTATTTGATGACAACTTAAATCTAATTGTAGCAAAGAAAGTAGAATACAATAGAACTGGTGATAAATATTCAGACTCGCACAGAAGGTTTATGGATTTCGCTAATGCTAAGTTGGTAGTTTCAGGTGATAACTTTGAAGTTGTTTCAAGATCATTATTGTATTACATGAATAGAGATGAAGCACGAGTAAGGATTAAACTCGATGGAACTTTAGAACCTATAGGTTATAGAAATTCACCAGATGGTGTGTTTAAGATTATTGGGCATCATAATACGTTTACAAGTTATCGTACTATGTATGGAAAGTATGTAGCCCTCACATGTGATGCTTTTACTGGAAAATTCTTGATTTATGCATGGGATGGTACAGAAAATAAGCCTGACAATCAGAATTGGATCGTAGCTTCTTATTCACTGTTAAAGAATAGGCCAATAGTACAGGGTAATACTGATAGGCTTCTCTTTGATCAATATACAACTAACCAAGATGATCATTGGAATATTTTCAGATTGAATAACAAGTTTAGTTTCAAAGAAGGATTTGAATCAGTTGCATTTACAAGTTTTGGATACGAGTTTTTCATAGGTAATATAGATAACAAAGCTAGCTTCATAGGTCTATTGCAATCATATGATCTGACAGATAGAGGATGTGGTGGTGTAAACATTTCTCCATATGATGGTTCGTTTTACAGGGTGAGTAGCTATAGCGATTCATGGTCATCTATCACTCACTCAAGTTATCAGCTTTATTTCTATGATTTCATTGTTAATACATCTACAGTCACATCAACAATCTCTACAAACTCAACATCAATTATGTTTGTATCTTGTGAATTAACATAAACGGAGAACCAACATGACTTACATAACTGAGAATGATTTAGTATACGACGAAAATGGTAATCTGATAGTGAGAGCTAGATACGATGAAGAAACTGGAAAAATCTTTGACATAGCAGATTTGAATCTACGAAAATTTTACATAGATGAAAACGGCATCAAACATATCAGAAAATACAAAGAAGAATGGCAAGAGTTAGAATGTAAATGGAATGATGAACTAGTGTTTGATGAATCATTAAAACGATGGAGAGTCAAAACTGAAAAAGAAAAACTTGAAGAGATAAAACAACAGAAAATCAATGAGTTAAAACAGAAAGCTTATGAATACATCATATCCCATTATCCATTATGGAAACAAAGTAATGATTTATCTGATAAGGAAACTATTGTAATCAAGTTAATTGCTATGTTTGATAATGTAGTGACAGCTGATGACATAAGAAAATCAATCTACAATGTTATGGCTGGTCATACAACGTCGTACATGGAGCTTGTTAAGTATGGCGTAAAAGCTGGTTATATTCAAACAGATGAGAATGGATTTCCGTTATACACATATGAATTGAAGGATGGAAGCATAATCGTTGCTAATATTAACAGAGAATACGAAGATTCTGATGGGAATAAACAGGTCATACCGGAAGAACTAGTAGTTGATAGACACTTACTATTCACCAAAGGTGTCAATATGAATATCATCAATGAAGCAATAGAATTAGTAGACAAGCTACTAGAGATTGTAAAAAGAATTGTTTGGAAGGATTCAGTACGTGCAAAGGTAGATGAATTAGAGCAGAAAATCTTAAATGCTAGAAGTATTGATGAAGTAAACAACATTGATCTGTCATACATAGAGGTTCCATTTGCATAAGATTCAAGGGTGGGTAACCATTTTAGCTTTGTTGGTTGCCCACCCGTTATATCGTACTATATTTTGCAAAGAATGAAACTCGAAAGGAGGTATGATGAATATAGCAAACCTCACAACATACGTACTACAACTTCCTATACTTGCTATGTATGATACTAGTAAATCATATGAAGTTTGGGGTGTAACAGAAGCTGAAAAACGATACCTTAAAAGTCTGTCTGATGAACCAACAATCTTGAAAAACGAGGATGAGCCTATTGAAGTTTACCGCATTTATGGACGAGAGTTATATGTGAGAGCTTGTGACCTCAATGAAGCTCGACCAAAATATTCAAATCATATGATTCTTCCAAGAGTCTTAGAGCATCTTACTTTCAAAACAATAAGAAGCATATTTCTTAACGGTTACGAAAAAGTTACGTTTTGCTCACCAGCTATGGATGACACATTCTATAATTTCCTTGCTAGATTAGACATACATGCTCTACAACAAATTCGTGCCAATTTTGAAATTTGTAATGAGTTTGAAGATGTTTACCATGATGCTCATAAATGGTTTACATCTGAGGATAACATAAAAGAAATCCTCAGGCTCCAAGAACTTGACACAATGTATATTGGAGGATTTAAGCAATATGTAGGAATTGCTACTGGTATCCAACGTTCGTCTAACCCAATGCTTTTTGATCTAGATATTCCTAAGGTTCGTGAGCATACAGAAAAGTTTCTTAGTGATGTTTTTCATGCATGTTGTTATTCACCATATGAAATTCCTTATAAGCTGCTACAATGTTATGAAAACGGCTACAATGAAATTCCTGTAGTTATTTTCAAAAATATGCATTACTTTGAGCATAATCCAGTACTGGAGCTGGATGGTTATCTTATTCGTACATTGCTAACAGAAGAGTTCCTTAGTAATTTGCTTATGATGGATAACATATTGACAATTGAAACTGTAGTTCAAAATAGTTTAAAACCAGGATTAGCTACAGCCATCGTGAGTGCAAAATAACCATTCGGGGAGTATGGCCAATAAGTGACCATACTCCCTTTGCTTTCATTGTTCATTTATATTAAACTGGTAGAAGTGATATATTTGCTATTTTGTTTTGGTTCGTTATAATATAGTTTGGTGGTGTAGATCTTGATGTATAAGTTACATACATCAATTGTACGTCGAGGTCTAAAATGCGTTACATTGAGGTTTACTCGTTTAAGGTTTTCTTGAAAACTTCTCCAATCAACAAGAGCAAGCATTGGATTGAATTAGAAGTTAGACACAAACTAGATGATTATATGGCTCTTGATGTCGATGATAGGGAACGAGCTGCAATGCTTATACGACAAATAGCTGATTTCTTATTTGAATCGTCTGTGATTGTCTTCACACTTGAAAGGCTTGGTTATCTGGATGAATCATCTGATGTAGATTTCTTCTTTTCACTGAATGGTAAATTTAATGCATGTAAATCAGATGATGAGTTACTTTATCAGATAATTCGTGCATTTTGCTATGTAGTGGAGCATAAGATGCCATGTTTTCAACTCGTACATACTCAAGTTTCAGCTTAAAAACAAGCAAAAAAAAAAGGAGGTGTTGTATGGAGTACTTACAGAAGATTGACTGGAACCTCTTCAAGCAATGTGTGGATGGAGATGCTACAAATCTAGTCATCAACAAAATTCTGAAACTCCAAGAAGAGGTTGGTGAATTAGCTGCCATCTGGCTTGCTAAAATCAATGCTTCAAACAAAAGTGGTTCTTCTGTTAGACAACTTGAAGAAGATCCAAGTGCTGTTATGGAAGAAGCTCTTGACGTGTTACTCGTAACTATTGATTTGATTGAAGCAATCAAAAAACATGAAAAGATTTCTGATGATGTTATTGCTAATATCTTTAATAGAAAAGTGAGAAAATGGGCAAGAAAACTTGAGAAATCCAAGGAAGGATAAAAGCGATGATGTACATTGATAGTTTCTCATGTAGTACGTACGTTAGGACACTACCGATTAAAGCAAGTAAGGATGAAATTGTAAGGATGTTGCAACAAGAAATTATGAAGATGAGAAAGAATGATCCAGAAATTCCGGATATTGAGACTTGTGTTTTAGATGAGATTGTAGACTTTCTCTACGAATCATCTATAATCCTTTTTGTTGAAATAGTATGGAAATACAGCGAAAACGGATCGTATGAGGAAAGGTATATGGATGCAAAGGGCAAATCTGGTGTAAGATATGTTAAGGAATACATTAACGTTGAGTATCCATCTCCTCTTTTCCTGGTGCTTTCAGCACTTAGGTCAATTTTAGATAAACTAGAATGTTTCATCACACTAAAAACGGAGGTGTAAACATGCAGCTAATGGAAATCACAAACCTAGCTAAGTTTCTTGAAAGTGTATTACCTATGAAGTCCACAGAAAACCTACTTATCTCAGGTGCTCCTGGAATTGGAAAGTCTGAAATCACCTATCAAGTTTGTGAAAAGCTTGGGTTGAATCTACTTGAAGTCAGGCTTTATGAAGAGGGAGAGACAGCAGCTGGTCTTCCTAAACTACACTCAGACATCACAGAATTTACTAAGACATGGTGGTTCAAAGAGCTTGAGACAGGAAAGTATGATGTGTTATTCCTTGATGATTTTCATCTTGTTCCACCTATGATTCAATCTTATCTTTACAGGTTCCTTACATCAAGAGTTTTCCACAACTATACACTAGACAAACCAATCAAGATAATAGTAGCTGGTAACTTCAATCTACAAACAGCATCTGCTACAGAAGTACAATCTCCTATTATGTCTAGATTTTCAATGGCGGTTGAATACAAACCAACAGTTGATACATTCATTGAATATATGACACAAAAACCTGATGTTTTCCATGTATCAATCATCGCATTCCTAAAAGCATTTCCAGATTATCTTTATCATACAGATCCACCTTACACAGAAATGTATCACAATCCTCGTTCATGGGAAAGGTTATCAAGATACATCATGGAAAATGAACAGATGCATAAGTTTGCACCTGCTATTGTGGGATATGATGCAGGAGGTAAGTTTGTCGAATATTGGAAGATTCTTGCAAGACCTCTACGTGATCTCCTAAATGTTGATATTCAAACTATCAAAGAAAATTCTCCAAGAGATGTTTATGCACATCTAGCCGCTATTGCATTACATTTTGCAGATGCAGTAAACAAAGGTGATAAAGAATCTGTTAAAGCCATTGTAGATTATGTATCACAGCAAGTAGATCCTGATTCAGAAGAAGGTAACTTTTATAACTTGTTTGTTTACCAAATCTTCAAGTCAAGGAAACTCTTTGGAAAACTACATATTGTAGCTATGAGATCTACACCTGATGTTAGAGAGTACCTTAAAAAGTATACGGAAGAAATGGTTTCTATTTCAAACCTTTAACAAGAAGGGCCTTAAAAGGCCCTTCTTAGCTTCTTTCTTGGGGGAATGATTATGGATTTAAAGACAGTTAAAACCTTAGCTTATAGGATTTTAAGGACATCAGGTTTATGGGTGGTTCCTGTCCAATTCAAAGATGATATTACAAGTTGGACAGATGGTAAGATTATTACAATTGCAGATAAACACAGAAAAGATGATGCTGAATTTCTTTATACATTCATACATGAATTTCTTCATATGATTCTTCTTCATCCAAGAAGAATGCAAACAATTAGACTTGACAATCGATACAGAATCATTTACAATATAGCTGCTGATGCAGTAATAGATTCCATTGTTAACAGTTTACCAAAGGATCTAGTACCTAAATGGATAGATAAGATTCAGCAACATGCCACAATGGATTCAAAGGTAGCT